GCTGTCTCCGTGTCGTAGATCACCCGGTCAATGGCGAACACCAGGGTGTCGGTGCCGTCGCCATTGCTGTAGGTGAGTCCCGCTGCACCGCCACTCGGATCCAGCGTAAAGCCAGCGTGCCCGCTAACGGCCTCCGACAGGACGATGGTCAGCGTCTCGCCGTCGCTACCAATGGTCGCTGATACCAATTCGGGCGGCGTGCTATCCGACACCACCACTGCTTGAAAACCACGCGGCACCCGCCGCAGATAGCGCAAGGATCGCCGCATATACTTACAACCTCGCATACAGGGCATTCATGCTCGTCACATTGGCGTTAATGTCAAAGACCACCTGCACATACTGCATCCCCTTGGTGTCCAGCAGCAGATGCCCCGTCAGGTTGTTCGCGGGCGATAGCACCTCCACGCTGACATTGGCGCTGCCATAGGTTAACGTCATGGTGTCCACAAACCGCTCCGTGTTCAGCACACTCTTGCCTGCCACCCCCACCATCGTGCAGCAGGTACAGGCCACCTCGCAGAGCAGCACCGGCACCCACAGGTCGGTACTGAAGCGATACCCCCAGACCCGCAGGTTGAAGGTGCCGTCATCACTGGCCACCGCGTACGGCACCAGCAGGAGATTGTTGTAACTGCGACTGGCCCCGCCCTGCCGCATGTCAATGACCCCGGCACCGGTCGGTTCTGTCGCCGTCGCCGCCACGGACGGAAACGAGGAATCCGTGCTGTTGGTCGCCCGCGTCTTGGCGAAGTCGTAAATCGGTGTTTGCAAGATGGCCGACATTTTTCCTCAACTCCTCACACTCAGGACGCCACGGACACCTCGCCACGCACCACCAGTTCTGTTAGCGGCAGGACATAGATCATCTCGAACCGCAGCACACTCTGCCCCCAACCGCGCTTGTCCTTGCGCTTTTCCGCAGCCGTCCCATCCACCAATCGCATCGGTTCCGCCAGCAGAATGTTGCCCGCCGCATCCTCCGGTGGGAAAATCTCCAGCGCCGCCAGTACCGCCTCCTCCAGTGCCAGATGCCGCGCATCATCCCGCAGCCAGTGCAGATCCTGCCCCACCTCATCCACTTCCAGCCGAGTTCGTACCGCTATCTCCAGAATGCGCCGTATCCGCGTGTCGTACCGCCCTGCCCCCGTTTCATTCCCGGTCGGCAAGAACGAACCGGGACGCAACAGCAGGTCCGCGTCCCCCATCTCCAGCGGCACCTCCGTAAACGGCCTGGCCACCAGCAAAATGCGGTCTGCGTCCAGTACCTCCTGCGCCACCAGCCACGCCTGCACCGCTTCCAGTACCGTCCGAATCGAGGATGGTTTAACAGTCGCCATGCCCACAGAGTGACGCAAACCACCGCCCTAACGCAAGTTTTCAGCAAAATTTCAGCCAACAAAAAAGCCACTGCGCAAAATGCAACTGTTACATTTTGCGCAGTGGCTACCTGGATGCTGGGTCAGATCACTGACCGGGCAGGTCAAACACCGGCAGCGCGCGGGCAATCCCGGCACAGGACCAGAACATGACCTGCTCCAGATTGGTCAGGACCAGCGAAAGTTCCCGCCCCTCGGGCACCAGTTCCGTCAGACGGTGGGCCAGCGTCCGGCACTGCTGCCGTACCTCTTCCATCTGCGCGGTCTGGTCCGCCTGGAGTGACTGGCTGGCAAAATCGTGATTGATACGCTGGTTCAAGTCCATGAGATAACCTGCTCCCGTCAACAAGGGTCCAGAAACGTGGTACGTCATGCGACTCAACTACCGCTGTTCCTTGTTCCTGACGACTGGAGCAGGTTGCTTTACCTGCACGGCGATCCTGAACTGCAAAAAGGATTGACCTGTTGTCAGGTTGCAGTTTCTGTCCACCTGATAATCCAGCACACCACCCACACGCGGTTCCATGTCAGCCAGCACTGCATTCACATTCGCCTTCAATTCTGCAAAATCCATAAAACCCTCCTTTAACTCCCGATGATCTGGGTCACGGTTGCCAGGTCGTTGCCAGTGTTATAGCCAGCAAAGGGCCGCAGACCCAGGCCCACCAGAGCAATCAGATTGGTCGTGCCCGCCCCAATCGTCACGCTGGCCCGCACATAGGTTTCGCCCGCAGGCAGTTCACTGGCCCGCACAAAGATGACCCACTGCTTGTTGTCATCATCGCCCGCCGTTTCCTGGACGATGGCTTTGGCCGTCACATCGGCGGCACTGGTGAACCCCGAGTTGTCATCGCTTTCAATCTTGAAGTCCACCGTGTCGTCGTTGGCCCCCGTACACAGCACAAACATGGCCAACTGGAACTTGGTCATGTCCACCGCATCAGAGGTTTTGGTGGCCCCCGTGCTGTCCTGCGGGTCGATGGTCGCCACCACCTGCGGCAGGTCACTGACCGACTCCAGCGAGGAAATCAGCGTGTCTGCCAGGGTTTCCGCACCACCCGTGTCTGATGGCAGTTGCAACCCAAGTGCCCGCATCCCAAAGACCCGGTCAAACCACTCCTGAAAACCACCGGCGCGGTCATTGGTCACCGCCACCGTGATCTTGTCGTCAATGATCCAGTCCGTGGACCCCGAGAAAACCGCCGCCCACGGCCCCTGCCCATTGCCGTACAGGTCGGTCGCCTCACATAGAGCCAGATGGTCGATGTACACACTCTCGGTGTCCGTCAGGGCAGTGGTCACCTTGATGCGCAATTTGATGGTCGTCGGCAGCACCCGCGGTGTGCGGAAGAAACCGTTGAAGGCCGCGTAGGTACCAGAAGTGTCCGAGTAGGCAAAGGATACCGTGTTGGCCGTACCGGCATCGTCATTGATGACCGTGCCCGAACCATCCACCAGGGAAATGGCCACCACCCCTGCCGTCAACCCAGCGCCCGAATCCTTCGCGAAACAGTTGAGCGCATAGACCGTTTGCGGCTTCAGCGTGGCCGTGGTGCCACTGGACGAGTTGAAGGTCTGCGCGATTTCCGACAGCACCGGACTGGACTGACCCTTGAGGCGCAACGCCTTGCTACTGCTGGCGTAGACAATGCTGGCCTCCTCCAGAATGTCCGTGCCCGCCACCCCCGCACTGCCCACCGCCCAGTTATCCGGCACATTGCTGGTGATGGTTTCAAACCCGCTGTTGACCAGCAGATTGCCACCCGAGTTGTCCAGTTCGGCGTTGACACTGGTCAGTTGCGTGTTGATGCCGCTGCCACCCGGCCAGTTGTAGGCCAGAGCATCCGACACCGCTGGTTCACCACGCACCTGGAACGTCTCGCTCCCCGCCGTGCCGCCCTCCTGTCCATCCGCCGTGCAGATGGCCTCCATCGTCTCGGCCAGCAGCAACTCCCCACTGCGGCCATCCGGGCGCTTCACCGACACAATCAACTTGCCCGTGCCCGTGTTGGCACTGCTGGCAGTCGGCGTCATCGCACAGGTGGAGGCATCCACATCATTGTCTGGGTTGTACAGCGTCCCGGAACCAATCATCTGGGTTTGCAGTTCCTTCAGCGCCCCCGCCACACTTTTGTCCACGAGGGTAACATCTGCGTCGCAGGTTTCCACAAGTACCTGTTCCGCCAGCGTCTTCAGGGATTGCTTGTACTGGTCCAGTGCCGTCAGTGCCTGTGCCTGCGTGGCGTACAGCGACTGCGGCGTTTCCAGCACATATTGCAGGGAGGAGGTGAACTGGGCGCGAATCTTGGCGATCAGTGCCCCCACCGAATCCAGACCGCCCGCGTCGATGTCCCCCGACGCCAGGAACTTGTTCACCGAGTTTATACCACTGAAGCAGGCTCCCAAACGCGGGAGCAAGCCTCCTGGGTTGGTCGCTAATGTGACGGTCATATCTGCTACCCCACGGTATTGCTGGCCAGTCAAAGCAAAGCAACCGCAAGAGTAGAAGATGGGAAAGTCTTAAAGCAAACGAAGTGTGCAGTCTAAGGTGAGCAAAACTAGACAGTAGCATTTTGCGCAGCAACCTGCCGGGCATGGCGCAGACAGGCATCCGAAAGGTTTGCCAGTGCCTGGTCGCGCGTCGCAGGCCAGGTCCACTCACATTTTTCCTGACTGGTGGTTACCAGGATGTTGTACAAGACTTCAGGCAAGTGATTATTCACTTGCCTATGTTCCTGCTCCCAGAAGAATGCCCAGTATTGCCGGTTGGATCGCTCTGTCAAAAACGGTTCCTTGTCGCTCAACCAGACCTTTTGTACCGGGCATTGCTGGACAATGGCCGGACCATGTTCCAGCCAGTCGCCACACAGACAACGCACCATTTCGACAAAACCACGGCAAAACCGGCAACCAACGACATACCCGGCATACTGATACCGTACCAGGGCAACTTCGGGCAGATACTGCACTGGCAACCACGGCCCCGGCAGGTCACACCATTGCCGACAGTACTGCTGCAACAACTCACGCTCACGCTGCCGCAACCGGCACCAGATACAGGGACGGTCGTTTTCCAGCAAACGGCGGCATTCGCACAATTCCCGATAGCGCGGGTTGGTTTCCTGCCAGGCAGTCAACCGGGCAATCTCACACTGCACCCGGATAAACTCGGCACGCTCTGGCTGTCCGTGTTCCTCCAGCCAGTCGGCAAAAATGAGGCGTGGCGCGTCAGCAGCGGGATCGTCCAGAATGGCTGCCAGCAAACCGACTTGCTCGGTCATCGTCTTTTCTCCAACACACTGCACAAAACTAGACAGTAGCATTTTGACCAGTTACGGTTTGCCCAGTAGCAAATCCAGCACCCAGCAACCACGGTAGTGTGCCGGCGACAGCAACAGGAAACCAGTGCCGCCACAGTTGGCGCAGTCAATCCAGTCCTGAACCACATCCACACCATAACCACGCTGGATATTCGATCGTTTGCGGTCCTGGACCACTTTGGGACGCTGACGGGTTACTCTGGCCTTGCCGGGAAACCCCAGCAGGTGCCCCTCATGGCACGCCGGACACCACGGCGGTTCCCGCAGATGAGTCAGGATGTCCACCCGATCACAACCCGCTTCCTCAAGCGCATCCGCCAGGATGGGTAACTGCTCCCAGTCGCGATTGTCGTAGATGGCTTTCGCCAGCGCTGGCACGGTGCCATCCCGCCAGGCCAGCCAGCGCGTTAGCGGCGGTTCAACCCAGTCCACAATGTGCCCTTCCGGCGTCTGTGTTACCCGCCGCAGTTGCGGACGCCGAAAGGGATTGCCCACAATTTCCCGCAGCAGTGCCGCACGGACAGCACGCGGCGCATGGGCAACACTGGGATGCGCCCAGCGCAGTGCCCATTCCGTATCACGATAATCCGGGATTACCGTGGGAACTGTTTCCGCTAAACAACCTGCTGCTTCGTTCCTATCAGCGTACTCAAGAGTTAAACCATCCGCCAGACAGCAGGCGATGGCAAACATCCGGCACTGGCGGTAACTGATACGCCAGCGTACACCTGAGGTATGCCAACCATACTCTGGTCCCTCTGCTGGTTCGGGCAGCATCCAGTACAGCATGGCCTGCGGATCAGTGCTGGTCAGCCACTCCTGCTCGGTCATGGTGATTGCTCCATTTGCTGCGCAAAACCTTCTTCACAAAACAGTAGCATTTTGCCCAGCGCGATAACGCAGGCAGGCTGCACCACCCACCTCGAACTCGCGACAGATGTCGGGTCGATGCTCGTAATGGCGGCAGCAGTGGGCGTCCTGGTCGTACCAGACACAGGGCGAACCATCTGCCGGTCCCTGCCAGTGCCCACTGTTGAGCCAGCGCTGGTAAGTGGTCTGCACATCGTCTTGCAGATGTGCAGGCAAGGTGGCGATGGTGCCGAAAACACGGTGGTAGGTGATCGGCAACCCCGCCTGCGTTTCACAGCACAACCCACACCCCTGGCAGGATACCACCAGCGGCAACTCAATTCTTTTGCTCATGCTGTCACCTGATTCAGTTCCCGTTTCAGCCAGTCCCGCAGGACCGCATCCAGCGTACCCGTGGGCGGCACCACCCGGGCAGCCCGCTGGGCAATCTCGTCGTTCAAATCCCGCTCCCGCTCGTGGGCCTCGCGGGCAAACGCCAGTGCCAGATGCAGGTCACTGGTACGCAGCACCTTGTTGCCAGCAGCATCCCAGCGAATGAACTCACTACCCGCTGGCGACACTTCCCGCTCCGGATAGGGCACCCGGTAACGATAGCCCTTGCCGTTGTCCGTCCAGCCAGTTAGCGCCCACACCGTACCCGCCAGCGTCAGATGGAGATAGATGCTGGCACACTCCGGAAACCGCACCGCCGGATAGGCGTGGTCGCAGAGGAGGTCAAAGGTATCCGGACGCTCCAGCGGCAAACGAAAGGGCGCCAGGTCCCCCAGCACGGCATCCACCGCCACCTGCACCCCCAGCCAGCGCTGCGTCAGGTCGGCCTCCCGTTGCTCCCGCTGCCGCCGTTCCTCAACTTCCTTGCGGCGCCGGGCATCGGTGAGTTTTTTCACCCCCGCCGCCAACGCCATCTCAAATGGGTTCATGACTCGCCCCCAATAAAAGCAGGTGGGCAAAACTAGACTGTTCACTTTTGCCCACCTGAACCTATCAGATGATCTTGTTTTGTTCCCGCAGTGCGATGCAGGCGCGAATGTGTTTGCACCAGCGCCCGCGGAACAGCGCATCGGCACAATCGCAGATGTGGTTGCCTTCCTCAATCAGTACATGGTACTGCTCGCCATCGTCCTTCTGGAGCAGGTACGCCTCGCCCCAGTCCGAAGCGACCTTGTGCAGGTCGTAGCCAGTGACCACCGCTTCGCCCTTGCGGTTCGGTTGCGTGATGATGAACCGGGCATTCCGCAGTTGCCTGTCGAACCCGCGTTCCAGTCGCACACTCCGCTGCACTGGCTTCTTCTCGGAAGTTGCTGGCGTGGCAGGCGTGGGTGGTGTCTCGGTCACGGGTGGCTTCTCAATCTTCGGACGTTGCCAGGTCGGTTGCTGCCAACTATGAACTACCATCGGTGCGTCTCCTCGCTAACAGGATGCGTGCCCGAGTGGCAGGTGTTGCAACCACCTGCCACTCATCGCTTTGTCTAGTAGTTATTCGTTGCCGGAAAGCGAAGATTTAACAGAAAATGCAGCCAGCCAGCGGATACGCGACTTGTCACCCACCCGTAAGCAAGCGACCGCGCTTGTAAGCGACAGATACCAAACCTCTGTCCGGGATTGTTTACCGCTGTCCTCTCTGACTGGCTGCGACTGGTGTGGGTCGGTCCTGCCCCGACTTGCCTTCAGCGCTCTCCTTGTACCCGTCGTCTTGCGCTGGACCGGACCATGCAAGGACTGATGGAAGGCTACCCTCTCGTAAGGTGGAATACGTCCACTAGCACGTCATCTCGCCGTGCTGCCACACCACAATGCAACCGGCGGGATTTGAACCAAGCACGCCCGTAAGATGGCGCCGGTTGCCTGAATCGTCCCGCTCACTCCTGCTGTAACCAGAACAGTTGGCACGCTGGGCGTATGGTTCTGCTCAGGTCTTTCTCATGCCGGACCAGACCACGCTGCTTTAGAGCTGTCAGTAATTTTCTGCCGCTATTGGGACTGGTGGCACCTACCGACAGCATCACCTCGCGTATGGTCACCGGTCGCCCGGCCCCCAGGATAAACCCCAGCGCCTGTAACTGTCTGCTGGTAAGAACGCCACGCCCACGCAACTGTGCCATGTGCCAATCACTCCAAGAAAAAGCCATCCCAGAGCAGACGTTGAACCTGCCAGTCGGCACCAGCCAACCGTTGCCTCGACACGCAATCTGGGAGGTGCTTCCCTTACTGGCAATTCTAATGCCAATTACGTGCCAATACCATTCGCTAACCACTGCGCAAAAGTAGACAGTTGCATTTTGCCCGGTACTGTACACCAATACAGTGTTGTGCGCTGGAGAGGTTTACCGTAGAATCTATCCCGCTGGTTGAGGATTGAGGTGTTGAGAAAAAGCAAGCGGGGTGAGCAGAACATGGGACGCCAGGAGCATCCGGCAGTGAAAGCGAAAAAACTGGTCGCCAACTTTGGTCCGCGTCTGCGCGAATTACGCCAGCATCGCGGCTGGTCCATGCCCATGCTGGAGACAAAATCCGGTGTCCTCGGTGCCAATATCAGTGACCTGGAAATCAATGGCACCGAACCCACCTGGACCACTGTTTTGAAACTGGCCCTCGCCCTGGACATCAACCCCATGGAGTTCACCACCCCTGCCGGTAACCTCCCACCCCATCCTGACCTGCCCAAAGCCGGACGCCCCATCGAGGAACCGGACTGGTCGAAAATCTATCCCCGCCATGCCACCCAGAAAACCCGCGCCGCCAGCCTCCTGCGCAACCTGCGCCTCCAGCGCCACCACAGCCAGGCAGCGGTCGGCAAACTCATCGGCGCCGACCAGGCCAAAGTCTCCGCCATGGAGCGCGGTCAGGCCGCCCTCAACACCATCCTCCACGCCATTGAGATGCTTGGTGGCGATGTCAGCGAATTTGCGGAGAAGTAGAAGCGCACCCTCTCCGCAGTTACGGGCAAAATCAACCTGGTCCGACATGCATTGCTGGCTACCCCGTCAATCGTAAATCCCCCCGATACCACTTCACTCGCTCCTGCCAGTGCTGTTCGGCCCGCTTTCGGCGGTCCCGCAGCACCTGGTCAGTAGTGGGTGCAGAGTGGAAAGAGGGATAGTTAGATTCCGGTGTGGAGTGGTCTGGGTCTGACTGGTGGAGTCGCAACCCGGGTGTGGCGACAGCGGCAAACTCGATGATGAGTCCGCAAATATAGTGATTGCCGATACCCGTCTCCTCACCGGGATCACGAAAGCCTCTGCGCACCGGCATCAGGATGCCCACCTCCACCAGCATCCGGCGAATGGCCACCTGATGATTGGCATAGTTGGCGATACCCACCATCTCCAGCAACCTGCCCAGATAGGTCAGGGAAAGTTCGTGATACTGTTCCACGTTGGCACAGACCAGACGCAGCAGATCCTCTGCCTGCTGGCGGGAACAGTGGGCGGTGAGCATGATGGTTGGTAGCAGTGATAGCATAAATGGTGTCCACACAATTTCCCGTGCTGGTGCGGGTTCATGTTTTCCTTTGGCCCGGTGCCAGGTCGATGGATCCAGCACCCGGAAACCACTCTGCTGCCAGGCATCGGCAGCATGCTCTAACTTCTCGGTCGAACCTTCCGGGTCAGACTGGTAACCGTTGTTCTGCCAGATCGCGGTGGCAGTGTTGTTGACCACCCGCTCCAGTTCCGGCAGGCCACCGTTGTTCCCGGAAAGGCGGTCGCTGAACGATTTGTGGGGCAGGTCGTTCAGAAAACCCAGGATGGCCGTTACCGCTTCTTCCTTGCTCTCGCCCTGTGCCCAGGCCATGCGCAGGGCCACCACCAGATACTTGCCTAAACTGTCCGGTTCGGCCTGCAACTTACCGGTGAGAAAATCCACAATGACCTGCGCACAGCGGCCCTCCAGTCTGGGCATGTTGCCCATGCCGCTGGCTGCTGACTGGTCAAAAGTAGACAGTCGAGTTTTGCGCAGCGGTGGACTGTCCGGGCAGTTGGAACAGGCAGCCAAAAGTTCCTGCTCCACCACGGTCAGGTTGCACGGTGACCGGTTCGGGTTGGTGAGCCAGGTCCAGTACGCGACGGCGTCATGGGCCAGATAGTCCACCTTGTGGCGGTCCTCACCCTGGCCCGCAAACCGGTAAGCGGGAATTTTTGGGACAAGCAACTGGTCGATGATGGCGGGTCGGGTGGGGAAGAGTGGCAGAAACACCGCCTGCAGGTTATCGGGATAGATCTCGACACCAGCCAGCCCGGGACAGTTTCGGCGCAGGTCGCCCACCCACTCCTGTACCTGCTCTAGGCGCCACAGTTCGGGCAGGACCAGGCCAACATGGCAGCTGCCATTGCCCGGATTCAGATTGGCGATATGGGGTGCCAGGTCGGCATGGTAACTTTGCAGGTAGGTCAGGATGGATAGCACCCGCTCACAGTGCCAGGTGGCTTCCACCGCGCCGCCGTGGCGGTCGATGTCGAGCAAAAGGTGCCGGGTTGCCCAACCCTGCCGCACCCCCTCGTGTGCCAACCCCTGGCGATGCCGCCGCAGGTCCAGAAACCCGCTGACCGTGCGAACCTCCCGCCCCTGCTCGTCATAGAGGCCGCGAATGTGCTGGCGGTCACTGCCCACCTTCCAGAGATGCCTGAGTAATTCCCACGCCTCACCCTGGCGATACTGGTCGATGGGAACCACACTGCTCGCGGCATAGAGGTTGACCCAGGTGGCCTGAGCGGAGTGTTCGAGGTGCTGTATCTGCTGGAGGTCGGCAGCGGTGGGTGGTGCGGCAGTATTGAGTCGGTAGCGCAGGTCCCGAACGGTGGCCGCTGGGACAGGTGCTTCGGGACAGCGGCGCCAACCGGTGGGCCACTCGTGCAGCAGCAGCAACTGGCCACTGGAGTCACCAGTAACCCGCTGACCGGCCTGCAGCCAGTCCAGACGGGTACGCCCCACAGATTCCGCGGCCCGTGCCGAGAAAAAACCTGGTTGACCTGTTGACGTTGGGAGGGGGATGATTGTAAGATTCATTTCGTTACTTCTGATGCCGTCTCCGCTACGAGACTTGAGAGCCGGGTTCCACAGACCCGGCTCTCTGCCTTTTCAGCACTTTACCCCACAGCCATTTCCCAGTTCCAGCACTCGCGGAAACCCGGATTGATAGCGAAAGTTGTGCCATGCAACCGTAGTGAACAGGTGGTTACTGCGCAAAAGTAGACAGTTGCATTTTGCGCAGCAGGCGATTGCGGACACGGCACAGGCGCTGTACCCTGACTGGTGGGGTGAGAAATTTCTACCTGTCGAGGGTGTGGTCATGCGCGTGCTTGCTGGTGTCCTGTGTATGCTGGTGGCAGGGTGTGGTGGGAGCACTGGTAGTTTTCTGGGAGGATCTGGTTCTGGCCGCACTCTGCATGGGATAACCTTCACTCCAGTCTATGCGCAAAACGCGCCGCATACCTATGCCATGCTCATGGTGACTGCCGAGAATCGAAGCACGACCCAGATTGTGCGTCTGGTACAGGCAGACGGAACACCAGTGGTAACCGAATGGCAGTTCTCAGACAACCACGGTAATAATCTGACCTTGCCACCGGCAGATCCAGCAGCGGGACCACTGCCACTGTCAGCCCTTTATCCACCCCAACACATTGTTATTCTTCCAGCACTGTCGGTTAGGTTGCTGGCCAGCGCCACCACCCTAAACGCCAAACTGGCCATCACCCTGGACGGCAAAACCCAGTCCTGTTCCTGGTCATTTCCAGTACGACACCGCAAGGAACTGATTCCGCAGGTACTAACCGAATTGATCCCCAGAAAATCCACCGTGACTCCAGTAGAACACGAACTGTTCTGGCTTAACCCCCAGTACAAGGTCATTGCCGAAAAGTTGGCGAAGGTTCAGGACTTGTAGAGCTTGTAGTCCGCGAAATTCAGTTGGGTAATCCGCAGCGCCTCACCAGAACTGTCGTCAGGTCGTACCCCCAGCGCAATACCCTGATCGGCAGTCCATGGTTTCTTGCGGAGATACCGATAGATTCCCGACACTGTGAACACCTTGGTGATGCCATCAGGTGCCCAGGCAATGGCTGCTGGTGTTATCACCCTGGAGTGAAAAGACTCGTTGGGGTCGCCACTATTCTCCAGAGGGAGAACTGGGAGTTCGCCTATTCTGGTCGCTGTCCAGTGCCAGACACGAATGGTATACGCTGCCGATGTCTTTACCACCCGTGCCGTGGTGCCATCTGCTGCTGGCGTGGACAGTGGCACCAGCAACTTCCCCTCTTCGGTTTCCAGGGAATTGGTCCAGTCGTAAACTGTGGGCGTCTTGCGGTGCGCTGCATTGATGCTGGAATCGACTTCCGGCAAACTCGGCACCACGTCAATCAGGGTTGTGGTCATTGTGGGTTACTCGCAATGCGGTTGCGTGGTTGTGTGGGCACCGTAAGCACCTGAGAGGGATCGGACAAAACCTGCGCGGCCAGTGCTGCCAGATAGGCACCACGACATTGACCGTTGCCAGGTGGAGAGTTTGGCCCCTGCCCCGTACCAGTTTGACTGACGGCATCACGCACAGCAATGTCGCCACTGGCATCCTTGATATTATCGGTAACGCCTTCCGTGGTGGGAAATACCAGTGTGGTGTTAGGAATTTTTGTACCAGTGCCACCAGTTGCTAATATCCGTGCTGCTCTGGCAATTGCTCCTTCCAATGCCATGCACGAGACGGCTACATAATTATCCATCAAGTCGCGAGTTTCCGTCACTAAAAACCCATACGCTGCCTGAGTAGCACCGTTCAGTTGCTGTGCCAGCACCCGATGCGCCACATAAGATAGCGTCCGATGATTGGTGGTGGTGGTGCCAAACACCTCCACCTGAATCTGATGGACAATACCAGGGAAAGAACTGTTCAGGAACCCCACCACAGACCGGCCCGCCTGAACTGCCTGGCCCACTCGACTTGGAGGCCGACCTGGATTGGTTTGCTGCCGCCTTCGTTCCTCAGCACGCTGCCGGCTATCCTCACCCATGGCAATATCTGCCGCAGCGCCTATGGCATTCCCACCCATCGTGAGAAAATCGACCGATTTGGCTTCCACGCTATGCGTACCACGAATGTTCACCACCCCCGCAGCCTTGATGGATAGTTTTACCTCGCGGTCAGTCACCACATAGAGCAGTTCGTTGCCTTCTTCGGTGGCAGTAATCTCCACGGTGTCCCGCCGAAATCCCTGCGGAATGGGATGCAACAGGGATGAGCGAAAATCATCCGGCACCTTGCCCAGTTCGTAGAGACGGTCGGTGCGAAACAATGCCCGCCCGCGTATCGTCCGCACCACCCGGTAATGATCGGCGGAATCCAGCGTCTCCGCCATCTCCCAGTTATTGGAGATCAAGCAGGGATTCGTCTGGGTGGAGTTTTGCAACCCCACCTCCGATATCCAGGTTTCTACCTGCACGTCCACCTGAAACGTCTTGGACCCATGCACTTTCGTCACCCGGGCCACCTTGCAAATGGGACCATTGTTGGCGTCGATGTATCTGGCCGGATTGCCCACCGCAGGCGTGTTGATGAGATCCACGTCACCAATGCGATAAATGATCTTCCTTTGCGGCAATTCCAGATGCTGCCGAATCGCTTCCTCGGTTTCCGGGGCAATCTTCCCCGTGCTATATCGAAACGACCCGGGAGGTTTCCGCTCATAAGTGGTCAGGGCTGGGTTGTAAATACACCCAACCTCCAACGAGAAATGTGTGTACAGATATCGACCTCTATTATCCAGAATTGGGGTTTTCTGGTAACTGCGGGTCAGCACGGCCTCCAGGTCGATGCCGTTGATTTGCAGTCGGTGTCCCAGGTTGCTTTCCACCAGTGCCATGACTATCACTCCTGCTGCGCAAAACTAGACTGTTTAGTTTTGCGCAGTTGCTTCATTGTTACGCCTGCTCTGATGCCGCTGCACCACGGAAGGAGCGCGGTTCTCAACTCCTGGCATCGAACCACGCACACCGCTGCTTTGTCCCAGTTTGCCCTTGAGATCACGCAGTTCCTTGCCATTGTCCTTGAGGGTGCTCAGGATTTCCTTCAGCACTCCCAGGATTTCCCCGGTGTTGAGGCCCCGGCCAGCCCCACCTTGCGTATCACGGAACAGGTCACTGCCCGCCAGGCCCACCCGCCGCTGCTCCAGCAGAGTGCCGGACGAACTCAGACGCGCCGCTGGTGGCAGCGGCCCACCACCGCTGCTGGCCACTCCAGTCACAGCGTCAGTCAGTGCTGCGGTCACTGGTTCTGCCACCACCCCGCCAGCAGCAGCAGCACCTGGAGCAGATACCGGTGCTGGTGTCATGGTAGCGGGTGCCGCCGCTAACCGTGGTGTGGGTTGTGCTGCTACTGGCGTGCTGGTAGGTATTTGCACACGACCAGGGCGCTGCCCGGCCATCTGAACAACAGACGGTCCAACGCGGTCAGGCAGGCCACCAGCACGCCCATGATTGGTAATAGCCGGGACAGTTAGCGCTGCTCGTTGTGGCCGCACAGTGGCGGTCTGTTCAGAAGTGCCAGGGGTAGCACTTGCCAGTGTTTTCGGCAACGGCACCTGACCTGGAATTGTGCTGGTGTCGTGAGCAACCCGTCGTGCGGACTGGTGTTCTACTGCGCTGGTGGGTAGGGTAACTGTCGGCACTGGCACGGAAGCAACGCCGCTGGCGTCAGAAAACTGCGCTGGCACTGGTGCTGGAGTCAACAATTCCGGAGCGGTTAGTGATGTTCGTGGTGGCGCACCTACCTGTTCGCCAGCAGCAACCACTGCTGGCCGATCCACGACTGTATCTGTCGTGTCGCTGGCAGGGTGCTCCAGCGCAGTGGTGGTGGCCAACCTGCCAGGCGTGCGTGCCGATTCATGGTTTGACTCTCCAGTTACCTGCCCCGGCAAGCGGAATGGACTGCTCTCTGGCCAGGAAGAACCAGCAGAAACGGTCAACCGCTGTGGTTGAAGTGCTTCAGTCGCGACTCCCGGTTCTTGCTGAGTAGCAACCACACGCTCACCCGGATCGACCACCGCTTGCTGCGCTTGACCGCCCGTATCAGTCGTCCCTGCCGCATACCGGTGTCTGGGGTCCAGTGGATCGGGATTCAGGTTCTCGGCATGCTTGATCTGGGTGGGTTCAAAGGCAATCACCACCTGATGCTCGTCAACGCCCGGAACTTTCTGACCGGGACGTGCCCCGAACTGTCCCTTGTGGGTGATACCATCAAACCCTTGCGACTGCAGCCACTTTTTAGCCTGGGTTTTGCTACCAAAACCACCCTGTTCTGCAGCACCGCTCAGTTTTTCGTACAGCCATTTTCCAGTTGGCTGGGCATCCGGATTATCCTGTCCCTGAAACTCACGGGTAAGCGCTGTGCTAATCTCCTCTGGCAGTTTGTCGTACAGGTTTTTGGGCAACGGTGCGTCAATGTCGAACGGATTCTTGACACGCAGGTAAGCCGGGAGTACATGCCCTTCCGGTTCCGTAAACAGGTCGGTGGTACTGGCGCCGTAGGTGGTCTGCTTGAAACCTATCCTGTCAACAGGCCGAACCGAGTTGGACTGGGAGGTAACTACCCTTTCCAGATCGGACAAATCCTCTGCTCGCTCCAGCAGTTTCAGTCGCTCTAAAGCATCCCCCCATCTTTTTTCGATGCCGTATATCACGTCTTCCAGGTGAGCGTATCTTTTGTAAAGTTCCTGGTCACCACCAGGATTGTCGCTAGTTATGGAGTCCTTGAACGCAGCATACGCGGCAATTTGAGCAGTTTTGGTAGCAGCAATTTTGGGCAACGCTTGCGCCTGCGCAGACTTCAGTATTTCCCTGAGTCTTTCCTTCGCCACTGCTGGCGGAACCAGCCACTCCTTCACACCAACAGATTGCGTCAGGCCACTGCTACGCTTCTGGTAATCCCTGGCGATTTCTTCGCGGTCTGTAAAGTAGAATCCTGGTCCATACAGCAGGTTTTCTGGATTACTCAGTTTTTCCAGATCAAATTTTTCAAACTCGTCCCACGGCGAACCGTGAAACATCTTGCGCGGTTTACCTTCCTCCGTGACAATCTTGCTGTCACCAAACCACGCCCGTTGTGCTGGCGAGAGATTGTCCACCCGCTCGCCAGGGTCCACCACGGCCCGCTTCCCAGCACCGGTGTCAGTGGTGCCTGCCGCAAAGCGGTGCGTGGCCGGATGCGTGGCATCGCTCTGACGCTGCTGCAGTTCCGCAGTGGCAGCCGCGACGGCCAGCGGTTCCAGTGCTGGCGGCACCTGTCGTGTTTTCTCAGCCAGGTCCCGGGGCAACACCACCGAATGCGGTGCCAGGTCCGCCAGCACCGGTTTTGGTCCCACATCCCGCTGGCCCCCACGCATATCCCGCACCCGTTCCTGTGGAGCAGGTGGTTCCAGGTGAGCACTGCTTATGCCAGCGGGTGGTGGCTCCAGTGTGGCAGTTGTGTTCAGCCAGTCGGACAAGCGTTCAGGATGAACCAGCAACGGCGATTCGTCGGGAGTGACCGCAGAGGACAGACGCTCCGAGGGGAAGGAACGCAGCAGTGCGGCCAGTGCCGGCCCAGGCATTCCTGAATTATCCGGTGGTGCCTGGGTGGGCAAACTGAGGCGCTGCTGGTCAGGAATTTTCTCGGGAAGTGCGAGGTTTTTTCGTGGCATGCGCTCACCAGTGTGACTTGGCCTGCGCCCGGTTTCGCGCCGCGGCATCGGTGAACTCAACTTCTGCCACCTGCTCCTCTAGCAAGCACAGAGCATCATACCAGGCAGTATCCAGTTCCCCTTCCGTCAACGCCACCTCGATACCACGACAGACCTCAATGGCTTTCTGCAAGCGTACACGGGGTACGTTCAGCCACAGGCCAATCTGGGCCTCGTAAGGCATGGTGGCCAGATTCAATCCGCCGTAGGTGCAGTGGAGGTCGGCGACGGTGCGGTACTCTTTTTTTTTGTGTCCAGCCAGTTCAGGAACTGTTCCAGCACCTCCAGCACCTCGCCCTCCGTGGTGCCTTCCCCGGTGGCCGAGTCAAAGGCCGGCAGGTCAAAGGTATCGCAGACCACCTGCACCAATTTATCCGTGGCCGGTGAGGACACCTTTTCATCGGCGCTGATGTGCTGGTTCAGCAACTCCTTGAACTGCCCGTCACTGTGAAACCACAACAACCGGAGCAGTTTGGCCGGATCACCAAAGACGACTTTCCCACCCACCTCATACGCGAAAATCTTCTTCTCAATCATGACTGATACCAGTTCAGATTTTCCACCGCCGACACGTCTTCGTCGTACAGCAAGAGATTGTTGCCGACGACGCCACGCATGGCCTGGAAGGTCAACTGCATCTTGTTGGCCTTCGTGCCAGTCTTGCGTACCGGTTTGCCCACCAGCATCGAGTAGGGAAAGCGCTGACCCTGGGGCATCTTGCCGTTATTGGCGTTCTGGTACGCTGTCTTCGCCGAGTACGGGAAGAGACACCACAGACTGATAGCCAACCCCTCGGTCAGGATTGCGCTGCCCACATCACCATACCCATTGGCGGCCCCACGCACCACGTTGACGCCCCGCACCGAACCGTTGCGGTAGGGCAACGCCATCACCCGGCGCACCGTCGTCTCTCGCCACCAGGTCAGCACCACAGAAACGACCGCTTCAGATCCCTCATGTAGCCTATCCATGGGCAGTTTCGAGCCCCAGACATCATTCATCACCGGTTCATGTTCGAGATTTTCCTCGATGTCCGGTGCGGTTTCGCCCGTCCCCAGGAACTCGATGGTGGCGATGCTGCTGGAACCTGGATTGCGAAAACCCACAAAAAGACCAACCGGCCCCGTGACATAAGCCTGTGCCATTGCCTCTCTCCTCTATCTGGAATCTGCCCCGGCAGATCTGTCAACAAAGGTCTGTTCCAGATAGCGAAGATGGCATAAGCACCCGTCCTGAATCCAACGGATTGCCAGCAGCGATGTCAGGCACTGCGCAAAAGTAGACAGTCGCATTTTGCGCGGCTACTCATCTTGATCTGACCACGCTGCCCTGTTTCCGAATAATCTTCTACTTTGGTAGCTGACTTCGGCGCGATCCCTGACCTTTGCTTCGGTCATTTTTGGAGACTGCACCACGCCGGCATCGACGGCCTCGACCGTGCCAAACAGACGTTCTCCCTTGCGGATAAGTTCGAGTTCGTCGAGTGCTTCCTTGATGAGGGGCGGCATGGGCATCTCCAGGTCCGGGCGGCGTTCCCAGAGGAAGAGGGTGGTCAGGCGAGAGAGCAGACGGTAGAGATGGGCCTGCGCGGCACCAGTGAGGGCCGCCAGGTCGGTGGGAGAGTAGCGCCCGCTGACCAGACAGGCGGCTTCCACGGCGCCGGTGGCGTCCAGCAGGGCCGCGGCCAGATTGGGGTCGCTGGCCAGCGCTCCGTCCGCGATGGCCGTGCCCGTGTCGCTGCACAACCGGGCCACCGTGCGCTTGTCGCATCGTGCCAGGTAGGCGGCCACGGGCAGCAGGGAAGTCGAGTTGGTTAAGGGTGTGACCATGCTGGCATTGTGCCAGCAGATGGCGTCCCAAAGCGAAAGCAGCGGGTTGGATATGGGATATCCCATATCCAACCCGCTGGTGGTTCAGCGGGGGTCATGCTCGCAGTGGTTGCCCAGCGCCAACTTGCTGGTTGCGGCCAGGTTAGCTATGGCAGAGTGATAGACGCCACGGTTCGCCAGTTCGTACAACCGCTCTGCCAGTCGAGCGAGAACCACCCAATCGGCAGACTCGAGCGCGGCCGGGATCTCCACCGAGGCCAACCGCTGCCCTTCGCTCTGGATTTCCTCAATAGCACGACTCATCACAGCCACCTTTCCCCTGCGTTGAAGCGGTCGCACAGTTCCTGAACACGTTCCAGGGTTTCACCTGTGTACATCACCCCATTCCTGAACGCTGGCAGGTAGGGGCGGATCCCCTTGCGCCAGTCCTGGCGGTCGATGTACTCGGCACCACAACCCACAATGCTGAGAAGTGGTTTGCGGGTATCGGTCACCCACACATACGGCTCCACCTGCACCTTGCGCGGTTTCTTCGGTCTGGAACCTTCCTTCTTGGCATTCTCGGGAATGGTGTTGAGGAATCGCCCGCCCTTATACCATTCACCATTCGCACCGTACTCGCCACCCTTCTTCGCCCGTGCCATCGCTCTCACCTCTCAACTGGTGGCGCTGGGCACGCCACCGAACCATTGTTACGACTGCACCGTGCAAATCGCCTTGATCTCTTTCGCCACTGGCAAGTTCTTCTGCAAACGCGCCTCAAACTGGCGTCGGCCTTTCTCGCCAGGATGGTAGATCACCTGAGCACAGGGTTCACCAGGAACCTGCAACGCCACATAGCCGCGCTCCAGTCCGTAGCGACTGACCTTCCAACCGTGCTGGGCAGCCAACTCTTCCAGTGCTGCCATCTGCTCGCGTGTCAGTTTCAACGTCGCCATCTCATCACCTCAGTTAGCGTTCCCGTCGTTGGCCTTACATATAGTTATTCGTCAGCGATAGGCGAGTATTTAACCGTGCTGCGCAAAACTCGACAGTTTAGTTTTAACCAGTAGTGTACGCCAATACACCAGAAAATCGGTTAAATATTCGTCTGCTGGCAGCGAATTACTTACACTGGGACGGTGACAGGACACTTGAAACGAGGTTCAGAGCATGACTGAAACGACAGCCGTCGCCCGTAACAAGGTGACCACGGTCACCATCAACATGATGGGAGATTGCCGTGGTTACCACAAGGAAGGTGGCACAGTGGTACGCGATACCACGGATGGCCGCTATGCGGTGATGAGCAGCAAACCGGAAAAGGACGGAACCTTTCGCCTTATCAAGGTGTTCACCGATTTGCTGCACGCCCGCCGTTACAACTTCGCCATTCACGGCGACAAACTTGGTATTTAAGTTCACCACAACGCCAGAGGTTGCCCACCACTGTTTACTGGAGAGAGATACATGCAGTTACCACTGATTCACCTGAACGGAACCAGCAAGGACAGCCTGGTCGAAGACCTGTGCAACGCCAGTCAGGCACTGAACGACGCCTACGATGCTCTCAAGCGGACTGCTCCCAATGGCCGCGATTACTACCCGCTGGGAGCAATAGCATTCGAGAAGGCAATTGCCGAGCACAATGAGCGATTACGTTCCCTGGACGCCATCAAGGCGGAAATCGACGCCCTGACCACTGGTATCTACGATCAGTAACCACAACGCCAGAGGTCGCCCACTCTGGCTTACCAGAGAGGAAGACATGAAGAAGAAAGAATTGCTGGAACACTGGCAGAACCTGAAACGCAAACGGAAACTGGCACCGCGCCCGGTAGCCTACGAACACGCTGGCAGCACGTTTGACCAGGACGGCATCCGCATCACTGGCAGCGCTCAGTTTATTGATGCCGTGCTGTCACGCCTGACCGAACTGCTGGACTTCGAGAACACCGAAACCCGCTTGCAGGTGTCATACCAGCAGGCCACCGACAAGGACTCCCGACGTCCCATCCCCAATTCGTATTCCTGCTACATCCAGGTTCACGAACGTGGGGCAGAGGCCCAGATGGTCAACGCTTACGCCAGTGCCATCTGTGGCCGCAAAGTTATCGTCAGCAAGCACTATTAAGAGCAACCCCGCCAGAGGTCGCCCACTCTGGCTTACCTGAGAGGAACCCATGCCAATTATTACCCACGAACCAGGCCAGTATGACCGCGGCCTCTGCCACGGTCGCCCCGTCGAATTCTCCCGCGCCCTCTGGCGCTGGATCTATACCGACACCCCCGAAGATAAGCCCGTCGAAGCCGTCCACGGACGTATCGAAAGCGTCATGGTCGGCAGTCTGGACCACGAGGTACAGAAGATCGCGGCACAGGTGTTGCGGGTGCCCACCCTGACCACCCGTAACAGCGACCGCCTGGACTTCCACGAGTTAAGCGTGTGGCAGATCAAGGAAGCGCTCGAACAAGCCTATGCCGCCGGCTTTAAGGCTGGTCAGGAAAGTGAGGAACCATCATCATGAGCAGAGGCGATAAACCCTACACCGCCATGACCTACCGCGAATGGCTTATCGGCCAGATCGCCAATGGACTGGCTGCCAACCCAAGATTTGCGGATACTCTGGCGTCGTCTACCCCCCCTATACTGGTTAACATCGTCATTAACAACGCAGACGACATTATCCGCCGTCTGGACAGCGAACAGGAACATCCGGAGCAGGATGTCAGCGCTGAACTCCGCGACCCAGAAATCCCGTTCTAACCCATCACCGCACTGCGCAAAATGCGACTGTCGCATTTTGCGCAGTGCCTGCGAGAACCTTTCTCATGACCCTGCGTGAACGACTCGACAAACTGGCCGCTGCTGGTTGCGGTGATCCTCAGTGCCAGGAGTGCGCCAAGCCCATGACAGGCGCACCCTGTTACCTGCACTCCTCCTGCCACCCCGAGGTGCCCCACCTGATCTATCACAGTTTCGGCGCCATCAGCGTGGAATGTCTCCGCACTGACTGCATGAAAACCATACTGTCCTTCCAGTCCCGCCGTACCCAGTTGCTCCTGGCCTCCTGGACCATCATTGCCACGCACGGCAAGGACGAACTGCTACACCTGACCAACCAGTGCCACCCTGATACCCCTCTGTGGTGCTCCTACCAGCATGGCAGCGGTGTCATCACCGCCCACTGTGCCCAGTGCCAGCAACCCCTGGCCCGCTTCACCATCGACTAACTGGAGTGCGGAGAAAAACCATGTTCACCTCAGCACGGCAGCGCTGGCAGGCCGCCTATCGCCTGCACCGGGCCACCCGCCACAGTCACGCCTACCCTTGCAACAGCACCCTCCTGGAAGCACTGGAGCACCTGGTTGGTAGCAGAATCGCCTGGCACTGCACCGCCCACCATGACCACGATCCACTCACCACTCCACTGGCACAGCGATTCCACCTCTGGAAAACCTTTGGCATTCACTGGTCACCCCACCTGCGCGGTCTGCGCACCAGGAAAGCAGTCAAGGTACTGATTGCCAGAACTTCTCCAAGCGTATTCACGGCAAATGTGCCCACCAACTAAATCTGACACCATTACCCAGGCAGTAAAACAAACAACCCTTGCTGAGGTTACACAACCTCAGCAAGGGTTGACAGCAATCTGATATTTGTCCACTCCGCTAGGAGATGATGTCCTGGATCAAGTAGCCAGAGGCGGGGGCAGCAAGTCGCTCCGTAACTGACGAAATTACCCTTAACTCATCCAGGCGATTTCTGTTGTCGGGCAGGGTCTCGAGCTCGATCTCGCTGCCGTGGTAGAACAGTTGCATGGTGGAGTAGTTGGTGGTGCCGTAGGTGCCATCCAGTTTGCCCGGGCGCACGCAGACGATGGCCGAGTCCTCGCTCTTGATGAAGCGCCGTGCCGCCGGACTGCCGGTGGTGCTGGCTTCCACGCCCGACGCCTTCGGACGCTCACCCACTCGCACCGCATCCTCCACGACGATTTTCCAACCATACAGGTACTTGGGCAAACCGTAGTTCTCGATCATCTCCGCTTCCGTGCCGGTCAAGCGCCGGTAGGCATCACCCGCCGACCCTTGCAGGTAGGAGTGAATCTCGCTGGTCTGACTCATCTTCCGCGCCGCCCCGGGGGCCAGCACCAGAATCAGCGGCGAATCCGGATCGTTGAAGTTGACCACACCGTTGGTGTTGAGTTGCACGATCTGCGCCACCTGATCCAGCGTCTTCTTGATGGCCAGGAAATGCACATCGCCCGGGTCATTGGTGGCCTTGTCCCAGAACCCCGCCCCACCGTTGAGGTTGTTGGCCGTGTCGGTGTTGTTGCCCCAGTTCGCGGTGTTTTCCGCCATGGTGATGAGGCGCTGGGTCCGCTTGGCCATGTGCTGGTTCTGAATCCCCTTGGTGTTGGCCAGCAGCACCTTGTAGGCCGCCTGCTGTTGTACCAGCCAGCCAATGGTGGTGGCGTCCATGCGCCGGATGCACTGGAACTCCACCCAGTCGTGCTTGACCTGGTTCCACTTATTCTCCGGTGCCCTGGCGCCATCTGGCCAGGCGTCCTCATCATTGGTGACGAAGCGCTGGAAGTTGTCCACCTCCAGTTTCATGTACACGCCGACCTCGGTCGGTGCTTTCACCAGCTGGGTATACTCGTTGTAGCGGTACGTTTTGGGATCGCGAATGAACGCGATTACCTGCCCGGTTGCCTCGGGAATGTAGGCGTTGAACTGCGATGTATACTGCAGGGTCATGGCGCTGCCTCTCTGGTTCCAGAAAAACAGCGAGGTCGCAGCGTTGCCGCCGCGACCCCCTTACAGGCCACGAAGGATAAGGCTTCTCCCGGGTAATTAGGCCGGTTCAGCCTGCTGAAGCCGCAACGGCCACGTTGCGACCCCGCCAGATCTTTTTCAACTCTTCTACTCACTGCGCAAAATGTAACTGTCTACTTTTGCGCAGCACCGTTTAGTTGCTCACCTCACCGGGTTGCACCCGCATCGGGATCACCTCACCGCTGACCCCATCGGCCAGCGCGAAACCACCATACTGCACCTGATCGGTCGTGGTGGCCACGCCCTTGCCATCGCCATCCGAGGCCAGCCGGTCTCCCTGGTTGACCGTGCCACCCAGTTCGATGCCGCACTCTTCACCCAGGCCATACGCCAGCACCGGTTCGCCCGCGGCAGCGTGCTTGCCCGAGGTGTCGATGTACTGCGCCCGCCGCGTGCCCGGACCGGACACACCCAGCGGCAAATCGCCAGAGCCGGCCTGGGTGACCTTGCCATCCGTGCCCGATGCCTTGAAGAACCGGCAGGGATAGATGTCCCCCGTCGCGATAAAACCTTGAGTTGGCATGACCAGAATCCCCTGCTATAAGGCAGCGCCCCCGGCGCGATGTTGACCAGAAAAACTTACATGGCGGCAATGACCGCGTTGACCTTTCCCGCCACTTCCGCAATGGCATCCTGCAAGGCATCAATCGCCGTGCGATTTTCCGCCTGTCGCGCCGCCAGCGAGGCCACATGATTGACCAGCACCGTCAGCGCCGGATGACTGTACTCGAACCACACCTCGTAATCCCGCGTCCCGTTGGGGGCCGTGCCGGGAATGAACGAGTTATTGGTACTGTCCGTGGCCGATGGCGATTCCTCGGTGCCTGCCGTCACCAGTTTGACAATGCTCAAACCAGTTGCCCCGAAAGGCACTGGTACTCCCAGTTTGGTGGCATAACCAAAATCGAGCGTGTCGCCAGCCGCTGACCCTGTGATGGAATTCAGCGTCACACTGGTCACCTTCGCAAACACTTTTACCCCAGCCTGCACCAGACCACCAGCGAACACAAAGTTCTCGGTGATACTGCTGCCATCCGGAGCAGTGCCAGCCACGGTGATGTCAAACGCGGAGATGCTGGTGTCGCCATCCGTGACCGTGATCTTCACGTTGCGCGGCACGTCCGGCTGAGCAATGCTTGCCATCGTGGCGCCTGGACTGACCCCGTTCAGATCCAGTTGTGCGGCTCCACCTGTGTCGGCAGCTGCGGCAATGTCCACATAGTACACATACCCGGCCATGCTGTTGGTCAGGGCCGCCAGCGTGGCACTGGCACTGCCACCCGATGAATCCGTCAACGCGGTGGGCAACGTGATAGCACCAATGGTACCATCTGTCGCCGCCCCACCCGAGGAATCCGTCAGCACTGCCGGTTTATAGCCCGTGGGCCGGTAACCTGAGAACCCCATGATGACCTCCCGTTACCGCTTGGTGTAAACCGCATCGACCAGTTCCAGCACGCCCGCATTGGTGCCGTTGTCCGATTGCAGGATCATCGGTTCATACAGTCCCGACAGGTCCGAACCCGGCAGGCCACCAATCGAGGACAGAAAACCCAGACTGTCATCGCCACCCATATAGGTGACCGTGGACGCCGGCAGGGTGTAACGCGGATGCGCGTTGCCATCCTTCGGGTTGGTGTCCGTGATGGTCCCGAAAAACCAAAACTTGCCCCCGACCTTCACGCCACCCGTTGGAACATTGTTGGTCAGCGTGATGGCCAGTGACGACACGCTGGCCACAAGGTCCACCACCACGTTACCATCGGCCACTTCGTAGGCCACATAATCGTTGGCTGCAATGACGTTGTTGCTGGTTTTTGGCGTAACCGAACAGTAACTGCTATACGCGCCCGGGTCGCGGACAATGTTCACGACCGCTTGCCCGGCGGCAGCAACAGCGGAAAACGTGGTCACTCCCAGCGGGCGCATGGCCGTGAGTACATGCGCCGTGGCCCCGGCGGTATACCAGGCCCGCCGCAACCGGGTCCGCAGACCCAACACTGGCTCCACCAGACGGGTAATGAGCGTGCCCGCGTTTTGTGTCAGTCGCCCGTAACCACGGGCATCACCAATGGGAAAACCATACATCGTTTTACTCCTCTTGCTCTGTTCCAGCCCTGACCGGTGTTCCGCGCCGGCTGAAGTCTGGAAAGTGTGCCGCTACACGCAGGGCGTGGCGGTTATTTCTTCCTACCGTTCAGTTTCTCAATGGCATACGCCTTGGCCTTCGCAAAACCGTCCTCACCCCAGAGGTTGTTGTCCCGCTGGTACTGAGCGGCTACCTCCATGTGTTCCCGGCTGAACACCGGTTCCTTGCCGCCTGGCGTCGGCCCCGTGGTGTCCAGCAGGGGCCGGTTGATCGGTGCCCGCCGGTCACGCTGAATCTTTTGCACCTGTCGCTCAAAATGCACCGCGGCCTTGTCCGCCGGAATCAACCGGGCCAGGTCCAGCGCCTCTGTCAGTTCGGCGTCCAGGTCGAACTCATAGCCATCGTCCTTGAGTTTCTGCAGTTCACGCTGGTACTGCGTGGCCTGCTCCTTCTCCCGCAATGCCTTCTCGTTGGCGGCGTTCTTGGCCTCCAGCGCCACCAGTCGCTCGGTCAGGTCCAGGATCTGCCGCTCGTACTGCGCCGGCGTGCTGGCGCGACCGTAGCCAGCACCCATCTTCACATCCGGTTTGGGCGGATTGACGGGTGGCAATGTGGCGTTGTTCTCGCTGGTCACCACTGGCGAGGCCGCCGGTGGATTGGCTGCGGCATAATCCGAATGCATCCGGTCCAGGTGTGGGAATTTTTCCCCCATGTAGTGAGTGGCGCAGGCATAAAACTTCTTCTTGAAGTCGTCGTCTGGTTGCCCCATGGGGTCATCCGGGTCCATGCCCTCGCCAAACATCAGCGGCTTGCCTTCCTTCTCATCGTCCTTTGGTGCAAACGGTGTATCAGCCACGGCAGAACCCCCTGGTTGCTTGGCGTAGAATGAGGCGACTGGAGCCGGGTTTTGTGGGAAGTTTTGTGGAAAGAAAACCCAGCGGGTGTCGCCCCGGGAATAGTGAACACAATCGGTAGTTTTATCGGTGCCGTAGATCAGAGCGCCCATGTCCAGACGTGGGTCGGTCCGCAACAGCGCCACGGCGGTCAGGTCGTCGGACTGGTCATAAAACTCCGCAGAGCGGAATGGTAATTCGCTAACCTCGTGCATGCGGCCCTTGCGGACGTACATGTCCACCCGCAGCACCGGCGTGCCGTCTGGCAAGGGTGGGCCAATGCGGGCATTGCGGCCAAAGGCAAGAATGGCGGGTTGATCCCCCTGCGCTGTGGTGCGCGGGTCGCGGGTATGCCCCGACTGGAAGCGGAGCGGTACGCCCCGCCTCTGGTAGACGGCATTGATGCGCTCGGCAATTTTTCGCAACCGGTTGGCGTCCACGGCAATCTCGCGTTCCTCGCCATCGGCACCGACATGCGGCACCTTGTGCGGCACGAAGATGGGCACCCCGTACTCGATGTGATCCCAGTTGCCCGGGTCATCGAACTTTTGCAGTGAACGCAGTTCTGGCGCAGCCACAGCCACGATTCTTGCACCATATCCAGGTGACAGAGTTCAGGGTACGGCACCCCGGCCACGTCACTGAGAGTGCAGAAAAGGAAGTTCCTGTTGCAAATGGCTTTGAGACAGGTCGGCAGTACAGAGGAGAGGTGGGCAAAACTAGACAGTAGCATTTTGTGCAGTGGCGGCTTTGGCCCACTGGAGACAGGCGTCACTCAACGGTGACAGTGCTGCTGTTTTGGTGGGCCACCAGATAAAGCGCGATTCTGTTTTTAGCCAGACAGCGTACAGTTCTGGCGGCAATCCGGCTAAATCACCAGGATCTGTACTGTAGAAGGCCCACCAGTAACCTTCAGTCCCGGTCAACTCAGACATCGCCCAGGCAGGTTCTACATCGCTTAAAGTGACACGTTCTACTGGATGCTGCCGCACGATGGCCGGTCCGTGCCGAATCCAATCGTCTTTGGGGCAGGCGACGGACTGAATAAAACCACGGCGAAAGACTGCCACGTCCAGCCAGGAAACACCCAGCAAGATACCGGCACTGGTAAGCGGTTCCAGCCAGCGAAAGGCATTGGACTGGTACGCAAAGTCAGCACAGGGATTCGACAGCAGTATTGCTACACGTTGCCGCAGTTTGTCACGCTGCCACCACAAGTCGCGACGTTTGCCTTCGCGACAGCGCGGACAGGGAACGGTGGGATCTGGCAGGCACTGGCACTTGCCCAGCGTCACTATCTCGTCATCCACCTGCGCCAGTTCGTACTGTACCCGGATGAACTCGGCGCGGTCCGGGTCGCCGTTCTCTTCTAACCAGTCGGCATAGATCAACCGCGGCGCATCCTCTGCTGGTGCGTCCAGAATGGCTTGCAGCAATGCCTGGTGCTGTGAGATCATATCAGAGGTTTCAGCAAACGATATGCCTAGCGCAACCGCACCGCGTCTTTGCGGTGCAGGTGGGAATTTCCCTCACCTTTCACTCTCACATTATCCCACACCCACTCACCCTTGCTCGGTGCGCGCAAGAGGTCCTCGGCCTCTTCCTGACTGAAGGGTGAGTAAAGCCAGGCCACTCCCTCTCTATACTCCACCATCAACCTGCCCGTGGCCGCGTCTGGACTGTCGCGCAGCCACTGGATGGCCACCACATTGGAGGAGGAGACAAACACCAGTTCTCCAGCCAGAAACCCCCTGGCGTCGGCCTCCGACATGGCCCCGCCACCCGTGCCCCGCTGCCAGGTGTGCTTTTTCCTCTTGCCGCCGAAGTAGTCGAATATGTTGGCCATGCCCAACAGGATGCCAGAAGTGCCAGCGCAAAAGAAACTGGCCAGCGAGTGACAATTCACCGCTGGCCAGTTTCTTTTGTCTTTCGCCAACCGCAAGGTTGTGTCAGAAAATGACTGCGAACTCTTTCAGTTCCGGAAACTGCTTCAGACATGACTCACCGACCGGATACCAACCCAGATCGGCAGCAGCATTATTGTACTCATCGTCAGGGTGGCACAGATGACTGCCACCTTCCACCAGGTGTACCTCATACCGCACCTTCACCACGGGAACGCCACAGACAGCGCACGGCAAGTTGTTGCCACCATGCTTCAGTGACTCAGGCACACCAATCTTCGGACAGCGAATCAACCTGGCCATCATCCACCCCTTTCAGTTGCACTGGACAGAATGCGCGAGTCGCATTCTGTCCACTTGATGTTAAAACGGCAGGTCGCTGTCGTTGTATTCAACGGCAAGCAACTTCCCTGCCGCATACTGTGCTTTCATGGACTGCCAGGAGCGTAAGGCAGATACCGCCGCCCACGCTGCCAGCAACCACGGACACTTGCTGCGCCGGGTCTTGCCCCAGCGCCAGCGGGAATCGTGGTCGGCCCGGATGGCGTCCTTCATGGTCTTGCCATGACGGCGCAACTGCTGCACCGCCTGTCGCAATTCAGCAGTCACCCCCGCTAGTTGTTCTTCTGGTGTGATCGTCATGGTTGCACCACAGCAAACCGCCATTCTGGATGTTGCCGCAGACAGTCAGAACCAATCGGCAACGCAAACCGACCAAAAGTTATCTCGTCTGGCTGTACTGGTTCGGAAGGATCAACCACCCACCAATCACCGTCTTCGGTGCGTGATAACATCAAATGAACCGCACCAGCATGGACACGCTTAAAGCAATACAGGCACCGGTCTGGTGCATAAGCGTTTGAACCGTCTGGACACCATGACCTCGACTGACAAAGCATGATTCTCCGTGCCATCTTTCACCATTCTCTCCACCATCTTATTCGCTGCCGACAGAATTAGATTTAACAAATCCCTGCTTTTCGCCGGCCAATGGTGTACAGGTACAGCAGTTGCCGGAAATTTTCCGCCAGCAGGACAATTATCTTGAAATATCTGCCTGTGAGCATAGAATAATGCTGTGTGAGCAGTTGAGCGACTGACGCCAGCGACTGCGAAACCAACCTACGAAAGGGTAACTATCATGCAACAGGCGAAATTGATGCTCCACACTGGTGCGGCCACCGTGGCGCGGGAACAACTGGCTCTGGTGCCGCTGCCCGCGAAGACCGCCTCCTACATGCCCATTCCCCACCATACGCTGCTGGAGCAGGTGGAGGGAGTGCTGCTCCAGAGCGGTTACAACGTGGTCACCCAGGCCCACGGTTTGACCCGCGACGGCAACCGCTACTTCGGCCTGCTCCAGGTCGCCAACGGTCATAACTCTGACGAATTCGGTCTGACCGTTGGCGTGAGAAACAGCCATGACAAGACGTTCCCCGCAGCCTTGTGTCTCGGAACCGCCGTGTTCGTGTGCGATAACTTGTCGTTCCACGGCGACGTGAAACTGGCCCGCAAGCACACGGTCCACATTGAACGCGACCTGCCCGGGTTGGTACTGAAGTCCATTGGCCGCCTGGTCGATCTGCGCGGGCGGCAGGAGAAACGGTTCCTGACCTACCAGCACTCCGAGATTACCCATTGTCAGGCCAATGACCTCATCATCCGCGCCATGGATGCCCGCGTGTTGCCTGTCACCAAAATCTCGGAGGTGCTGGAAGAGTGGCGGAACCCGCGCCATCCTGAGTTCGCGCAGGGCGGGTTGACCGCCTGGCGTCTCTACAACGCCTTCACCGAGGTCGCCAAAGGCAATCTGATTGATTTGCCGCGCCGCAGTCAGGCCCTGCATGGCCTGCTCGATGCCGAACTGGGACTGATCTTCCCGCCCACGGTAGATGTGACCGGAGACGCGGTTATCGAAACCGTGGCCCCCACCACCGCTGTCTAGGATCGCAACTCATTCACCAGTGCCAACAAGTTGGTGGCACTGGTGAATATGCTCTGAGAACCGTTTACCTTCTTTTTACCACCAGAGGAATCCATGAACCATCAAACAAACGGCACGCAGCACAAAACGCAAAAGACTCTGACCCATCCAGAGTTTTACCGCCTGTGCAACGCCCTGGCTGCCCACGAAGAGGAGTTTCTGCGTGACTGTCCACCGCTCCGAACCGTCGCTGAACTCCTCACCAAGGAACTCGGCTTTGAGGTGTCCGAACATGCCGCCAGTCAAGCCAAGGAAGCCACCGGGTTGACCTGGAAGGCAAAGGTCGGTGCCGCCGTCACCAATCCCAAAAACCGTGAACGATACCACCGCTCTACCACCAATGCCCTGGTGGAACTGTATCGCCGCCTGGGGGAACCAGTTCCCCAGTATCTGGCGCACCAGTTTGAATCGCTCAATGGTCACCAGTTGCCCAAAGATGTGCAAGTGCAGTCCTGAAAACCAGCTACAAACCGGGGTTTCGCCCACCCCGGTTTGCGTTAAATAATCATCCATCGCTAACGAATAATAATACATCGGAGCGGTATTGGTGCCGCTCACTTCTGGGTGGAGAACAACATGGCTATCTCGATTGAGAAACAGGGGCAACGTGTCTATCTGCTGGGTGACACCTACGCGGTCAAGGATCGTATCAAGAAAATGGGTGGTCACTGGGACGGTGACCGCCGCGCCTGGTGGGTGGGTGGGTGCCAGGAAAGAAAATGAGGCAAAAGCGCTCGTGGAAAACATCACTCCAGTCGTTGGACAGGAAAACCCGGCCAGTATCCGTCTTACCGGCAAGGGTGTCTACAAGGGCAAGACCTATTACCTGGGCAATCGGACGAAGGATGGTCAGCGGGTACGCTGTCTGACCCTGCCCAATGCCGCCGGCGAGTACCTCGACTTCTGGGCCAACGTGTCTGAAGTCGAAGTCACGAAGGAGTATCAACCGCGTGAAGTACGAGTGGGTTTCCGGGGGCGCACCGAAACACGCTACACGACACTGGGCAGCATTGCTGACTTCATCGCCAAACAGCGTGATGCTGCCCAACGTGGCGAGCAACCCTGTGCTGCCTGCGGCAAACGCGGACCACTGCATCACGACCTGGAAGATGGTTTGATGAAGTGTCTGGCTTGCTGTGACATTCCTGAGTAACGAATCCATCACTGGTCAAAACTAGACAGTCTAGTTTTGACCAGCAACCCGTGAGAGAACCCATGCGTACCACCAGGATCTTTCTCGGCAGTCCCAACTACTCGCCCTGCCATCCGCAGGCCCAGTTCGTGGACGCACCGCTACCCCCAGGTTATCGCCGCGTCTGGTCCGGTGTGGCCAAATGCGGCGACCTGTACCCCCACTGTGTGCTGCTGCACGCCGGCATCCTGCACTGGTTACCCATCAGGGAACAGGATCTGCAGGACCGCAACACCAGTACCGTGGACGGCTACCTCTGCCTCATCCGCCCCGATGGCGAGGTGGAGGTGGAACAACCCTGCGAGCGCTGCCAGGCATTCCGGCGCTGGCACAAGTGGCGGTTCTGTCGCAGTTGTGGCAAGCAAAATATCCGCGAAGCGAAGCAGCAGTGCAGGTGAGCAAAAGTAAACAATCTCATTTTGACCAGCGAGGAACCCATGAGCGAACCAGTGCAAATCGCCACCGATACCCTGCCCGAAGAGCGCGGTATTTTGCTCCCCTGTCCCTGTTGCGGCGAACCGGAGGCCACCATTGACCTGACGCTGGCCACCAGGGTACTGCATTGCCAGGAGTGCGATACCGAGTTCACCACGCAGGACGTGGCCAACCTCATCGCAAAGTGGCAACCCGTGCTGGCGTGGCTCCAGCAGATGCCCGGTGCGGAGTAACCACCATGCCCACCACGAAAGTCGCTCTGGCGCAGACACTGGCCTTCCAGTGCCTGCGCCAGTATGGCCATTACCACTGCCTGCAAATCTACCTCACCGCTCGCCCCGGTGCGGATGGCAGTCTGTGCGAGGTGAGCATGAATACCAGCATCCCAGATGGACACTGGCTCATCGCCACCGTGCAGCACCGGCAACCCCTCGAACAACTCATCGCCCGCATCCACCAGGCACTGGCACACGAAAGCATTGTTACTCCCGAACAACCACTTGCCTGACAGAACCACCACCTGAAACGCAGAGCAGGTGGGCAAAAGTAGACTGTTTACTTTTGCCCACCTGCTCTGCTTCAGGCATATCCCCATTTACCTATCACCCATCACGCTTCTGCACAATGGCCTCGGCCAGTTCCTGGTCCGTGGTGATGCCGTCCAGACTCACCCCGTAGTACCGTGCTGTGTACTCCTGCCCGTGCGAGAGAATATCCCGCAGTAACTGCGCCTCATCTGGTCCCTTATCCCTGTCCTCGTCTTCCTCTTCTTCCTCTGCCGGTGCTTCCCAGGTGTCGGGATCAGGGAAACCACCCGCGGGCAGCGGAATGTCCTTGACCTGAAAATTGTCCAGGCCCAGAGCCATCGTATCCCACTCGGCGTCAATCTCGGCGTCCGTCAAGCGCTGCCCCGTCGTGGGATTGAGTTCATATCCCTGTTCGTCGTACCACTCCGCAATGCCCTGCCAGTTACCCGGCAGGACGCGATTGGCCCAGCGCTTCGCGTTTGCGGCCAGTTGCCGCAAATTCGGTGGCAACCGCCGAAAGGCCCGGCACTTTTGCAGTACCTGGCCAGTCGGGTATCCTGGCGGCAGATGCGACTCGAAATACGGCGTGGCGTGATAACTGTTCAGCGACCAGATGCTGTAATGTGCGCTCATTGGATGTTGTGTCCCGTCGCGTCCTCTTCCTGCACCACCAGGATGCTGCGGTTGGGGACCACATAGTAACCCTTGCCGTAACTGTAATGCCGCGATGACTTGCCATCTACCTCAATGGCGTCATAACCAGCCAGCGCTGCCTGAATCCCCAACCATTCATCCTCATCATTGTGACCGTCGCTGTTTCTGGTGGCGTGGTTACCGTTCTTGTTAAAAGTCTTCGGGCATTTGGGAACCAGTTTCTCCAGTTCCGATTGCTTGATAACCTTAGCAGTCCTGGGCAACGCCGCCCGCACAATCTCGCCAGCACCATAACCAGCGTATTTGCTGGCCGAATTGCCACTACCTTTGGTGCTGTCAAAGTAGGTGCCATCACCAAAACAACCATACCCGGGGAAATGCTCGCCTCGCTTGAACTGCTCCACCAGTTGCGCCGCGGTCCGTTTGCCGCTCCCGTAACCCGTATCCTTCAAGCCACGCAGCATCTCGATATGCTGACCAGTTTGCACCAGTTTATCAAAATCTGCCTTCTTCACCACCTGCGGCAGACCATTGAAACCCCGCATCTCCTGCACCACATGCAGCGTGGCACTTCCAGGCGCATCCCCGGACTGCTTCTTGCGTTCCGTGTACTGCTGCACTGCCGGTACAATTGCTTCGATGAACTTCTTCAGGGGTTCCGACCCCTTGCCCCGGGTGGTCTGCTTGACCGAAATCGGTTGCACAGTCATCAGTTGCGCCAGATCATCCGTGCGGTGCAGCATCTGCGCCGCCTTCGCTGGCGTGGTCAGAGTCACCACCTCGCTTTCTGCCGCTGGTTTGCCCGTCTTCTGGCTGATGATGTGCGGTTCGATCTTCCCTGCCCACGGCGACCCACCCACTCGCTTGCCAACATATAAACGACCGAAGCGGGCTGTGTTGCTATCCTCGAAATCCCCCAGATGGCCGGTGATCTCCACCTGCAACCCCGTCTCCTCCCAGACCTCCTTGAGAGCGTTCTGCTGCATGCTCAAGCCCGGTTCGATTGTACCACCCGGCATGGTGTACTTGCGATCTCCGTAGGCGTTGGTCGGTTGCACGATCCAGATTCGCCCATCGGGTTCCTGTATCATCACGCTCACCCGCTCGATCTTCTTGACCGGTGCCGGTTCCCCCACATTCTTATCCGGGGTCTTCTCCCAGAATTTTGGCGCTGCCGTTGTGAACGCCACACCATTGAGAATTCCTGGTTTCGCCTTGCCCATCTCCCAGTTGACCTCATCCTTATCCAATCCTGGTGAGGTTGCGCCAGTGGTAGACGCTTTCCCGGGTGCTGCCGCTGGCTTGGTAGGCAAACTTTTGCTGTTGGCCTGGTTGGTGTCGCGCAGAAACTTCTTCAGGTCACGAGCGGCAAACGACTTGAACCAGTAACCTGATATATTGGGACCACCCACCCACCACGATAGTTCCGCCAGTTCCTGGCCATCGAGCAACGTATCAATCACGACATCAATATCGTCCAGATCAGTGCTAGATACCACCTGACCAGACACCAGATTGCGCAGGACATCAGCATGATTCTTGCGTACATTCCAGGTGCCAATTGGTCTTGGCAATGGTTGTCCCTGTGCCGCCGGACTGCCATTACCCGTTGACGCTGGTGTCTGTGGCGATACTGCTGGTGCTGGTGCCACGCGAGGAGGTGTGACTGGTGCCGGTGTTGAAGGTGGTGGCGTTGGTGCCTGTGGTGCTGGAACCGGCGCAGGTGGTGGCGTTGGTGGCGTAACTGGTGTTGGCGTCGGTACTGCCGGTGCTGGTTGCGGTGGCGCCGCTGGTGGCTTCTGGGCGTGATGCAGTTCCAGCACATGATTCAGTTGCGACAGACGCAGACCCAGTGCCGCCTTCTTGGCCCCGGTGGCGTTGTGGTGCTCCAGGGCAATCTGGTCAAATAGATCACCCAGACGCTTTTCCACATTGGCGCCGTGATACCGCTTGAGGGCACCGTGCGAGCGCCGCGCCGTCTTCTTGTGGTCTGCCGTCAGTGGATACTGCTTGCCAAAATCCGCCAGTTTATCCTTGAGAGACCTGTTGCTTGGCGGCAACGGTTGCTTTTTCGGCTTCGGCGCTGGTTTGGGCTGCGGTGCCGCCGTTGGCTTGGGTGTGGGTGTTGCCGGTTTCGGCGTGGCACTCTTGCCAAGCCCTGGATTGGTCTTCTTGTAGACCTTTCTGCCGGTGTGGATATTTTCCCACACTGACCCGCCGCGTGACCCCGCCCCACTTTTGCCTTTGGGCAACTTGCGCCAGTCACTGGCCGCATAGCACACCGGCAACCGGTCCTGCTGATACGAGGACTTCACCTCATCGACCTGCCAACCATTCTCCTCATCCCAGAACAGTTCCTGCCCAGAACCATCCAACTCTTCCAAAGCCGACTCCAGCAGGTCATCTGGCACAGTCTCCCCCAGGTCGTTGAACAGTCCCGCATACCATTCGGCCAGGGCGTGGGCGTCCACCGTGGCTTCCGGTGTGGCCGGTTCCAGCCAGTCCAGCATGTGGTCGATGCTGGACAACTTGCGGCCTATCTCTACTTGCCTGGTGCCGGTCGCCTTCCGGTGCTGCCTGTCCAGTTCATCGTGCAGCACCGCCAACCGGTGCCGGATGTCGTCGCCATGCCGCCAGCGAAACTGACCCAGCGCCCGACGGGCCGAGTTGATTTCCCGCCCATTGAGAGGATGCTGCTGCCGATGCGGTTGCAGTTTCTGGCGCAGCAACTTCGGTGATGTGAGCGTGACAGGACTGGTCCTGCTCTGCTGGTATGTGGTTGGTTTGTCCTCGGCAGCATCACCAACCACCCACTGCTCCCCATCCCAGCGGAAGGACACCCCTGGCAGATCGGCTGCCAACTGGTTCCAGATTTCATCGGGCACGTCCTCGCCAAAAGCATCCAGCAAGGTGGCATACCACTGGGCCAGGTGCGCAAAATGCGACTGTTTACTTTTGCCCACCTCGGAGGAGGTTACCTCGGGGTCAATGAGACGCAGACCGGTGATGTCATCCAGCACAAACTTGTTGCCAGGACGATCCTTGCCATAAGTCACGGGACGATTGCCGCCTTTGGCTGAACCTGGTACGCGCATCTGCTGTTCTCCCGCCCCCGGAATGTGCTTGAGTTTCACCAGCGTGAAATGGGTCAGCGCCCCCGGACTGAACTCAAACGGTACATTCTCCTCAACCCCCAGCACTTCATAGGCCGAATCATGATCCTGTACCAGTTCGTACTCACCGCTGTTGGTGGACAGCGACTCCACATATATACCGCGGCGCGTCTCGATCTCAAAGGCAATACCGCGGCCACCACCAAACGACTGTATCTTTTGCGGATCGAACGAGGTGGACACAAAACCCGGCGTTTGCAAAAACATCCCTTTTCGCTGGGCCTCTTTGGCCAGGTCAAGGAAGTTTGTTAAATCCTGGCCATGCAACTCAATACCACGCCAGACCAGCACCGGTTCCGGTAACACGGGCGCCCGCCGAATCACCTCGCGCAACCGCCCAAAGTTGCGCTCCTGCTTGTCATCCAGGTCAAACCCGCGCCGCAATGACCTGTTCAGGTCCTTGAAATTGTCATCCGTGTACCACTTCACCGCATACTGGCCCGCCTCGGGTACCTCCGCCAGATACTCCCGCATCAGGTCCGCAATTTCTTCTGGCGCATCATCCTGATGGGTGACTGCAAACGACTTCCGCAACTGCTCCCGCTGCTCCGGAGTAAAATCCGATTCCCCCATCGGCACCGGTGACGGTTCCTCCGGCAGGTCCAGTCCGGAGAAATCATCGTCCAGGTATTCGTCCTCGTCGTCCCGGTCATTGTTCTCGGCGTAAGTTTCGCCATCGGACTTGGCTTCGTGGTAATCCTGGGTCCATTCCCCATGATCATCGTAGTCGTATTCCCCCATCGACTCCCAGCGGTACAGGTCCACCGGTTCACTGTCGGGATGATCGGGATAGGGGTTGTAGGTGGCGTGTACCACAGTGACACTGTGTTCCTCACCGCCATCTTTCCAGGTGGCCACCAGGTCATCACTGCCGGTCGGTTCCACCCGATCCGGTTCAATGGTGCCATCCCAGTCCGGAGCCTGATGCTGCTCCTCGGCATACTTCACCCCCGCGTCCACCGCCTCCTCTTCCGAGGTGGTCCACTCACTCAGCGCCTCGCCATCATCATCTTCACAGCGGAACACCGGTACCGGTTCACTGTCCTCGTCGGGTTGGTACGTCCCCTTGACCAGTATCACGTCATGCTTCGTTGACTCACTGCTGCCATCTACCTCGTACCAGGACTTGATCTCCTCCGTATCGCCAATCTCCACCTCGTCCGGGTCAATGGAGCCATCCCATGCCGGTTTCGTGGCAGGCGGTGGCGCTACCGTCCTGTCTGCTGGTTGCTCTGGACTGGCAGTCCTGCCTGCCCGCGGCGACTTTGGCTGCGCTACCCGCTCCGGTCGCGCTGACCGGTCACCAGTGGGTTTCCTGGTCAACCGGGATTTCTCGGCAGGCGTGGCAGTGGCCAGCACATCGTCAGGGATGAACCACCCACCTGGAAAATGCTGGCCCCCAATATCAATGCCGCCCTTCGGCGCATGCCGCACCTCATAATGCCGCGACTGGTCAAAATGCGACTGTCTAGTTTTGCCCACCTCCTGCCCATCCTGGGGGAAATCATCCGCCACTGGCGTGATGACGTAGAAGTGGTCCCAGTCGTTATCCACGAAGCGGTTATAGTCCGGGTCCTCTGGTTTTTCCGGGTCAGCGTCATCCTGTTCTGGATTGGTGGCAGGACTGTCCTGGTAAAACAGGGGCAGAGCGTCCTGCTGGTAGTTGGCTCCCGTCACCCAGTTGGACAACCGCCTGAGCAGTGTACGCGGTGGCAACTGTGGAGCAGCTTCACCAGGTTGTGGAGGCACTTGCTCCATCTCAATCGTGGTGTGCCCCGTGTGGTCCGTGCTGACCTTGTGTACCTTGAACTGCGAGGTGTGATTGAGTAACAGTTCCTTTTCTGCCTCCTGGAAATGACCATGCGGCGTCACATCCAGACCATGCTTCGCCACAATCCGCAGTGTGACCAATCCCCGAAATGACACTGGAACTTCCTTTGCTGTCGAGGTGGACACATATCCTCCCATCAGCGTCGTGCCTTTGGCATGTGCCACCCCTGTCATTCCTTCAACAAATGCAGCAGCATCTCGCTTTACCTTCTCCACTTGCTCCGGAGTCATGTTCGGTTTGATCTGGAACATGCCACGCACCACGTTGACCGGTTCACGGAACACATTCGCCTTACGAAAGGCATTCTGCAGGTGCTCGTGCGTGGCGGCGACCCGGTTGGGAATTTTTTTGCCCCGCCGCAAGGCCCGGTTCAAGGGTTGATCACCCTTGTAGGTATAGTGCAGTACCGCTGCCGCCTCGTCCTGAGTCAGGTCGGGACGCGCCCCGTCTTCCAGTTTGGCATTGGGCGCAGCCCGCTCCAGAGGTGCCCGCATCCAGGCCCGCTGCACATGCTCCTTCATGTGCGGTTCAGCCCGCTCCCATTGCTCCTTCGAGATTACCGAACCTCCCGGGTGCTTGATACCAGCAATCTCGATCTTGCCCTTCGGGGCATGCTGCCCTGTCTGCAATTGTGCCCGTTCCTGAGGTGTGGCTCTGGCTACCACCTCGGAAGGAACATATTCCCCACCCTTGAAAAACGTCCCCTGGATGGTGGCCCCGCCCTTCGGCGCATGTACCACCTCATAATCCAACCGCTCATACTCTCTCGGTGGCGTTAGCAAATGCTGGGCCCGCGGCACCACAGCATCCGCCAGCGTCAACGCCCGCGCCAGCGACCTCGTCTCATCCAGACTGGCCAGCACCGCCGCCTGGTACAGGTCGCTATTCCCAGCTGCATTCATCCTCTGCAGTAGCGTAGCCACCAGCGAGGCCGGAACCCGGCCATACTGCAGCGGTTGCCCTGACCGCTGATACGGTGCGTGCAGGTCACGCTCCTGTAGCGACTCTTCCATGTCCTTCTGCTGCACAAAGCGGGTCGTTTCCCGGACCGCCGTCCGCACTGCCCGCAAGGTCGCCATGGGGTTGGTGACCGTGCTGTAAGCCAGATAGGCCAGACTGCCCCACGGAATCAGGTTGATCGGTAACGCCAGATTCGACAGTTTCAGGGCAGTCAGCGTCTCATCCAGGTATTCCTGCCGCTTCTCGCTGGCTACCGGTAGCAATACCGCGGCCGGGTCCTCCACAAAGGCATCGGCAGCATCCATGGCGGTGTCCAGGAACTCATCCGCCACCGCCACAATGGCCGCGGTCTTCGCCACACTCTCCGGGCTGCCACCCTGCTCCCGGGCTACCTCCTTCACCAGTTCCAGCGCCGACTTTCTGGGTAACTCCAACAACTCCTGCACTGCCGCCACCTGCTCTTTGAGATGATCCGGCACCTTCTGGAGTTGCTTCAGCAGGAAAAGTCCCGCCTCGGTTTCCGTCTGGCCAATCTTCTCCAGCACTTTTTGGCCCACCTGTGCCAGCGGTGCATGCCACCCTGGTTTCGCTGGTGCTGGTCGTGGTTGCGGTTTCTGCTGGATATGCTGTGCCCGCCGCTGGCCCAGTTTCCGCACCTTCGGTTGCGGCACGCCCGGTCTGGCACGACCAGTTGGTTTGACTGGTGCTGGAGTGGCTTTGGGAGTGGGTGCTGCCGTACTGCCGCCGCTGCCCTTCTTCGCGAATTGTCCCTTGTTCTTCGGCTGACCCCGCGGGTGCTGCTGGGCATCGAAGTCGTAGTGCAGAGCTTGCAGCGTGGCCAGTTCGTCCAGGGCACGTTGATAGGCCACCACATAGCGATCCGCAGGCATATCGGTCATCGTCTCGTCTCCTCTGACAGATGCCTGCCAGAGTAGACGAAAACGGAATCCAGTGAGAAATGCGGTCCGAGATGAGCACTGCGCAAAATGTAACTGTCTACTTTTGCGCAGTGCCAGTGGAATGGGTCAATCCAGATTGGTCTGGTCAGCCTGTTCAGCCAGGATGTCGCTGGCGCGGTCGGCGACCTGCTGCGGGTCCAGACCCTGCTGCTGGGCTTTCTGAACCAGTGCCTTGTGCGCCCGGCGTTCTTTGGCCACCTCGGCAGAACTCTCCTCGGCGTCCAACCATTCTTCAGTGCTCAACTGCAATTCGTCCGGCATCACGCACCACCTTTCCGCTTCTGGAGATACTTCGCCAGTTTGTACTGCGCCCAGGAATTCTCCCGCAGGTCAAACCGCGCCTCATTCAGACTCTGCCCATGCACCAACCACCAATCCGCACCGGTGATCTTCTCCCGCTTCCGCTCCGGTCGCCCCCGCTTTTTGTCAAACTCGGACAACTTCGTCCTTATATTATTCGCTTCCTCGGGTGGAAGATTTACTTCAGGTGCGTCAAAGATGTCCTGCACCGTTTCGGCATCCGGGAACAGTGCGGCCACCTTCTGGCCCAGACTGCCCTGATAGACTTTGAGCGTGGCAATGGTCTGGTCGTAGCCAAAGAGCGGCCAGGTGTAGTAACCATTCATGCCGCCGCCAAACCCGCCTGCCGCCCAGGTGGCAATGTAGTCAAATCCATGCGCCGTAGCGTTGTCTACCTGTCGGGTGAAGAGTTCCAGACCAACGCCTTTGGGGGCACTGTCGGCAGTTTCCAGCAACAGGTTGTGGATATAACGCCGCCCCTGACTGTCCACGCCAATAAAGCGCTCGGCAGAATCCAGATGGGTATGGAAACCATCCACCCGGAGTCCCCAGGAACCCGGCACGTCGTCATCCTCCCCCACCCGCAGCACCGTCACACGGCCATCATCTGGCATGCCCGCCAGTGACGCCAGCGCCTGGTAGGCAGCCTTCTCCTGCTCTGCGGACGTACCAGTATGGAATGCCTGTGGGAACAGTTTTCGTAACTGGTCCAGCACCTCCTGTCTGGATACACCACGCTCCAGAGACACCGAAGCCTGACTGACCGGCAACCGCTCCCGCTCATAAGGTGGCGCCTGCGCCGGTACAATCGCCTGCAGGTTGTCCAGTTCATCCTCAACCGGTTCCGCTTCCTCTTCTTCCTCCTCCGGAAGCGGCATATCCTGTTCATCAGCCCGCTCGTTAACTTCGGCAACCACCTGGTCACGGTCTGTGGACCAGTCCCCTACCGCAGTTTCACTGTTGCTGCTGTCCCGTTCCTCCCAGCGCCACACATCCTGTGCTTCACTGTCAAGATCATCCGGGTAGGGGTCATAGGTACCCGGAACCACATAGATGTTCTGCTCCCAGACATTGTTATCATCATCCACATGGTTCCAGGATCGCGTCAGTTCCCGGTCCCGCCAGTCCCGGTCCACAGCGTCATCGTCAATCGTGCCATCCCAATCAGGCAAATCCTCATTATTATCGCTGGCATAAGAATTGCCGTCCTCAATGGCTTGCTGGCGGTCAGCAGTCCACTCACCCACCTCCAGTTCGTTGCCAGCGTCATCCCTGGCCTCCCAGCGCCACACATCCCGAATTGGACTACCACTTACATCTGGGAAGGGATCATACTCCCCGTGTACCAGAACCACCTGATTTTGTTCTGGCACACCATGCCGATTCACGGTGCGAAAACGCTGCAATCTCTCTGCTACCCGCTCATCAGGGGCAACCGTGTCAATGTTCTCATCCACCGTGCCATCCCACTGCGGTAGCGGTTTCGGTTTGCTGGATGGTTTATCCTGCGCTGGCTTGCTGGCAGGTTTCCCACCCGCTGGCTTTTCCGGACGCTCAGGCGGCGTCTGCCGGGGTTTCTGCCCACCACCCGGTTTCCCGGTCAACCGTGCCTTCTCCGCTGGCGTAGCCTGGGCCACCACCTCTGCCGGGATGAACTGGCCCCCCTTGAACTTCTGGCCCCCAATCGAGATGCCGCCCTTCGGCGCATGGCGTGCCTCGTAATGGGCCGACTGCGTAAAAGTAGACTGTTTTGTGGAAAAACTTTTGCCCACATCGTGATCGTCCACCACGGGCAAGTCAGCGATACCCCAATCAGCAGGGACTGGTTCAGCGGCAGACACCAGTGTGATATGACTGGTGTCATCATCCAGAAACCTTGACCGTTGCGCAGTTGCTATCATCATACCACCTGATCCAGATACAGGACATGCACGGTTTTCTGGCCCACTTTTTTTTGTTCCATCCTGGTGCAAGCAAAGCGACTGTTATGCGGTAGCATCATTTCATCCTCTTTAGGAACCATGCTATAGGGCATGCCATCCAATCCCAGTCGTGCTCGAATCACCAGCACCACATCTCCTTCTTTTACAAACTGATGCTGGTCACTGGTACTGGTAGAAACAATGCCAGCAAATTGCAGCAGTTTGCCTTTTTTGGCCTGCAGTGACTCCTGCGCATCGGCCACCAATTTCTTGACAAAGTCATTGCCAGCATGACCGCTTACCCCGCGATAAACAGTCACCGGTTGCGCAAACGGTTGCGCCTTGGCAAACGCTGTCTCCAGGTGCTGTAACAGTTGAATGTCAGTTTTCGTGGCCTTGCCTTGCTGACGCAAGACCACATTTAACTGTTCGTGATAACCAGAACCAGCATAAGCACCGATGGAATTCTTTTCGGCATTGGTCAAACTGGGACGGGTCGCATCGGGTAGCAACCTGTTGGGACGATTACCAGCATGGGGCAGAAAATCCTGATCGAAATCAAGTTGCTGGGGCATGCTTTTCAGTGCGGTCTGCAAATATTCCTTGGTAACCGTTGGCTCATACAATTTCGCCAACTTCAGCAGGCGGTCCCAGTCGGCATCTTTGGCCAAATCTGCCGTGCCTTCCTGAAACATCAAGCGCTTGAGTACACGCTGCGTGCGGGCCGCTTTGCCCTGCACCAGTTGCCCCACATGCTCGGCAACCACCTTGCCCACATCACCTACCACATGATGCCGAATGCCTGCTTCACGCGCCACCTCCTGCTGGTAGCCAAACGGCAGCGCGTTAACCAGGTCGGCCAGATGCTCAACATCACCTGGGGACAATTCGTCGGCACTCAGCATGGCCTGCACGTGAGCATGCACCTGCTCCTTTGTTTGGGGCTTGATGTCGGGATGGTGTTCATCCACCGCTTTCTTGCCCAGCAATTTGCCCAGCCACCCCGGCGAATTGGCCTGTGCCTTCAGAGCAGCCACCTTGCGCGGTTCACTCTTCTCCGCCGCCTGCAGTGCCGTATCCGGGATGAACCGTCCCCCCGGATAGAACGTCCCGTTGACGGTTACCCCACCCCTGGGCGCATGCACCTGCGCGTAATGCGCCGACTGCGCAAAACTCGACTGTCTACTTTTGCCCACCCGCTGCATTTGTGCCGCAGGTTCCTGGTCGGCACCACCGTCCAGCCACTCATCTCCCTCCCGCTCCGGTACAGGTGTCTGCCCCAGCAAACTGTCGTCCTCTTGCTGCTGGTCAGCGTCCGGTGGTTGCTGCTGATCCATCCCGGGTTGTCCAGGCATGCCACCGGGTTGCTGCTGCTGGCCCCCAATGACCTCATCACCCTCCTGCGGTGCGGAGGCACCTGTCAGGGCGCGTACCTCGTCCATGATGAACGTGACCCCCAGACTGGCCGCCGTCTGGATGGCCTGCAGTCGCTTCTGCGGGTCCGGTTCGTCGATGTCAAAGACCCAGCGCGGATAGATCCGGTCATAGGTGTCCGGCAAGGTCCAGCGCTGAATTACCCGCACAAAATCCCAGGTCAGCGTTTCCGCCAAATTGTTGGCATCAAAAGCAATGATCTTGCTCTTGGTGGCTGCGTGCATGGCCGCCACCCCCGTACCACCCAACCCCGAACCCTCCGTGTCCGAGGATAACGTCTGCCCTATGATAAACCGCTCCTGGAACTCGTCAATGTAGGTGATGAGCTTGAACAGCAGTTCCGGTCCCGCCGTGGCCACATCCACATATTCCACCGGGGCCTTTTGCTGTGAATCCGGATTGCGCGGCACCAGGATATTGACCCTTCGGGCATTGTCCTCCGCCGCCTCCTGCACCTCGCGCCGACTGCGGTCATTGCCGCTCTCGTAATACCAGAGCCGTACCCCCAACCCCGCCCGTTCGGCCCAGTCCGAGATGTTGGAAATCCACTCCATTTTGAGCCAGTTCCACCAGTACAGCACATGCCGCAAACCAATGCCGTGAATGGCCTCCGCCATCTCCGCATTCAGAAAGTCCTCATCGGAGACAATGTGCCGGTGAATGATGAACCGCTCACGCCAGTCCTGCCTTCTGAGCACCACCGCCCGCCCCCCCATCGTGCTGGAGGTGTACTCGATGCTGGCATTCGGGATGTCATCCTCCCCCGAGGCTGCATAGACGTGGATCCATGGGATATGGTCGTAGGTGTGGCCAATCTTGTCGCCATTGACCGGCAGATGCCGCTCGGCCACCAGCGAGCGAATCCCGCCAATGGCGCGGAATTGCCAGTCCAGTTGCACACCGTAACGACCATACCAGACCGCATCCAGCAGATTGCGAATCAGGTGGAACAGATAGGGAGTGCGGCGAATCACACTGGTCAGGTGCTTCTTGACAAACGTGTGCTCCTCATCGCGGTCGTCATCGGTGTCCAGATGCCATTTGAGCGAGACGGTCCCCAGATAGCGTTCCTGCAACTTGCCCATCAGGTTGACATCCACCCGCATGGCCAGAGCATCTTCCCGCGAGTGTCGCATCGCCTCATCAAAGCGCCCGTGAAAATACTTGCGCCAGGCCAGACCCAGGAAGGAGTTGAAGGTCAGGACATGCGGGATGGCAAAACCATCGGACATTTCGCTATAGCGCACCGGAGTGCCATCCGGATACACCAACCCGCCTTGTGGCTGAGATGGCGAAAAAAAACCGTTGTGTCGCTGGCCATTGACCGGAAACATAACCCTGTCCCCCACTGGTTTACGGTGCCAGTGTAGACAGAACTGGTATCCTGTAGCGATTGGCCGCTCTAACGTAAACTTCCCCCCGCCTTCAGGCGTGGGGCTTTCCGGCTGAGCATTAGCCCGCCAGTTCTGGGGCAGCGTTACGAGACTGCCCAAGCCATGAAAGATTCACGGCGGCGTTGTAATCGGCGTTCGTGGAGTATTCGCAGTGCAGACAACGAAACTCACTCTGACTCTTGCGGTTGCCCTTCTCGCAATGTCCACACTGCGAGCAAGTCCGGCTGGTGTTGCGTGGATCAACAAGGATCACTGGGACACCGGCAAGTCGAGATTTGTACTCCACGAACGAACGCAACTGAAAGAAGGACCAACCTGCATGACGTGCTCGTTGCCGCTTGCGAAGCCGTTGTTCCGTACGCTGGCGAATGCCCGTGAGTTCTTCCAGGGCAATGCCGCGTCCGGTGCCTTTAGCCGTGGCAACAAGCTGCTTGCTGATCCGATGGTTTTCGTGTCGCCGAAAGCGTGCTTCACGCCCGGCCAGATTCTTCAATCGCTTCTTCGCTCCTCTGGTTCCTTTCTTCTGCAACCGGCAACGGTTGCGCTGATGTTTCTGGCGAACATTTTCAACTTGCTCACCGGTGTGAGTGTTGCCATCCGAATCGGTGGCGATATTGACGATGCCCAGATCGACACCAATGAAGTCCGTGGCTGGGACAGGCGAACCGTCAGGAACATCTACAGTGACGAGCAAAAACCACTTGCCGTCCTTGCGCAGCACGAGATCGGCTTGCCCCTTACGCAGCGTGAACCGTTCACGCTGGTAAGCCCCAAGTACAAAGGCGACCACGATACGACCCGTCAATGTCCACAGACTTACACGGTCGATACCCTGAAAGCCCATGACACGCTGGTCGTACGTTATAGCGGCGTGCTTGCGGAACCTGGGACGTTTACTCCTGTCCCGCTTGTACGCTTCGACAACGCGATGGATGCACAGAATAGCCGTCTGCGCTGACAACTCAAAACGCTCCCGGACCTCACGATAGAGGAGTTTTTGGGCGGTGATCTTGTTGGCGAGTTGGCGTGAGAACAACTCGCCGGCAATCCAGTCGGCGGCAGCGTTAAATCGCTCCATCGTCTGGCGGAGAGTTTCCTTTTGTTCGGCGTCAGGTAGCAATTGGAGTTGCACGGTAAGTTTCATGCTTTTATCTTAGGAATGATTCACTCAAAGGTCAATTAGTTGCAACGCGATTCCTCCCCATGCCTTTAGGCAAGGGATTCCTCGCTAGGTTCAGTTGACGGCAGACCGGGAATGTACCAGAATGGACGGCGAACAAGGGGGAAATGAGCGAGCCAGAGGTGCCACCCGCCTCTGGCTCGCTGGCGTTTTATTCACAATTCCTGGTTGCAACTGGCAGGTCACTGCGCAAAATGCTACTGTCTACTTTTGCCCAGCACTGTCTTTGGCCCACTGGAGACAGGCCGCGGACATGATTTCTATGGCCGCAACCCTGGAATGGTATTCTCTGGGAAGTTGCTTACGCAACCGGATCAGATACTGTTGTAATGGTTCCGGGATAAAGAACTGCTGCCCCCACCGTGCGGAGAAAAGCCAATAATACATATCCAATTCAGGGTTATTACTTTCTGGACCAGTGAACGGTTCCTGGCTGCCACTTAGGCGGTGCCGCTCTGCTGCCCCCAGTTGCCCCATCTGAAACGGTTCCTTGTCACTCAGCGTGACTTCCTGCACCGGTTGCTGCCGCACGATGGCCGGACCATGCTGGAGCCAGTCAGAGCAGGTACAGGTGACAGAGCAAACGAACCCACGAGAATATGTTGACGTGAATCCTGGTAGACGCACACCCCAGCGACAAAAGTCTTTCCCTAACAACTGTTGTTCACGCATCCGCAGGCATTTTTCCTCGCGGTCAGCATCCTGGTTACCCGTCGCCACAGGTTGCCCATCTGGCGGCACCCCGAACCGCGCCGCCAGTTCGCACTGCACCCGGATAAACTCCGCCCGCTCCGAATCACCATGTTCATCCAGCCAGTCCGCATAGATGAGACGTGGAGCATCCTCGGATGGTTCCTCCAGGATGGCTGCCAGCAATGCCTGCTGCTGTTCGCTCATGACTACTTACCGAGATGGCAGGATGAAGGCGGGCAGGGTGGTATCATCCACCCGCCGCAGTTCCACCAGGTCACAGGGTTGGGTCGTTTCTTGCAGGAACGGGATCAACGCACCATCAGGAACGATGTCAAAGGACGAGTGCCAGAGCCGGAGCACGAATTGCTTGCGATACCAGTCCTCGTACACTGCCTCAATCACCACATCGTCTGGAATGCCGCGGATGACTGGCAGTTGCAAGCAGTGCCGCTCGCCATTCCAGGCCCGCAGCACATCCAGCACCCAATTGTGATTGACTGCCACCAGTTTGTATCGCCTCTCCCGCTGAATCACCTTGTTCACAGGTTGTTCCCCCGTTGGCGCCGCCAGGCAGTTGGCCTGAGGCAAGAACTGCGCACACCTGTCATACAGATCAGCGGCGCCGTCTGCTTCATCCCACACCACTAGCAAACGCCGCACACCCTCTTTGCTCATAATCTCATCGCTAGTCCCGTCAACTCAATCCAACCCCGGAATATCCCAACGGTTCAATGCCGCTTCCAGTTCCTGTATCCGGGCCTGCAAGCGGGCATTCTCGTCCCTCTCTGCTGCCAGCAGGCGAATGTACGCAGGCAACGCCATGCGTGCGAGTGCCATGAAAACGCCATCCTCATGACGATGCACACTGGGAGGTGTGGTACGCAGCATCCCTGACTGGTCAGGATTGGTGCGATGCAGTGGACCTGGTCCATACAGGTACACGTTGGCCGTGACGTTAGACCACGCTACCTGCCACGGTCCCGGTATCGCCATTACCTGCACTCCCTGTCACTGCGCAAAACTCGACTGTCTACTTTTGCCCACCTGCTATGACCATCGCACCCGTCTGTACCTGCGCCGCAGTCGCTTACCCTGCACTGGCAGGACGCGGGCAGGTTTGTCCCACTGGCGACAGCGGCGAATCTCTGCCACTCGCCGCCGCGTTTCTGCCAGTTTGTACCCGCCACGGGAGCGTGTACCCATCAGTTGACTCCAAACTGGCAACCACAATTCGGGCAGTGCTCGCCATACTCAGGGTCACCCTCATCCGCGACCATTGGCGCATGGGTGCTGCAATACACCCCTACCTGCGGATGTCCCCGCCCATCACCACAATCACGACCCTGCGCCAGACAGGTTGCCGGTTGTTCGCAACCAGCGTACTGGCACTGCTGCCCCGGTTGCACCGCCAGCACCGCCTTGCTTAATTGCTCACGCAACCGCTGATTCTCTTGCCGGAGCAAACCTGACTCGTTCCACGGTGAGTAGTACCACGTCCAGAACCGGCCACCACCGCTGCTGCTTTTGCTGCTCAGGCATAACCGCGTGTCTTGCGCGAAATCGTGGATGTGCATTAGTAGCAACCGTTCCTGCTCCTCCTCTACATGCAGTGGCTTTTCATCCTGGTCCGTTGGCACGTCGATGGCCACCACCTTTTTCTCCTGGTTCTCCCAGCGCGGCGTGGGCAGGAATTTTCGTACCGCCCTGTAGGCAGCAGCATCTGCCAGGTTGCGGTGGGCCTGCACGGCATACTCCAGATGCTGCACCGCCCGCTTCAGTCCGGGCAGATGCTGCAAGATGCTGCTTATCACTGCTTCCTCACTGGCATCTCCTGCTTCCACGCTGGACACCTGCCAGGCCATCTCCGCCAGCGGCACCAGCACTTCACCAATGACCTTTGTGTACGGCGACTTACCGCCTTCAGCATCCTCAACAGCGTACCGTAACTTGTCGTGAAAGAACCCACCCACCGCTTCACCGAATTCGCGTGACATCACTTTTCCTCTTTTCGCGCACGCAGTTCTGCCAGACTCAACACCGTGACAATCACCGCAGTTGCCGTCCTGACAAACTTCACCACAAACACCACACCATCTGCCTGATTGACATGAAAAGTACCACCCAACGCCATCCGCTTTTTCGCGGTGAGTTTTTGATACTCCCACAGCAGTCGTTTCGTCTTCTTTCCCACGGGACGACTGCCCCGCAAGGACCGGAGAATGTCGTTGGCATCCGTACAACGAATCCGTTGCCGCCAGCGCGTCAGAGCATGATTGGAGATTAGAACAGTAGTTGAGTCTAGCATGGTTCCAGCACATCATCTTCCAGAAAAGTCCACGGGGGCGCCGCCCGGTATGGTGCCGGGGCCGCCTGAAACCACGCCGCATCAATGAGACTGGTCGGTGTCCCGGCCTCCACCTGACAGCAGGGACACGGTTCGCCCGCATCGGCAGATGCCAGCCAACCACTGGCACATTTCTGGTGCCGCTGTACCCAGGTAATCCTGCGCACCACCCAGCGATGCGCCCGGTAAAACTCCGTGGTCACCCGGTCACCCACCTGGAACGGCGCTTTTTCCACAACTCCCACAACTCCCACAGTTCCCACAGTTCCCGAAGGCACTGCTGGTTCTGGTGGTTGTCGCTGTGGCTGGCGTCTGGCCATTATCGTTTGTCCTCAACGAAAAAGTCGCCGTGTCCCTACCGCTTGCCGCAAACCGGATTGCCGGGCGTGCTGGAGTTGTGACTGGATCCGCCAGTAGCGTTCCACCTCACCAGCCAGTTGTGGATTCTGCCGACACTGCTGCTCATATAGTTGCCGGTTGCGCTCCGTTGGGTAGAAGTCCAGCACCATCGCCCACTGAATCGCCTTCAATCCGCCCAACCGACTTAACGGTACATCGGCGTGGCCGCCAGAAAGCAACGGCACCCGCACCGTTTCCTCTGCAGGCGACTGCACCGCCACTTTCTCTGCTGGTGGCCGCACCGGTGGGCGCACCAGTGCCAGTGGCGGCAGGGAACAACCAGTCACCAGCAGGAACGACAGGCATAGCATAAGATGGTTGGTTCGCATGGTTCACCTTCCAGGTAGACGAATACCTAACAGCGTTAGCACCAGCACCACCGGGGCCAGCAAGGACAGCGACAACCAGAACAGCAGCACGGCGTACCAGGGGGCCAGACCACCACCCAGCACCTTGCCCATGTCCGTGCGAATCTGCTCGAAATGGCGGGCCAGCAGGGTTGCCAGCATCAGCACCAGGCCACAGTACACCCCGCCAAGAAACCACCACCACTCAGGTACCACCACCACCTCCGTTTGTTCTGTCCGCCAGCACGCTGGCACCGCGTAACCGCTGTACTTCCTCATGCAAAACATGCAACTCAGCACGAGCAATAATAACAGCATCCTGCAACCGCTCCCGATCGGCGTTAGCCAGTGACTCCCGTTCCTTGTGCAGGTTGACCTGCGCACGCAGCGTTTGCACCTCTGCCTGGAGTTCATGGCACTGCCGGACCACGGCATTCTTCGCCTCGGTCACTGCGGCCAGTTGCTGCGAAGTTTCAGAGTGACAGGCAAAGCAGATGCACTCTCCCTGCGTCCCCTGCAAGCGAAGCCCCGAGCAAAGTAAACAGCGTCTGTGCATGTTTCACTCCTCCACTGATCAAAATGCGACAGTCTAGTTTTGCGCAGTTGACTGTATCAGGGTGTTTCCATTAGGGGTCAAATCGCACCTGAAACAGGTCCGCTGCGCAAAACTAGACTGTTGCATTTTGACCAGTTACACCTTGACCCGCAGCAAATCCACCGCCCAGCAACCTCTGACGTGCGGACCGGCATCACCACCACAACGCGGGCAACCACCGATCACTTCCACGCTTCCGGTATACTCATCCATGCCAACCCCAGTGTTGCCACAAGTCTCGCAATTTGCTCGACGGCGTAGGTGCCGCAGTATCCTGTCCTCGCCGCACCCCGCTTCTTCCAGGGCGTCGGCAATGATGGCCAGTCGTGCCGGATCCAGTTCGCCCGTCTCCAGAGTGCCGGTGCCGTGGCAGTGCGGGCACGAATCTGCCCCCAACCCGGAAGCACAATTGCAACCGGTTTTATGCGACAGTCCCTTGCACCTATGTGGATAGGTGCATCTTCGCTGGTATGCCTCCTCGGCCAGGCGTGGGATGGTACCGTCGTTCCAGGTGAGCCAGACGTGGTTGACGGTGAGCGGGCGGAAAGGATTGCCGATGATGTCCCGGAGGAGGTTGGCTTGCGTGGCAGGTAAAACGGTTGGTCCAAACACAGTGGAAAAGACGTTGTTATGATAAATCGTCTGTCGCAATGCAACAGCAATGTCTGGGCAGGTTGCACACCACACCCAACCGTCTTCCGCTCTGGCTTGCCTTCTGGCTGTTAGCAGGCCACTGTGTGATAAATACTGGTCCGCATCCGCAAATTGTTCCGCAATTTCCACTGCCTTCTGACTGTGCTCGTTAGCCAGCAGGTTCCAGACCTGGCGACAGACGGTACAGGCGAACAGACGCAATTTCCTGTTGTCACACCGCCACAAAGTGCGTTCCATATCCAGCGTGCAATCAGTCTGATGCAGCAGCGTTTGCAGCATTTCCTGCGGGTCCGTGCTGGTTAACCACTCGGTTTCGGTCATCGCTGACTTCTCCACTGCGCAAACGTAGACTGTCGAGTTTTGCACACCTCTCACCAATCTAGCGACGATGCAAGCCCCAACTGCGCCGGTCCTGTTGCAGTGGCCGATAGGAGGATTGCTCGCTGCTCCGCTGCGGTGGTTTATCCTCGGCATGGGGTGTCATGTTCCGCCGCGGCGTATCCACCCCTGAAGGCACTCCCATGCTAAATCCTTCCGCGTAGGCCAAGTTCAGCGCGTCCATATCATCGGGACTGCGGCCAATCTTGTCCTTGGTGTCCCGCTTGGGTTCCACCACCCGTCGCCCCTGACTGTCCAGCCAGTATTCCGGAGCCAGTGCCTGCTGCTTCAGTTTCTGCCGCAGCAATGGGTCCAGACGTACCAGCGACAATTCACCCCGCTTCGCTCTTTCAGCAACCGTAAACCATAATTCATCGCGTCGCCGTGGATAATCACTCGGTTTGTGCGGACTGGAGCCAGCATTGATCGGGATAACCCGGTAACCGGCCTCACGCAGGCCATCCACCACGCCACCGCCAACACCATCATCATCCACCTTGATCGGCACCTGTTTGGAAATTACCGTTTTCTGACACCACTGCTGACTGGCCTTTTCTGCCCATTCCGTGGCCAGTTGTTTTAACCGGCCAATCGTGTGACTGGTATCCCGCTTGTTGAAGGACTCGTGTAGCAAACTGGTGCCACCCACCCGAACATGGATCGCCGTCCAGTCATCACCGAACCGGGCCACATCACAACCAATCTCGGGAACAGCATCCGCTGGCATGGGTAACACGTTCAATTCCACCGCCCCCCAGAGATTATCAGACCAGATTCCATAGGTTCCCGCAGAGGGCCAGCGCCCCAGACCGCGGGCCTCAAAGATCGGTCCGGGTCTGTACCAGCGCCCGGGCTTGCCAGTGATTGCGCTGGGTGGCCACTCAAAATCCGTGGCGGTGACTTGCTCAGGCGAGAGCGGTTCGCACCAGTCGGCTATCCAGACCTCCACCTGATCTAGCGTCACCGCCGCCGGAATCGGTGGCTCGCGGCCCTGCACCTGAGCAATGATGTTGGGATGCTCGAGCGCCGACACCTCAAACCGGTGCCAGGCCGCTGTGCTGCTGGTGTCCTCCAGATACGCCCGACTGGTCGTATCGGTGGGATTGCAAATAGCGAGCCAGAACATGAAGGGCCGCGGTTTCCACATGGTAGCCGTGGTCGTCCAGTAGGTCGCATCCACACCGCACGCCTCATCGAATACCACCAGCATGCGCTCCGGATGCCGCCCCTGAAAACTCTCCCCTTTGGCTGCCGTGTACCCCTTGGCATAATGCTCCTGTGAGGAGGACATTTCCGGCGCCTTGGGCAGCAGGCCACCAAGTCCCACCCGCTCCCGCTGACTGCGCACCTGTGCCCAGAGCAGATCCACCACATCACGCTTGATCGGTGCCGTGGTGATGGCCAACCCCGGATCGAAGGAGTCGTAAAACCAGTTGACCAGCACAGCGGCGAGATGGGTTTTGCCTACCGAGTGGGCCGATTTCACCAGCGTGCGATAGGGCGGGCGCAGCAGCGAACCCGCTATTTCCCGCTGCCGCTCCCACAGGTCGATTTCCAGGATGTTTCTGGCATAGGCAACCGGGTCAGTCGGGTAGGCATTGACCGGCAGACCCCGGTAATTGGTCACCTGGGGTTGGCCTCGGTTCTCCCGCAGGAGCAGTAGTTTGTCCACCTCCTGCATCTTGCGCTGCAATATGTCTGCCATGTTCCGGTGTCTTCTCGCTCGCCTTCAGGCGGCGCTCCAGTTCATCCACCCGTGCCATCAGATGCAGAACTTCCGTGGTCTTGATCCCCTGGTCCAGGATGGCCTTTGCTGCCACATTGGCCACACTGGGAAACTCGGAATCCAGGTTGTTATCCAGGGTCCGCACCGCCTTGCTCATCCGCGCCGCCAGTTGTCCGGCGGCCCGGTTGACCAAGTTATCCCGCTGCCGCACCACCTCCTTGCGAAAGTCTTCTTCCAGCAGGCGCTTGTGTACAGTGCGCGCTGATACCCCCACCTTCTCGGCTGCCTTCTTGACGGTCAACCCCGAGGCCAGCAACAAGGCCAACTGCTGGTTTACCTGTCGGCGTGGTTTAGCCATAATGCGCAGCAAAGAGAAACGGCGTGAATTTGTGGTTATTCATCACCCGCCTGTCCCATGATGAATACTGGCCATTTTACCAACTGGTGCTTGCCATGTCACACCGCACAAACTGCTGCGCAAAATGCTACTGTCTACTTTTGCGCAGTGGTTGGTTTATCCTGTCGGCACTGCGCACAGCAGACGTGGTCACCGAATACCAGATCGGCGCGGGGATAGTCCGCCCCACAATAACAGCAGTGTTCAATCTGCCCGTCCAGTCGCCAGAGTGCTGCCGCCACCCATTCCGGTGTGCGTCGGGAGCGGGACTCTGGCGAGAAACCGTACCACGTTTCCAGGTACATTTCGCACTGCCGCCGCAACTGACCGATTTCGTCCAGGGTCAGTTGATGCAGATTCACTGTTGCTGGAGAACACGCTGGAGTGGGTTGCTGGCGACCGCGGTCTTCAGGTGGGCGTTTGCTACCCGGTGGGTTGCGCCGGCCAAAGTCACCTTCGCTGCCATCGGTCTGCCAGGACTCGTGGTAGTAGGGTAAATCCGGGTCTGGCATCATCAGGAGTCGCACAGGTGGCGTCCCCAGGATGGCCAGGTAACCAGCATGGTCATCAATCAGGATGTCGATATGGTGCTCCTGGCAGACCACCGCCTTGCAGCGTTCGCCATGAGTTTCGTAGTCGGCACAGATGACTTGCTGGGGCGGAACAGCAAACCCGTTATCGTGGCAGAAAGTGGTGGCTTTCTGGTGTGGCTTCATGTCGCTGATAACGAACACCTCGAGCTCAGAGGAAAGCAGCAGGACTTGCACCAGCGGTCGGAAGATGTCCGGGTATTTGGACAGGCACCCGCCAATGTCGAAAGCAATCCGGGTCATCTGGTTTTCCTCTTCCTGCGTGCTGCGCAAAAGTAGACTGTTGAGTTTTGACCAGTGGGTGGTATCACTTAGGACCGCACCACATACGCTTCCAGACGAATCAGGTCCGGGCGCTGCTCGGACAGATACATGCGCAGCGGTGACACCTGCTCACCTGCCTGGAGTTGTCCCACCTTCTCCCGTAACTGGAGCGTGGCCTGCCGGAATGCGGGCAGCGTGTCGTCGGCGTTGGGCGGGTCACGGAACTCCACCACCACGCAGCGCACCACCTGACCACTTAGAATGGCTCTCTGCACCGTGGTTTCTTTGGCCAGCGGTTGTGGCCAGAGAAGATCCCAGATGACATCCAGTTCACCGAACACCGGCACCCCGGACCAGACCACCCGCTCCGTGCTGCTGCTGACAGTAGGTAATACCAGAGCGGTTGCTGCCGCGGCGGTCAAGGTGCAAAACTCACGACGATTCATGTTAGGCTCCTGTCGATGGGGTTGGCGGAGTTGGTGGAAAGTGCTGCAGCCAGTTGGGGTGCGTACGCGGCGGCCAGGGTGGCAATGGTGTTGACGTTGATGGCAAAGGCGATGTTCTCGGCACTGTCGCGGACTGCCACGTTCAGGCCAATCAGTTGCCCCTCGCTGTTGAGCAACGGACCACCCGAATTGCCCGGATTGATGCTGGCGTCGTGCTGAATCAGATCGTCCAGTACCGACCCCGTTGGCATGGTGATACGCCGCCCCAGTGCCGAGATGATGCCAGCGGTGACCGTGTTGGCATACCCCAGCGGCGACCCAATGGCCACCACGGTTTCCCCCACCAGCAGATCCGGAACCGGATGGATTTCCAGACAGGGCAGTGGTGTGGCATGATTGACCCGCACCACCGCCAGGTCATGCTCCTCACTGCGGTTCAGCACCAGGCCGGGCAAGCGCTCCCCCGTGGCCAGCACCACCTCCACATCGTCAAAAGTACCAACCACATGACGATTGGTCAGGATGATGCCGCTTGGCGAGACAATGGCACCCGAACCAATGGAGGGACGCGAATCCGCCCGCGTGTACACGTTGATCGTCACCACAGCCGGTAACACTTTTTCCACCACCTCGACAATGACACTGCGCCGACTCATGACGAAATTCCTCTCTGGATAGTCAGGATAAATCGCGCCGGGCATCCTGGGGATGGTGCAGTTCCTGGCACTGCGCCGCCCGCTGCTGCAAAACCTGCCAGTATTCCGTGGTCCCGGGCAAATGTTGGGTCGGTTCCGGTTTGCTGGCCACGACATTGTCAAGCCCTGCCCCTCGCATGTTGCTCCGGCAAACCAGATGGCCAAACCGTGTCAGTACCGCAGGATCGTGATAACAGGTCCAGCACAATTGCCGGGGCCGATTGGCCACCTTCTGCTGACAGTTCCGGCACTGCGGTTTCACTGCGGACAACTCCATTTTGAAAAACGTCGGCACCAGGCACCCAGTACAACTATTTATGGCGGATTTCCTGCAAAATTCGGTTGGCAATCCATCCCAAAGATTTGAACAGTTTGCTCCGGTCGCCGTACAGGTCTGGATAAAGCACCGTATGAGCGAGGTAGGTGCTGGCACATACCTCGCAAAACCAGAAATCATCATGGTTTCCTTCTGCCCAGCGCTCCGTCCCCTCACCGCGATAGTTTTTCAGCGGGATGCCGCGAAAACCACAGCACTCACATTCTCCTGGTGACTCTGTAGTTTGTTCCTGCTCACCCATGACAAAAACTCCTCTCCACCATTCACTGCGCAAAAGTAGACAGTTGCATTTTGCGCAGTGAGCAGGCTACACCGGGGTTTCCTTGACCACGATTGGCACCAGCACATAGCGATAATGGTCCGCCGTGGTCAGCAAGGATGGCGAGGTTGCATCCTGCAAGTGCCAGGTCACCTCCTCGTCAGTCGGCAGCACCTTGAGAAAGTCCAGCACCGCCTGCGGCGCCAGGTAAATGGTGAGGGCCGGTCCCGTGAACGCGATGGGAATGGCCACCTTGGCCCGCCCCGTTTGCGGTCCCTGTGCCGACAGGGTCAACCTCCCATCCGTGAAGGCAAACTGCACCCGCCGCGTTTGCTCATCCGTCATCGTCGCCGCCTGCCGTACCGCCGTCAACAATACCCCAACCCGTACTTTGGCCGTGGCCACACAATCCTTGCTGGCTGGAATCACCGCCTGCCAGTTTGGAAAACGTCCCTCCACCAGCCGGCTATACAATAATCCCCGCTCACTCTGCACCAGTATCTCATTGGCGCGCAGCGTTACCATGATCCGCTCGTCCGGGTCGGTCAGCAGCCGTGCCAGCAGCACCAGTGCCTTTTCTGGCACCACCGGTTGCCCCTGCGGTGGCGCAGTGCCATTGGTTTCTACCTCCTGCTCCGTCACCGCCAACCGCCGTCCATCCGTGGCCACCAGATGCAGCGCCGTCCCCCGCACATCCCAGAGAATGCCCCGGGTTGCCGTGTAACGGGCATTCTCCTCTGCCACCGCGAACAGTGTCCTGGTAATGAATTTCTGCACGTCACTGGCCAGCAAAGAATACCCAACCAGGCCACTGACCACCGGCATATCTGGGAAAATGCTGGGGTCTTCCCCCGGCAATTCAAACTCCGTGCTGTCAGTAACAATGGTCGTCGTGGTGTTGTCCGAGGTGATGGTCAAACTATCGTCGGGCAACTCCCCCAAAATCGCAGTCAGTTTGGCCGCAGGCCACAGCGCCGCTCCCGCCTCCAGCACCGCCACCGAACGCAGGTCCAACCGTAGACCAATCTCGGTATCCGTGCCCTGCACCGTGATACCGTTGTCCGTGGTGGACACCTGGAAATTCGCCAGCACCGGCATGACCTGCTTGCCCGTGGGAATTACTCCCAGTATGGTCTTGCACAGTGCCAGTAGTCCCTGCCGATGTACCGTGATCTTCATGATAATTCCTTGCCGGTTTTGAGTCGTTCCAGGTCGCGTTCCGCCCGCAAGAGTGTGTCCACCCAGGGTTCGCCTGGCTGCTGCTCGGCCAGGTCGTGGTGCCAGACCGAACCACCATAGCCGTAGTCGAGTACAAAACTCCAGCGCAGAGTATGACTGGACAGGTGCAACCGCACCGCCACGATTTGCCGCGCCCGCCGGTGAGATTGGTTGAGTTGCACCGCCAGTTTTCCCTGCGCTTTCAGGAGGGATGTCAGTCGCTGTTCAATGACAGCCTGACTCCAGGGAGCATCCTGGTAACCGTAATGCGGAAACCAGATACGCTGCTGGCCACCCACCCGGATGTCGAACGCCTCCCGCCAGGCGTCCACCGAGTCGTTGCCAATGTCCAAAAGGGCGTAGTGAAAACGCCGCTTCAGGTCGCCCAGACTGACCACGGGCCGAATGCTGGTCATGCCAGTGCAGGTGGGTTGGCACGATAACAGCGCCTTGACAGCGTGGGCCACCCAGGGTTGCCGCTGGCGCTCGGGCGTGTCCAGTTCCTGGGCCGAGCGCACCATCCAGGCCAGCACCCCAAGTGCCTGCTCAACGCTGTAGGGATAGGGCCAGTAGCAACCAGGGCGCACCAGTTCCACGAAGTGACAGGTAACACAGCGTTTGAGTTTGCTGAGCGCTGGCATCACTCCATCCTCTCTGCCAACCGGGTACACTCGGGTTGCGACCAGGCCACCCGCCAACCAAATAGAGACTTTGCATGCTGCCTTCCTGATAGCACATGCCATACCACCACCACAGCATTTCCCAGAGGAGAGTGCTAAATCCAGAAGTGCTCACTGCGCAAAATGCAACTGTCTACTTTTGCCCACTCACTCAGCACCCTGCAACTCCAGCAGGCGCAGCACTCCCGCCGAATCCAGGTGCTGTTCCAGCAGGAAAATCACCTCTGGCAATTCCTGCTGCGGCACCAGTCGCAACACCTGCGCCGCCACTTCTGCCGGACTGCCCACCAGCACACCAGTTGCCTCTCTGCCGCCGAGCAGCGGCGCAGGTGACTTCTGGACCACTGCTACCTCTTTCGCTGGCAGATGGGCATCCCGCAGCGCCAGGAACTCTGCAATTGCCTCTGCACTGACTACCTTGCCCAGCAAACACCGCCGCCATCCCGACTGCAATGGCCAGGACACCCCAAGCACTTCCAGCTGCTGCCGGTTCCAACCACCATTCCGACTCATCCCCTCTTCCAGCAACTCCCGCGTTACCACTGGCATACCAGCACCTCACTGGGCAAAAGTAGACAGTTGCATTTTGCGCGATTTGTGGAAATTTTCGATGAAATTTGTGCGGATTTCCGTGCGCACTTCTAGCGCTAGCTATTTCTTTGTCTTCTGGTCTGAGAAGACCTGTCGTGTTATCTAGCACATCATGTACCACTGAGAAGAGTAGTGGTCTGCTCCCAAAATCCTTCGGGTTCGCAGGCGGGCGCACCGACCCCGTGCGGAGTCGGTGCAAGTGGTCAAAATCCCCCTGGGACGGCAGTTCGGTTCGACCTTCCGGGGACCGGTTGGGGTTGCCAACCATGTGCCAGGACAGTGCTGCCTGGCGTGGTTTTTTAACGCTGTTCACCCGGAATTCGCACCCGTCACAGCGTCCATCGTGAGCGTTTGTCAGACCGTTTCGGCAGGCACATCTGACCGATGGAATACGAACAACCTTGACCCTTGGCGCTGTACTTGTTTGGACTTCACCAGTCCCTTTGCCTCGGCTGTCGGTGGGTCAGATACCGTTTCCCAAATGGTGGGTGTCGTTTTGACTTCAGCAGTATCCCGCACCCGGCAACAGGCTTTTGGGATGTGCTGGTGGTCAAAATGCGACTGTCGCATTTTGACCACTGGTTAGTCGTGGCCAGAAACAAAATCAGCCATTGTTTCCAGCAGTGTGACCTGCGAGTCCACCCTCACGACAGAGGTGATTCGCAACTGCTGGAAACAATGGCTGAGAGTGTATTCTCAGTGTCGTGATGCTGCTTTTCAAGTGCCGGTCAATAGCACAGAATCAGAATTTACCCGAAGCGTCATCCCCGTGCAACCGACGCTGCTCTACAAAATCGATAATTTCTTTGGGCACGAACATGCCGGGCATGTAGTTGGTGCCCTGGTAACGAAACGGCAGCAGGACGCGGGTAACACCGTTCTCGGTGCGCAGGCAGCGTGCGGTTGGTTCGCGGCGCTCCAGTTCTGCCAGCACTGCCGCTGCCTGCCGGTGACTGTACCCGGTCGCAATGGCCTCGGAGATACCATACTGCAACAGGCGTTTCAGTTGCATATCGCTGACACGCTCCCGCGGCGAAAAGGTAAACGGTTCATCCGCCTTCAGTTCTACAGGATTTCCGGATAACTCAGCAACGAGTTCCGCCAGGTTGCTGTTCTTTTCCTGTCGGACAGTGTTGAGCAACTCTTCCGTCAACTCATACGCCCGCTTCTCTGTCAGGTTGGTGGCAGTAACCCCCAATTGTTTCAGCAACTCCATCTGCCACTTCAGTGCTGGTCGCTGGTCGCTCAGGCCGACTGCAACCGGTTCCGGTTTCTTACCGAAACTGACCACATGCGGCACTGCCACGGTTTTCTCGGGTGCTGGTTTCAGCCAGGTCGTTGCCAGTACACTGTCCAGCAGTTCGCCGTTGCGGCCATGCCAGAGACAGCGGCAGGTTGGTCCGTCCCGGTGAACTTCGGCCACCGTCATCCGGGGACCGCCGGACTTCAGTTGTACCACGTCACCCACCGCGAATTTCACTTCAGCCATCGACTCACCTCGCTTCTGCTGCGCAAAACTCGACTGTCTACTTTTGCCCACCTTGATCAGGAATGCGATTCACTGCTGCGCAAAATGCAACTGTCTACTTTTGCGCAGTTACTCCAGTTCCCAGCCAGCGGCAACCAGTTCGTCATGGGTGATGACTGCCACTTTCAGCAACTGGCAGGTGCAGACAAAGAAACCGCTGGACACAACATAGGTCACCGCCTCGATCCGAAACACCCGGCCAACCCCTGGAAATGGCACATTATCGAGTTGGCAGGCCAGTCCTGGGAAGGGCGGGAACGGCAAACGGATACGCTGTTCGTAGACGTGTCCCGTGGGCGCCACAATTTTGCAGTGAACAGGGAAGCCGCTCATGCCGTCACCTTCAGCAACAACCGCGCCAGGCAGACAGCGTGGGGTGCCGTCTTTGCTTCGACAAATTCCACTTGATTGCTACTGGCGTAATCCCAGATCGTGACAACGTAGTCACCACGTTGGCGCCGCGTCAAAATCACACCGCAATCAGTGCCAAACGACTCCAGCACCTCTTCCAGGTCGCGGAATTCGGTGCTGTAGTTCGGTAGGTCGCGGATCACTTCGCCTTGCGCGTCACGCTGCCGCGAACCGCAACGCCACCAATCTGCGTAGCGATTGTCTGGGAACTCGTCGGGCAATTCCGTGAACACCAATGGGTTGAAATTCCAGCGCACGAAATCCGGTGTGTCGGGCGGAAATAACCCAGCCAAATTATGATTATTGTTGCGCCACCAGCGCCAGCCAAAGACGTGATAGGCTATCAGGCCGTCGAGTTGCCGTCCGGGTGGCAGAGCGAGAATTTCAGCACGGGTCATGGTCACTCCTCCTGGCCGCTCAGGGTACGCTGCACCAGATCCAGACGGCGCTGCAAGATAGCCTTGTCACGCTCCAATCTGCCAATGGTATCCAGGTGCCGGTCGGCACAATGCGACCACGTTCGGGCGTTGTCCAGGTTGCTGTTAGCCGCATGGAGTTCCTTGCGACACAGCACAAAAAACACCAGCGCCAGGCCAAAGGTGACCAACAGCAACACTTCACAGTATTCCGGAGTCAAAAACATCAGCAGTCCTCCTCGAATGGTCCGTACACCTCGACCATCAGCGCCGCAGCCTCGTGCAGTCCCAGTTTTTTGGCTTCAGAGACGTAGTGGGGCCAACCATTGCCGTTGCTCACCTCCTCGCTCAATCCGCATAGACTGGGCCGCGACTCCCACCCCTTGCACCCTTCTGCTTTCTCGATTCTCTCGATGGCGTCCAGGATGGCCTCGCATTTCATACATCGGACGTAGTCAAATGTCTCACCGAAATCGTGCTGATCGTTGGGACAGGTGACACCCGTGGTGCCGTCCTCGCTGTTGGCATCCTCGCAGAAGCGGCACAACTCATACTGCTGCTGATGGATGGTGCGCCGCTGTTCGCTGGCAGCGATGAGACGGTGGCACTCGTTGCAGGTGGTAGCCGTGGCTGATGCCACGATGTTGCTATCGACTACCTCCGCGTACCAGTCATAGTCGATGTCAAAGCACATAGGTTGCCTCCATTAGCACAAGTGGTCTTCCAACCGCGACACATCACGCTGCAAGGCTGCGCATTGTCGCTCCAGTTCCTGCACCCGCTGTTGGCTTCAGTGACGTAGTGGATACCTGCCCTGATACCAGAACTCTTCGGGTTTCACCCGTCCCCACAATCCCCGAATGCTGTAGAACCGCTGCCAGGCGATCAGCGTTGGTTCATCCCAGTCGTACAGGGTTGGCAATGGCCCACCCAGCCAGTCCAATGGACGCAGGCGTTGCGGCCAGGGGTGGGCACCGTTGGCGATAATCTCCCGCAAGCGCTGGGCGCAAGACTCTTTCGGCTCATTGCCGATCAGGCAGTACACCCGGACCTTTTCCCCGGTATAGCCATGCTCACGCAACAAGCGTAGCATGGTCAGCGCTTCGTCGCGTTCGCTCAAATCGTCGTAGCCAAAGCGCCAGTAGCGCAGGGGGAATTGCCGCCAGCGCTCCAGGGTTGCGCCGTCAAACGTATGCGGTTCAAAACCACTGTTGCAGTCTACCAGTCCACCGCCCCAACTCTCCTGATAGCGGCGAATGATGTGCAGTTGATATTCCGCTGGTAATGCGGACAGGTTGTTGTCCAGCAACAGCGGCGATGGTTGGGCATCGGGATAGTACCGAAACGCTGTCCACTCCAAACGCGGTACAGGGCAATTGCCGCAGGCTTTGGTGTACGCTGGACAGCCGCGACTGAAGTAGACCATCGGATATTGACCGGGTTCGCGTTCAAAGCGGTCGTCGATGCCGACAAATGGCTCTATGCCCGTCTCCCGCCGTACATAATCGGTGTTGGCTGGATGGAACGATACCGCTGGTCCGCCAATCCACACCTCTCCGCTGTAACGGTGCTTGGCGAGGCGGGCCATCTCCACCAGTGTCGGCAGACGCCAGGAGAACACTGCCGAGAAACAGTAGAGGTCCGCTTGATCAAAGAGCGGATCCAGAGTTGTCTGCTCGCTCACCTCCCAGCCCTGACGACGTAGCCACCGGGCCAGTTTGAGTGCGCCCAGAGATTCTAGACGACAACCTACTGTGACCACAATGGCTTTCATGTCACCTCCGCGTACCAGTCGTAGTCAGCCGTGAAGCACATGGTTACTCTCCCTATGTCGCCTGCCGTAGACGGTGGAACCCGGCGATGCCTTCCTGTTGCGCAGCCACCTGCCGCTCCAACTCCAGCACCCGTGCCTGGAGTTGGTCCAGCATTTTCTGCTCGCCATCGGAGAGCGTGCGCCAACGCGCCGCCTCGGCGCGGGCAGCAGCACATTCACGCTCGGCGGCGTGGCAGCGGCGGATGATGGCTGGTGTGGCGGTACGAGCGAGAGCGAGGAACTCACGATCTGCACTCGGCGCAGAGCATCCGCAGTCATTACAGCCAACGATGGCTAAGGGGCGAAACTCGCCGAATAATCTCTGCTCGAAGTCGTCTTTGACAGGGCGGTGCGTGGTCAAGGTGTTTCGATTCGAGCCGCCATCTCTGGTCCAATCTTCCCATGTCCACGGCCCAGGCGTGGCAGCCTCACACACGGCCAGGTCTGCCGCCAGGTCGCGGGCCAGGTCGTCAGGCGTGGGTGGGGGGATGGTGGATGGTGGATGGTCGCTCATGGTTCATCTCCGTGCGCAATGCGGGTCTGCCTGTGCTCCTCGCGACAGTCAGGACAGTAATTGCCGTCCGCTACACCGTGCTCACAGATACCCGCCTCACTGAGCCAATCCCGATAGGCATTGTGAACCGCCACGGCGCAGACGTGGCAGAGGACAAATGACGCCACGGTGCCGTTGTGCTGCGGCACCTCGACAACAAGACAATCGCTGTCGCCCAGCACCAGGAGGCAGTCACAGCACTGGCAGCGTGTGGTGTCCTCGATAATGGCATCTTCCAGAGCGGTAAGTTCAACGAAGTCACTCACTTCATTTGTCCTCCACGGTGCCATCTAGCCAGATCACCTTGACCGGCTTGCCTCGCTTGATGGCATAGTCCATCGTGTAAAACGTGCCGCCATGATTTTGCCAGGTTGCCACGCCCGAACAGCCAATCAGCAACTCAGTGGCGTCCACGATGTCGCGATTGCGGGCGAGGTATGGCTTCGCGGGCAACGTCTGGTCAGCGTGTTTGTTGAAGGCGCGGTGGGTTTCATCCACGGGCGGATGGCAGATGATGTCCCAGGTGTCGCCATCCTCAGCGTCCTGTCTCAGTTCATGCACCATGTCGGCGGCATCGTCGTCAGCACCAATGCAGTCGCCGTGGTGGAACTCGGTGAACGTCGGCAGTTCACTGATGATAGCCGTGAAAGCCTGACATTGCTCCGGGGTCATCCCGTTGCGTGTGCCAGTGAAGCCGATTTTCATTTCGCACCTCCACGATCATAGTTAAGTAGCCTTATAGTATCCACAATCATCGCATTTCTGATGAAAGTCGGAACCGCATTTGTAATCAGAGGAAGTCCATTTTCTTAGGTTAGGATGAGTGCAAACAGTCTGCAAAGCAGTTATTTGCGCTTTCACCTCAGTAACCTTTCCTTCTAAAACCACCAATTTTGCTATCAATTTTGCATGTTTCTCTTGAATCTGCTCTTGGGTCATTTCACACCTCAATTTAGACAAATGCAAACCCAGTAAGGCCAACTACCTCGCCGCATGTGCCACCCGTGGTGATAGAGCACCACAACCGTGCCGCTGACTCCAATCCAATTGGATGTTAGCATTTCACACCTCGCAACAGGTCGATTGCCCAGCAGCCGCGCACATGCGGCCCGCGCAGGGGAACCCAGGTAGTTTCACGTTTCCAGCCGCGCCCAACACAATGACGACAGTTCGGCGGGATCATGTATTTCACATGCGGTCGATTCAACTTGTCCAGGTCTCTACCAGAACCTTTACAACGCCAGCACTTCTCCGGCACCTGTTCCTGTCCCCGCAGGTGACGCAACAACACCTCCTCGCAGCACCCCGCTTCCTCCAGGGCATCGGCGATAATGGCCAACCGTCCCGGGTCCAGTTCGCCCATCTCCAGTGTGCCGGTGCCGTGGCAGTCGGGACACGGATCACTACCCAAACGATACATACCAGAGTACGCCGGTACTCTTCCCTCACCCTTGCACTTCTCACACAACCTGTTCACCCGCTCCTGATACGCCTCCTCGGCCAGACGCAGGATGGTGCCGTCCCGCCAGGTGAGCCAATGGCGGGGGACACGAAAATGCTTGCGCCCATAACCAATTTCGTCCACGGGTTCCACCAGATGCATCGGGCGGAAGGGGTTGCCGATGATGTCGCGGAGCAGATTGGCCTGGACAGCAGGCGGAACACACTCGTCGCGGTCATACTGGCTGAGATTGCAGACCAGATCAGGACCGATATCAATGAGGCAATCTCGATCCCACAACTCTGCGTAGCGTGACGGCGACCCTGGTGGATCGTTGAACAATTCATCAGGATAGGCTTTTTCCCGCTCATCCTCCGTCGCCAGTCCATCCGCATAGCGCTCTGCCACCTCTACCGCTTTCCGACTGCGGGAATCGGTGAGGAGTGGCCAGACCTGGCGGCAGCAGGCACAGGCAAACAGTCTGAGCTTCCGGTCGGTAATTACCGGGTGAACTGACGGACGGTAATCACGCTCGTCGTTACACCACTCCAGCATCCGCTGCGGGTTCGTGCAGGTCAGCCACTCGGTTTCGGTCATGGCACTTTCTCCAGTGTCACGGGTGGAGTGTCCAAAACCCGGCGTAAACTGGCCAGCGGAAACCAGTCCCGTTCCACCTGGTCGTCCTTCGTGTGCCAGATACACTCCACCTGCCGCAGATTATCGTTCACCTTGGCCACGCTCATCCGCGGTCCCCCAGCAGTCAGGGTCACCACATCGCCCACCTGCAACTCCTGCCCGCTGCCCGCACTGACCACAGCACACCTCTCTCTATTGCTGCGCAAAAGTAAACAGTCGCATTTTGCGCAGTGGCTTCTCAGGGTGCTACACACCCGCATTCCAGCCAGGCCCGGTGAACCAACGGCCAACCTGTTTTCAGCATGGTTTCACAGGCACGCGCCGCTTCCTCGATCTCCGCTTGCGGTTGACTTACCACGGCAGCATCTTCGTTGTGGATACGCAAGGACAGGAAGTGCAAAAGTGACCGTGGATTGCACTGGGCAAAGCAGGTGGTGTAGGTCGCCAGCGGCAGTACGACCCGGGCCACTTCGGCGGCAATACCTGCCGTTGTCACCAGATTCTTGTAGGCAGACCAACCGGTTGCGTAAGAGAAACGCAACATTTCCAGCAAAACGGTGTAGTCTTGCTTGGAAATGGCCACCAGTTGCGGTACGGTCGGTTTGTGTTCCGGACCTGTGGTGAGTGGTCGGTTGGCACGCGGAACCCAGAACACTGGTTGTAGTGGTGGCGGATTACCAACACGATGCCAGCGCCCGCTTAACTCAGCATAACTCCAACCCACCCGATGCCGCTGCCATTGTCTGATGACAAACAGCGGCACATGCAAACGAAAATCCAGACAGCCAAACTCAAACACACTGCCGTGTCGCTTTTTCATCAGCATGCGGATGAGACGATAAACCTCCTCATCACTGGCAGTATCGGCGTTCTTGCCTGCTGTGCCCCAGGCACGGGCGGCAATCAAACGGTCGCCACCGTAAGTACCTTCCAGAGTGCAACTTATTTCACTGGTAAGTGTGATGTCGCTCATGCTGGCTTCTAACCAGTTCCTTCCTTTTGCCGTTTTTTCTGCCACCGTTCCTGCGCCGCTGCGTTCCACTGCCGAATCATCTCCAGGTCCGCATCCATCCGGGCCGCATCCACCAGCACCACCTCTCCCGTAAACGACCAGATGGCATAGCAGACCTGCCCACAACGCGGCAACCGCTCCACCGGTTTGGCTTCTGGCACCTCTTCCAGCAGTTCCTGTTCCTCTTCTTCGCTCACCTGCTGTTCGCCTCTCACTTCCTCTGCAACTTCTGCCGCAGTTCTGCACACTGGTGTTGCTTCTTCTCCCAGGTTGCCTCGCACATCTGTAGCAACGTGGCGATGTCGGCAGGTGGATTGTGGACATACTCGGCTGGATTTTCCTGGCGCAGTTCCTCCACCGCCAGCGTTTCCAGATCGAAGTCTTCTTCCCAGGAAGCGAGGTCCAGATCCTGCACGATTTGCCGGAACACCTCCCGGTAGAGGTGTGCCCGCAGGTTACGCAGCGCCATCCCGTCTGGCACCGTCACCACCACGGTTGCCAGCGACTTCTTGCTCAACGTCACCGTCACAATCGCCATTGCTTTTCCTCAATTTCTTCCTCAATTTCTTCCTCAATTTCTTCCTCAATTTCTTCCTCAATACCAACACCACTGCGCAAAAGTAGACAGTTACATTTTGCGCAGCGACCTGTCAGCACACTTCTTCCAGTATCAGCACGGTCTTCTTCTCGGCGCTGCGGGTCAGGGTCACCTGCACCAGGCCATCGAGCCAGGTTGGCGAGTCATCCACCAGCAGTCCGGCCCGCTTCAGGCTATCGCACAGCAGTTTGCTAAAAGCGTCCAGGTCGGGCATGACACCCCGCCGCCACCCGTACAGATGCAGCGCCACCCGTCGCTTCCCGGTCGCCTGCGGCACGTTCTGGTTGTGCGCTTCCGCCGCCAGGATGTCTGTCGTGGCCGTCTTCAACCGGTGCGCCGTCCGCCAGTGCCGCCCAAAGCACTGATTGAGGCGGGGCGGATGCCAGTTGGCAATGGTGAGTGTGTGAGTTGTCATTGTGTTTCACTTCGCCAAAGTAACCCCGGTCTGGTTCTGGTACTTGCCCTGCTTGTCGGCATAGGTCTTTTCCGGCCTGTCCTCACAGCGGAGAAAGATCATCTGGCAAATACCATGCCACACCCGTAACTTGACCCACGACCCGGTCAGGTTGCTGATCTCAATGGTGAGTTTGCCGCGCCAACCCGGTTCCGCCGGGGTGGTGTTGCACAGCACCCCTACCCGCGCATAGGTGCTCTTTCCTAGCGCAATCGCCAGACAGTCGTCTGGCATGGTGATTTCTTCCAGACTTTCCCCCAGCACAAACCCGCGTGGTTCGAGCATGTAGAACTGGTCCTGCCGGACGTTTTTCCACAGTTCCGGGTCCAGGTTCAGAGGATCGAGAATGTGATGCGGGCCACCCGTGTAACAGCGAAAATTCGCCCCTAACCGCAGGTCATACCCGGCACTCGACAACCCCGAAGAAATGATGCCCGTCCCATTGACTCCCGCACTGAAGGGAACCAACCCCACCACCTGTCGCAGTACATGATCTGGTAACACGCTCACAATTACTCCTCCTCTTCCTCACTTGCTGCGCAAAACTCGACACCAGCATTTTGCCCACCCAGTTCATTGACTGCACACCCCAGCACCGCGGCTATGCGTGCCATCACCTCTTCCTGCACAGCAATCACCCGCTGCCGGTCCCGGTGGTGCAACTGGCCATGATCGCGGCACCAGTCCAGGGCGACGAGCAAGGTGGCGCTGGCATCCAGCAGCACCAGGGCCTCGGCATGACGCAGACGCTTGCGCACAGCGGTTTTTGGCATGCGGTTATTCCTCGGTTTCCTGTTCACTCATCTTCATTGCCATCTGCCACACTGCACCCAGCGGCTCCAGTTGGCGCACCACCTTGTAGATGCCGCACAACTTCTCCAGCGCATCCCAGTCAATCCGCCGCACCAGCGTCAGGATACGTTGGGTGGTGTCTGCTGGTGCGACTGCTGGTACTGTCGGGTTGTCCCGGAGTTGTCCCTGTTGCCGCAAAATCTGTTCGCGTGCCTTGTCGTACAGCAGACCGCAGTTCTGCAAAAACTGCTTCCAGTAATCTTGCCGAAAGAGTGCCAGCAGAAGGTGTTCGGTGCCAACGTAGTTGTTCTTCAGGCTTTTCGCCTCTTCAATGGCGTGCTGCACCAGTTGCTTGACTGACTCGTTTTGCGGTAAGCGGTCAACACATGGTTTGGCTGCACGGATTGACACCACATTCGACAGCGTCATTTGCAAGTCACGCAGGTTGCACCCCAGACTGGTCAGCGCGGCAATGGCGTTGCCACTACCTTCTTCCAGCAGGCCCAGCAACACATCCGCCACGTCCACAAACTCACTGCCGCGCTGCAGGGCCGTGCGGTTGGCCAGATGCATCACCTTGCGCACGGTCAGTAAAGCGTTCGTACATGGTCCTACCTCAGTAGTTGCACCACACGGATTCCGTCATCACTCGCTTGTCCTTGCCACCCGCAGCATGGTTGGGGATCTCGAAATCATGCCGCGTCCACCCGGAAAGCAGGTCGTCATACAGGTCGTTGCGATACCCCGATAATGCGACCTTGCCCACGCACTGCTTGAGCAGGTGCAGCAACTCCACATGCTGCGCCACGGTCATCTCATGCCGGTACACCTGCGGTGCCGTGCGGGTCGCTGGCAGATACGGCGGATCGCAGTAAAAGCACGTCTGCTTTCCGTCCTGACCACGAATCACCTCGAGCGCGTCCCGGTTGAGAATCAGTACTCTCTTCAGTCGCTCATGTACCGCGGGCAACCACTCAATGGCAGTCAACCAGGCCGACACCTCGTTATTCATCTGGCGCCGGGTTCTGGTCTTCGTTATCCCCGTAAATGACTTGCACCTCCCGGCCAGCGACTGACGGCAGAGGATGAAGAATTGCACCGCAGACACAACTGCTTCGCTGCGACTACCTGGCGCAGGAAAGGCTTGTGCCATGTTGTGGAATTCATGTGCCATACGCCAGTGCTCCTCACTGAATGGCGTGGCCTCGATGATCCTCTGAAACTCGAAAAACCATTCGGGGCGAGATAGCACTCGCCAGAAGTTTACAAGTTCGCCGTTGATGTCATTGACCACCTCACTGACACCTTCCGGATCCTTCTGCAACAGCACTGCCAGGCCACCAGCAAACGGTTCAACGTAGTGGATATGGGGCGGCAGCAGTTCGATAATCCGTTTGGCCAGGTAGTTCTTGCCACCGTGGAAACTTCAGCGGTTGAGAAATGCTCAAACCGCACCTCCTTTCTGCAAGAATTGCTGGAGCAACCGTAGACGCTGCATTCTCCGTTGCCGCCGCAACTGGCCCCGCTGCAGGGCTTCCAGTCCCAGACGCGACCACCATCGCCGCTGCAACTCCTCCTTGCTCGGCGCTGGGTGTTTCTCCGGTTTGGGTTCTGCCGGTGCCATGGTGCAGACACAGATATCCACAAAACCCCACCACCCGCTCGAAAACCGCTGCGTCATAATCACTCCTTTTCCTGTCACTGCGCAAAATGCGACTGTTTACTTTTGCGCGGTGGACACCTTATACAGTTTCGGTGCCAGTTTCACCAGCAACCCGCGTGCCACCAGGCCGCGCTGACCACACAGCGATGGGAAAACCTTGTGGGTGTCTGGATGTTCGGGAAACCCGTCCAGGCCAAACTTTTTCGGATTGCTCTGCCAGCAGGCCAGCACCAGTTGCGCCATGGTGAATGGTTGCGGCAATACCTTTGCCACCCGGTAGATGTCCCGGGCAATGGTACTGGGGGCCGCAGTCGTTGCTGGTAGAGGAGTGGGAGTGTTTGTAGGAAAAACTTGCTGGTAGCAGTGCTGAAACTCAAGTTCGCTGCAGGATGCACCATCCTCCTGCAGATGGCGATTGATCTGGTTGTGGGTGGCACCCTGGCCCAGATGCTCCAGCAGATGACGCACCTGTGCCTGCACATGCTGCCGCCGCTCCACGTCGCTCTGACTGCGCCGGGCCAACTCCAGCGCCGACTGCCGCACCTTGTTCGCCAAACTATGATCGTGCTGCATGGCACAATGCCCCCCATTCATCGGTCGAACGAATCATGGCCACAAAGTCATCGCGGGTTTTTCCGGATTGCAGCCAGTCATCCAGTCCAAAACCATGCGACTCCCGAACAGATATTCCTGGTAAAGGCACCACGCGCGTTCGCCATACACCATGCCACTGCAAGCACCCCAGCACCGCCTTGGCGTGGCGAACTCCTGGTTCATCCATGTCCGGTATCACGGTCACTCGTCTACCTAGCAATAACTGACTGTGTGCTGGACGCCACCTGCCCGCACCACCGTGATTGCAGGTCGCCACCACGGGTAAGCCAAGTGCCTCCACCATATGCACTTTCTTTTCTCCCTCCACCACCACCACAGGCCAGTCGGGATGGCGCAGCAAGCGCGGTAGTCGGTAGAGTACCCGGCGCACCTCAGCACCTAAACACCAGGTCCAGTGCTTCTCGTTATGCCGGTCGGGGTTTTCCACTTTTGGCACCCGTTGCATGAAGGAACCGTTGTCATAACGCAGCACCTCGTAGAGCACTTTTTCGCGTTCATCGGTGTACTCGTACCAGGCAATCGGTGTTCTGGCCATTTCCTTTTCCCCTTCAAGCAGTGGTCCGCACTGCCAGCGTTTCAAGCCAACCGCTGCCAGAATATCCCGAGTAGGGCAGCCAGCGAAACAATGGAAATTGACCCAACCATTGGGCGACTTCCAGATACTCAACGATGGGATATGGTCATCATGCGCCGGACAGCGAACCATGTGATAAATGCCGCGCGGTTCCAGGCGTCCCTCAAAATACGTCAGGATGGTTTCCAGGTCGGCCACCAGCGCACCCTCCACGCAGTGGGCAAAATGTAACTGTCTACTTTTGCGCAATTGCGGTCAGGAAAACTCTTCCCACAAAAACTCTTTGGCGGAGTCGTAATTGAACTTTTTGGGGTCCTGCCCCCGGGCGAGCAAACGGCGGGCCTGGTCCAGTGTGCAGCGCTCCGACTTGTACTGGTTGAGCACCGCACCGGCCTGGCGTTTGGTATAGTTCATGGCCGTCGCTTCCTGCACCCCGAATGCCTGCAAAAAGCGTATCTGTTTGGCAGAGGCAGGTGTGCGACCTTTGGGCCGGGGCGGTTGGTAACCGTCATCGAAAGCATAACCACCGAGAGCATCCTGAAGGTAGGAAGTGACCTCGATTTGCTCCAGCACTGCCCGCCGTTTGCCCAGCAGGATGTCCGTTTGCTGCCGCCATAAATCTTCCCGGGCATGTTCCAGCACCTCTTCCAGGTCCAGTTCCGGATGCTGGTTCTGCCATTCGCGCGCCAGTGGCAGGATGGGGTCGTCCGGTTCGCGGTCCAGCAAAATATCAGTCAGGTCGCAGGTCAGGGTGGTGTCCTGCACCCCGCCAAAATTCAGTACCAGACAATCCGGTTTCGCACTTTGGGCAATCAACCTTTTCCGCTCCGCCGCCGACTGCGCCGCATGCAGTGCTGGCACCAGAGAACCAAGCGGACGCAGGCCCCGTCCAACCATTTGAATTGCGCGGCCCTTGAACCTGGTTGGGCGGCAAATGGCGACACAGGCCACGGTGGTTTCGTCAAAGCCTTCAATCAAGAGGTCGCAGGAGCAAAGGAATTGCACGTCGCCCCGGGCAAAGCGCGAAAACTCGTACTCAATCTCCAGGTCGCTCAGCGTTTTTCCGGTGGAGTCCTTGCGGTACACCGCCGTGGCACAGCGGGGTTTCAAATCGTGCAACAACTGCACCAACCCAGCCTGCCATGTGCCCGTCTGCTCATCCTGATAACCAGTGCAGGAGTTCACCGTGGGCAGAAAGACAATGGTTGGCCTGTTGCCCGCCCGCTCCACCAGTCCCTTGGCGATTTCATAAAGAACCTCGTGGCGGTTGTATTCGGCAGCCAGTTGCTCATTGGACCAGTCACCATCGCGATTGACCCGCAACCGGCTCAAATCGACCTTGCTGCACACCACCCGCTCCTGCACCGGCGGCACCAGCCAGCCATCCGTCAGCGCCGATGGTTCGGTGGCCGACCAGAGCGGATACTGGTAGGCGATGCTCTGAAAAACGTAGTCGTCGCCAACCAGACCCACTCTGTCTCCGCGGAATGGTGTGGCGGTGAGTCCCAGTATCTTGCAATTGGGATTCTGGCCAAAGTGTTCAAAGACCCTGTTCCAGGTCTTGTTGCTGCGCACGGCCCGATGACACTCATCCGTGATAATCAGACCAAACTCTTCCGGTTTGAACTTCCACAATCGCTCTTCATGCAAGGAGTCTTTGGAACAGCAAAATACCTTGCGGCCATACATATCACCCACCGAAGCCCGCAAGGAACCAATCTCGAACACGGGCGATTCCCCCGTGACACTGGTCAGTTTTGCACCCGCCTGATCCAGCAATTTCTTGCGGTGAGCAATGAACGCCACCTTGCCATAAGGCCAGTCATGGGCAATCTCCGACGCGATGACAGTTTTGCCACCTCCGGTGGGCACAATTAGTACGGTGCTGCGCCGGTCCCGCTCGATGAGTTCGCGGAATACGCTGGCATAGGAATCACGCTGGTAACCGTCGCGCAGGGCCATGTTGCCACCACCATCAAAACCTGGGTTTGCCGAGTTCCACCAGACGATCCAGGTAGAATTTCGCCTTTTCTTGACACTCCACATGCCTAAAGGCAGGGGATTCTCGGTTCGACACCCGTTGCCAGCGCGTACGCTGGTCTGACACAGGCTCCCCGAGCATTTGCTTTGTCCGCGTGTCCCGCGGCCAACAGACGTAGACCTTCGTCCCGGATATTCCGGGCGGCATTGAGATCGCGGTCATGAACGACGCCACAACAGCATATCCATTCCCGATCCGCCAATGTCAGCGCGTCGTTTTTCACGCCGCACACATGGCACAGCCTGGTCGAAGGGAAGAAGCGGTCGATGGTGACGTGATGCTTGCGCTGCCAGACGGTTTTATAGGCCAGTTGGCGCACAAACTCGCCACACGCCGCGTCCAGAAAACTCTTAGCCAGCTTGGTTCTCGCAAGGCCGCGAAGATTCAGGGACTCGACACACACGCCATCAAACCGCTTCACGATTGTCGCACTGAGTTTATGAAGAAAATCCTGCCGCTGGTCGGCAGTCTGTTGATGGATACGGGCCACGCGCTGGCTGGCCTTGCGCTGGCGGTTGCTGCCTTTTTTGCAACGGGAGAAACGACGCTGGGCGCGGGCGAGTTTCCGTTCTTGCTTGCGGAAGAACTGCGGGGCAACTTTGCTCTCGCCAGTGGAGAGCATGACGAAGTTGTGCAAACCCAGGTCGATGCCTACGACGCTGGCAGGATCAGGCATGAGCAGAGGTGTGTCGGGCATCGTGAATACGACAACCAGCGTGACAAACCACTGACCGCTCGCGTTCCGCTTAAATGTCGCGCTCTTGGTTTCGCCTTCGATGAGTTGGGACTGACGGATGCGCACCCAGCCAACTTTGGGAACGTAGACCTTGCCATCGGCCACCTTGACCCGTTGGGGAATGCGGAAACGTGGCGAGTCTTTTTTCTTGGCCTTGAAGCGGGGAAACTTGCCGCGTTTCTCGAAGAAATTGACGAAGGCACGGTCCAGATCCTTGAGGGTTTGCTGCAAGGCTTGCGAATCAGTTTCGCGCAGCCATTCCATTCCTGGTTTGTGCTTCAGTTCAGTCAACTCGGCGGAAAGCAGCGCAGCAGGCATCGACTTGCCAGTCTCAGCGTAGTATGCCTTGCGGCGAGCGAGTGCCCAGTTCCAAACGAACCGACGGTCCGAAGCCATTCGCATCAACGCTTGACCTTGCAGGAATGTCGGACGCATTCGGAATCGATAGCTTCTCTGGAGAACAGTCATGGGTCAAACGCTCTTTTGGTTTTCGATGGCCGATTAGTTCGAGTTTTTGAGCAGTTTCATAAGCGTACGACCCTTCATCCCCATGAATAAATTCAGGGACTTTCTGGCCATACTGCACGGTAATCCTGCTGTTCAGAACCCTTGTGCCGTGCCCGCCACAGATACTTCAGCACCTGCCAGCGCAGGAAGTCTGCGTACCCCACGGGTCCCAGTGCCGCCGCAATGGCGTCAATGCACTCCACACCACCCTGGCAGTAATGCGGTGGATGGTTCACCAGATCCGGTTGCTGACTCATTGTTTCAGTTCCTCGTACTGACGCAAAAATTCCCGTTTCGCCCGTGCGGCTGGCCACGGTTCCAGTGGTTCCGGCAAGGGGGTGACACCGTCGATCCATTTATGCCACTCCTGTTGCAGCGGAGCCAGGAACTGCCGCGCCTCGCTGGCCAGCAGAATGTTGTCCGCCAACTCGATCTGCCGCCACCCCTCTGCATCAGGACGGGGCACACCCAGAGCGGTGAAGATGACCCGCAACAAACGGTATTCCACCACGCTGAAATGGATGTAGTTGCCCCCCACCTGGAAATAGGTGTCGCGTTTGACTGGCCGCGATACATCCCCCAACCCGTACTCGGCGGCATCGTGCAGCAGGGCCGCCAATCGCCAGCGGTCGGGCACCAGTTGCGCCACCAGCACCGAATGCTGCGCCACCGAGAAACCCACCTGGGCATGCCCGGTGTAGCGGTTGATATGTGCCAGGGCATGGGCAATATCCTCCAGACGAATCTCCTCGGGCACCGGGTCCAGCGGATACAACTTGCCCCCGCTCGCGGTTTGAATCCAGTCACCATGCCGTTGCATGCTTTCCTCCTCACTGCGCAAAATGTAACTGTCTAGTTTTGCCCACCTACTCGGCCATGAAGTCGAGCAGACTGGCTTCGCGGGTGGAGAATTGTTCCTGGGCCTGGGTCAGGTTTTTCCTGGCCGCGACCACATACTCATCCTTGAGTTCAATGCCCAGAAAGCGCCGACCGCATTCCAGTGCCACCCACCCCTCACTGCCAATGCCCGCGAATGGCGAGAACACCACCTCACCCGGATTCGTGTACAGCAGGACCAGTCGGCGGATAGTTCCGAGTTGAAGCGGGCAGATATGTTTGGTGTCGTTCTCGCCCTTGGTGCCGCGGACGTTGAGGGTGTCTGTCTCGCGGATGTTGAACCAGGCCCCTTCTGCCCACTCAATCCAGTCGTTGCGCGACACCTCATCCGTGGAGTCCACTGGCACCGCATTGTCACCATCCGCCCGGAACTTGATGAGGTAGTCGCAGAGCGTACCCCGCGATTTCGCCCGATCCGCTTCCAGTCCCGCAAATTGCAGTTCCCGACTCTTGGTCCGCAGCGCCTGGCTCTGTGGATTGCGGCGCACCAGCCAGTCGTATTCGTAGATAAGTCCTGCCCGTTCTCCCAGGCGGATGTTCAGACCGCGAAAGTCGTGCAAACCCCGCTCACCACAGCGTTTCATCCGCGGTATTTGCACCACATGCACCATCGCCACTCGCCCCGGTTTCAGCACTCGCGCCAGGGCGGCATAGAAGTAACTCAGGTGCAAGCGCCCCTCATGCGCCAGGTCTTCACTGTTACCAAGATCCATTTGCGATGAAGAATAGGCGTAAACCGATGGAAAAGGTGGACTGAAGATGGCGCAATCGAAGCTGGCGGGTGCCAGGTCCGCCATGACTTCAATGCAGTCGCCCTGAATCAGGCGCCACGGCTTACCATTGTCCAGCATGTTGAAATCCCTTGAATAAGCGTTCCTGTTCCTCGGTGTCCTGCTGCACCCGGTTGGCCTTGCGCAGCACGTTTTCCATCTGCGGTCGTTCCAGTTCGGTCACTGGCAAATGGACGTTCAGCGGCAGGGTGGAACCAATCCGGTTGCTGCGCTTCACGCACTGGTGAAACTGCTCGTAAGAATCTTCGCAAGAGGAGAAAACCTGCCGGGTAGCAATCTGCAAGTTCAGTCCAAACCCCAGCACTTTGGGCTTGCTAATCAGCACTTTACGCTGTCCTGACTGAAACTCTGCCAGCAACTCTTCACGCTGTTCATAGGGTGTGTCCCCGGCAATGCTGGCAGCACCGGGAAACCAGCGTTCCAGTTCATCCTGCTCGGCATTGAACCGGCACCAGATGATGGTCGATTCGCTGGGCCAGGAATCCACAAGATCGCGAATGAATTGCGGTTTGTTGGTCGCAATCTTTGTGCCGTTGTGATTGCCCTTCGCTATCTGGGATAACTTACCTCTGCTGGTGATGCCGCCCAGCGCTCCGACAAACAGTTCACCCGTCTGCTGGTAGGTGGCGGCCTCCTGCGCACTGGTCAGGGGCACGTCATGTATATGAACATGGATGGGTGGAATGCTGCTGGTGTTATCTTGCCAGCCATAGGTTGCTGGATTGGTCAGGAAGATGCACCAGTGGGACAGGTCGCGATAGAACGAACCCAGCGCGTGTGGTTTGAGTTCCCAGCGGTTATCGGTCTGGCCCCGGTTGACAAAATACTTCGCCAGGAAGGCGTTCACCGTGGGAAAGGCGTCTAGAAAGACTGCATGATTGGCGTACTCAATCCGGTCATTGGGTGCCGGTGTGCCCGTGCCAGTCAGTTTCCACTCCAGACCACGCCCCAACCGAATCAATTCCGTGCCCCATTTGCCGTAGTGACTCTTGAGATAACTCGACTCATCAAGCACCAGACAACCCAGTAAACCCGGTTCCAGTTCTTCCGTGATGGCTTCGTAGTTGGTGATGCCGACCACAGCAGGATCACCGTGTTGGCCCAGAAGCCAGTTCCGCAGATTCCTGGCCTTCACCTGCGCGATGGGCAGAGTGTCACCATAGAACCGCTGGCACTCCTGTATGGTCTGCCGAACCACCATCAAGGGCGATACTAGCAAAATCCGCTTCTGTGCGGGTAATATCTGCCGAACGTGTTTGATATATTCGAAGTAGCAAATTGTTTTTCCGTACCCGCACTCCATGAACAGGTCAAACTTCCGCTTGCGAATGGCCAGTGCAGTGATGTCCCGCTGGTAGTCGAACAGGAACGGCGACGGTTGGTAGGTGACCTGTGCTGGCGTGGGCAGTTGCAGTCCGAGATGGGCAGCGTACTCGTCGGGAAAGATGGCCTCATCGCCCACGAACTGCACCGCAGGCAACGCCTTGACCTTGAGGAACAACCGATAACTGTCCAGACTGTGACCATCAAACCATACCCGCATGGACGCACCATCTCCGCTGCTGCGCAAAATGTAACTGTCTACTTTTGCCCAGTTGGTATCTGCTGAAAAACGCTGGTCAGGCAAACAAACTGAGTTCTGGTTGGTTCAGACAGTGCGGACTGAACCAGATGCGTTCGCGCTTGCTGTTCTCTCTGCCGTCAGTACCGTTGCCCTGCACTCCATAACCGCCTCTGGCCTTCCACGCGACCACCTCCCAACCGTGATGCTCCAGTTCTTCATGGCATTCCCCCGCATAACCGCACAGGGCAATCCGTAGACGCCTGTCGCTGCCATGTTCCAGGCACCACTGCCGCACGTCAGCGGCGACGTTAATTTCGACGGCGTACAGGTTGGCGTCACGCTCTGTCTGCGTGTAGGGCGGATCGAGGAACACGCCCGTCAACCCCTGCTTGACCGTGGGCGTGGGGCCGCAAACCCTGGACCAATCGCCACAGCAGACCCGCACCTGCCGCAAGCGTTCGGCCAGCAGGCGAAAGTAGCCGTGCAGATCGGTTTCGCTGCCACGATGCACACCCATGCCCGCGTCCCCCAGATGGGGGAGTTTCTTGCGCTCGGGATGCTTACACCAACCAGAACCAATCCACTGGCCGATACCCCACACCCACCAGCCCGCGATCTTGGCGTCGTACCAGTCGGGGTCTTCACGCAACCGCTCCACCTGCTGGCGTCCGGTATTGGTCAGCCACAGGTGTCGGGCATGCAGATCGAGTTCCGAAACCGGCCAGTCGGCATGTTGCGCCACCTCGTTCGGGTCAGCATGTAACGCACGCCAGAAATTGCAGACCAGTCCGTCAGCGTCGTTAATCGTTTCGATGCGCGTTTCTCGAAACGGGTAGTGCGGGCGATTGAGCAGCACCGCACCCGAACCGAAGAACGGTTCAACGTAGTTGGCGACATCGCCCAACCTCTCCCAGATCAGGTCTGCCACGGTCGCTTTTCCACCAAAATAGGGGTAGGGTGCTCGAAGTTTCATGAGCGATTGGTGGCCTGGTGGTAGGCTTTTTCGTGGAGCCAACCACGCCCATTGAGGGAACCAACTCCCAGGCGGCAGGTGGTGCAACATTTGTTCCGCACCAGTCCGGTTCCTGTGCATTCCGGACAGACCGCGTAGGGCTTGATATGCTTCAAATTCTGGAAGATCCTCTGTGACTCGTGAACCTGTTCCTGCAACTTCGGTTCGTTCAGCACGGTCAATTCGTTGAAAATGGCCGTCAGTTGCTTCGCCAACTGCGCGGCCTGTTCAATCTTCTCCCGGGTCGCAAAAACCTCATGCAACTCCAGCGGAACCACAAAATTGAGTTCATCATGCACCACTGGCGCCACGACTGGTTCATCGCCCGTGGGCAGGGCATCGAATTCCTTCTTGACCGTGCGCACCGTGTTGCGTGAACAGCCGATCTTCTCGGCAATGTGGGTCAGGTTCGGCTCCTCGTCGCCACAGGCCGCCAGTTCCTGCAGGATGGCCTGCCGCTGCACCTCCCGATCCGCTGGCGAGGTGTGCTTGTCCCCCCGCCGCCGCGTCGGGGTCACGATGATCGGTGTATCCGCCTGCCCATTGCTGCTGGTGGGCGTGGTTTGGTCAGGACGTGGTTGGAGCAGTGTTTTCTGGACAACCTGGCCAGTCTTGCGCCGCTCGATGGCCTTGTCGGCATAGAAGCGGGTACAACCGGCGCGGGCCATCAGGGCCGCGGAGTTGAGGTCCGGCCAGCGGGCCAGCACCTTGTCAACCAGGGCATGCCAGTCAGTGGGGGTGTGCTTGCGCCCGTGCTGGTTGTGGGCGTTAATCGCCAGGCACATCTGCAGCGATTCATCCACCGAACTGGTAAACACCTCCTTGAGGGGCAAATCTTCCGGGTTCAGTTCCAGTTCCTGCCACAGCAGAAGGCGATTGATGCCGTCAATCACAATGCCGCGCTGGTCGTGAATGATGGGTTTTTCAAACCCGTCCGCCAGCACGCTTTCACGCATGTCCTCCTTCTCCTCCGACGTCCAAAGACGAAAGAACCCGGCAAAATCGAGTAACAGATCCCGATCCCCCACCAGAATGCTGGCCGGGGTTGTTGTCACTGCGGCAGTCGTCATGAGTGTCAATCCTTGCAACGGGTAATAAATCAGGTGCGGATGGTTCGTGCCGCATCCTCGGTTTTCTTCGCGTTCTCCTCGCTGGCCCAGACAAACTTGCCAATGGTTTCCAGCGCCAGTTGTACCGTTTTCGTGTCCCAGTCCTTGACTGGACGTTTTTCGTTGCAACGGTCCTGGGCCAGCGTCGTGATAAGGCGAATCAGTTCTCCCGCCTTGGCCAGCGGCACAGGCCGATTCTTGGTCGGCGTGGCCAGATACTGGTCATACCAGGGCAAGAATTCCGCGAAGGTGGCTCCAGAATGGGGCCGCAGTGGCGAGCCTTCCTGGGTGATGGCAGTCTCCACCTCTCCATAGCGGTCGGCAGGAATTTCCAGCAACCGCTGCACGCCAAAGACGCGAGTCAGCGCTGCCATCGTTACCCCGTTGGCCAACATCAGTTTCCACAACTCCATCGCCTGATCCGCATTGATAACTTTGGGCGCTGGCGGTTCTGCTGCTGGACTGGGTTGGTGATTGCCAGTGTTACCACTCTGAGCGGGCAACGCCCATGCGGGCAGTTTCGGTGTGCTGGTAAACCGCTTCTTCTGCGGGTCATAGTCCACCCACTGGTGCGGCAAGCGGTACAGGTAGCGTCCCAGACCAAACTTGATGGCAACCCGTTTGAGTGAGTCGGAAAAAGCTGCCTTGAGCCGGTCCCCCTCGTCGGGTTGTTCGCTGGGGGAACCCACATCCTGCTTGGTGATCCAGACACCGTTAATGCAAATGGACAACCGGCAAACCACACTACCTTCCGGCAATGGTTTGTACCGATCACACCACCCCTCCACACCCAGCACATCGTCCAGGCGGTCCTCTATCACGCGGGCGTCCACATACGCGACGGCCAAAGCCCGGTTGCCGTTGGTGGCCTGCGGTTTCCATTTGATCTCGCTGGGGTCAAATGGTGCCGCCAATGCTTCCTGAATCGCACGCGCCGACAATGGTTGCTCACTCATGTGTACCTCACCCTGTTTAGCAAACCAGTCACTGCGCAAAAGTAGACTGTCGAGTTTTGCGCACCTGACCCTGTTCCAGTTGCAGACCGTGGAACAAACCGCGTTTGCAACATTCGTTCCAGACAGCGTCATAATCCGGGCGCACCCGTGGATTACGCTTCACTTCAATTGCCATCTCTTCCAGATGCTCGAATAGTTGCTCGTTATCGAGTATTTGCAAATCCATCACGAAAGGTCGGGAGGCACATCGCGGTCGTCCCATAATGGTTGTCCTTCCTGCTGTCTGGCAATTAACACTGCCAATCTCTGAATACTGCCCGGCAAGGCGCTGGTAGGTCCGCTACCTGACTGACCAGAAAGTTCCCAGGCCAGATCAGCACGGAGCAGCGCCGAGTCCGCGGCGCTCTGGCCACTGGCCCGCAAACGCAACGCAATTAAACACGCCTTGCACTTTTTCTCCCGGGACTGACGCGGCAACTCCGCGCCACAGCGGTCACAGTGCCGCCGTGGTGGTGGGATGGGTCGGCCATAACGGCAGCGCCGGCAGGTGCCGCCCGTCTTCTCCTGCACCCGCACCTGGCACTGCACACAGCGCGGTTGAGTTACCACGGTCTGCGTCATCAGCGCTGCTCCAGTTCTGCTGCCACCGCATCCCGTAACTTTGGCACGGCCACCACCCGCTCGGCGTAATCCCAGAAGTCCAGAAAACATCGCAGGTCCGGGTGCTCATCCAGGTAGGCAGCGAACAACCGTTCGCCCTCGGCCACGGACCCCTCCAGACCACCGTTGAGGCAATAGGCCACCGGGCAGCAATGCGTGGCCAAGTGGCCCCAGTACGCCTTGAATGGCGGTGGTGATACTGTGGCACCCTGCAAAATGTGTTCGGAGTCGTTGTCCAGTTCACGCAGCAAACTCTGGAGCACTTGGGTGCTGGTCTGCTGCATCACCTGCTGCCAGGAGTTTTTCCAGGTCATTGCTTGTCCCCCAGCAACTCCTGCCGCAGGATCACCACCTCGGGCGGCGCCGTGACACCCAACCGCACCTTGTCCCGGTAAATGTCCACCACCTTGATTTCCACCAACTTGCCATCGGATAACTGGATGACAATTCCCTCACCACCCAGCTTGCGTGAAAGTACCAGCATGTAAAAACCTCCCTGTATGGGCGACGAATTAACAATTCTGGCTCACCGGGACTTGCACCCAGCGATACACTGCCTGATCTGGTGAAATGACAAAAAGCCCAGACTGGCAGCACACCAGAGTTTTTTCACAATTCCCACAATTCCCCTGTGTGAAAGATGAGGCGGGAACTGGCTTCCCATTCAGCACCAACACCACGGCACCACAATGTAGTTCCCGCCTCATGCGCTCGCGTTGACTCAGGTCACCGGCTGCGGATTGGTCCGCAGTTCCCAGGAGATATTCGCCAGGTGCGTCTTGGTACCCGACAGGCAAATCATGATATTTTCCAACTCACGCCGAATGGTGCTGGCGTACTCGTAGGTAACGCTATCCGCAGTCTTCACGCTGGTGATGGAGTGAAACGCCTGCAGGGCGGCACTGTTGATCTTCTCCACCTCGACGCGAATCCCCTCCAGGTCCGCGTGCAACCGGTCACCTCGTTCGTCCTTGCTCATGGCATGGTTTCCTCGCAGGAGTTTCCCACTCTGCACCATATGCTGGTCCCGCTTCAATCTGCCGACTGCTGCTGACACAGGACTTCGATCTCGGCCAGTGAATCGTCAACCGCCGTCCAGTTACGTTCACAGAGCGCCCAGCGGGCACGCTCCACCAGTTTCCTGATCTGGGTTAGTACCTCGGGGCGCACTGCGGAACCTGCCGCCAGTGGCGGTTGTTGCTCATTGGTCATGTTGGTTATCTCTTTTTCCCGGTACTGGGCAAAACTCGACTGTCTACTTTTGCGCAGTGGTAGAAAATAAACCCTGCCCTGCCGTGCCCAGCCGCGCCCAACCCAGCGATGCCGAACCTCGCCCGACCTCGCCTTGCTACGCCCGCCCAGCTTTGCCGAGCCAGGCCTCACCCTGCCGAGCCAGGCCTCACCTAGCCCAACCCGACCGTGACACGCTAATTAAGAACTCTTTTCTTCCAACTGATCCACGCGACTGGACAGGTTATCCAGAATGCGAGTGATTCCCGCTTGCTGGCGTGACAATCGCCGGGTCACCTCATACAGTTGGTTGTTGATTGTGGTCTGTGCGACATGGATAACACGCTCCTGTTCTGTCATCTCGTCCAGGCGTGCATTCTCCATCGTTTCCAGCGCCCATTTCATCTGCCGGTTGCCGCGCCGAGTCCTACTGTCAGCCAGTTCGCTGTGCTCGTTGGCTCTGGCCATCTTGTACCCGACATTGCGGATGTTGCGCAGCACGCGCTTGTGCTCACGTAACAAGCGGTGATTGGCGAGGGCAACCGATTGCTGCACCTCACGCTTGCTGTAACAGTGGTCGGTATTCTTCGACAACGCCACTGACAACTCATCGTAGGTGAACACCGTTCCCGGCACCGCTTCCTTCACCAGATCAATCAGCACGGTCGTGTTGCTCTGACCAGTATCGCGACCGATTTTGAATGTTGTTGCCATAATCCACATCCTTTCCTGTTGAAAACCAGTGAGTAGAGCGTTGCTCTACTCACTGGCGTCTAAACATGCAGACTTTGCCTAGCCTTGCCCCGCCCTGCCTCGCCCGGCCGTGCAGCGCCGAACTCTGCCGTGCCCGGTCGTGCCTGCCCTGCCAAGTCCCGCCGTGCCCGACCTAGCACTGCCCCGCTTTACCCCGCCGAGCCTGCCTCGCCCTGCCTCGCCCTGCCGAACCCGGCCTTGCCTGCCCTGCCGCGCCACACCGGGGCTGGCCGGGCCTCGCCCGGCAGCGCCTATCCTGGCCCAGTCGTGCCTGCCCTGCTGCGCCGCGCCGCGCCTAGCATCGCCAAGCCCTGCCGAACCGGACCTAACTACGCCTGCTGTTCCATTTGCTCAAAAAACTCTCTTACATCCGCGATGGAATTGCCGATGGTGGCGTCACTGTCTCTGGTCTTTCTGACGTGGCCACGGAAAGCACCGTAACCGTTGACGCGGTTGTCGCCGATCCTCTCGGTCTGTCCGGCCAATTCGACGATTTTCACCAGTTCATCGAAATCAAGTCCAGCGTCTGGGATGAATACCGCTGGAACCACCAATGCCCACGGAAAGAACTGCGGTCGAACACGCATCACCCGCTTGCCACGGATGCCAACTGACAGGCGCGAAGCAAATGCTGGATTGGCCATCAACCGCGCGATTTCGTCGTCCAGATTATTCACCTTGTCGCTTCCGTCGTAGATGAGAGCAACGTCCTGCTTGGTCATCAACAACGCTCGCTCAACTTGCTTGCCGAGTTTGTTGATTTTGCCAGTGTTTATCAAGCACTTGCGAACCTTGCTGCACGGTTGGCTAACAACAATGCCATTGCCGTTGACAGATGCCGTGTAAATGCCACCCAACCACTCCAACCGTTCGATCTGCTTCAGGTCGTCATCGGTCTTCTTTTTCTTCGAGGTGAACAACTTGATCTGCCGATTCACCTCATATTCAGGGTCTACCATTCGCGGGTTGTGGCAGAGCAACGGTGACTTCCCCAACAAAACAAACTCGATGTTGACCATGCTTAATTCCTCGTATTGTGTTGGTGGTTCACTGGTCAAAACTCGACTGTCTACTTTTGCGCAGTGGGTAAAAAAAACGGCAGTGATGGGTGTGCAACAACAAGTCGCACGCTAACAGGTGGTGCAACGAACCTCAGAATCACCACCACTGCCGTTGTTCTCAACGTGGCCTGCTGTTGTGCCCCACATGCCACTGCTGGCAATGTGGACACTGGTAGCAGTGCATGTGCCGGATACCGTCACTGTTGCGGTTGATAAGTCCCAGCAAATGTCGCTGGGCGCTCGCCTGATTGGCATGGGCGATCTTGCCGGTGCGGGTACACTTCGGCAGGGTGCGCAGGGTCATCATGACTTCACCTCGCTCTTGCGGCCCCGCTTGCCACGCCCTTCCTCCAGCAACTGCCGCAGGATGTTGACCAGTTGCTCTGGCAGTGGCGGTTCACTGACCGCCACCGCGGGCGGTTCTGGCTGGGGTGGTGTCACCTGCGCCTGGATGAGTGCTTCCATCTTCTGGTGCTTATCGCTGGCATCCGCCAGAGCTTCATCCAGAAAGTTGGTGTAAAAGCACCCGGGCGAACTGGTACGCCAGATATTGGCATACCAGGGCACTCCAGAGGCGCAAGGCAGCGGTTCCTGCAACTCGGGCACCTGAAAGCGAGCGTTGACCCGGCCATAGATTTGCAGGGCCTGCCAGGGTTTCGTGTCATCGGCCTGCTGCGCCATGGTGACGTAAATGGGCGCACACTCTGGAAATTGCAGGGCAATCTCCGTGCGCTGGGAATACGCTTCAAACGTCTGGCTTCGGGGCAACGACTCCAGAAACTTCTCCAGTGGGCCAAGCAAGGTCTGTAAGCCCGCCAGCACACGCTCCCAGCGGCGATTGAGCACGCCTTCGCGGCTGGCAATCTCCGCCTGCTTCTTCGCTGCTTCGGCCTTGCGCACCTCGTTGAGTTTGATTCGTCCCGAGGCAATTGCTTCCTGTAACGCAGTCATGTCTTTTCCTCCGTTCTCCGTTAGTGGTTCAGGTTCCCTGCTCCAGTTGCCGCACCTCAGCGCTGGGCAGACCGTAGGTGATGCCACGCTTCGCTTCCAGTTCGAGCGCGGCATCCACAATCTTCTGGGCGCGTTCCGCCACCCCTTCCGCGTTGATGGCGTAGGTGGCCAGTCCACCAAGCACATGGGCCAGCAGCAGCAGTCGCGGTGGCGGATACTCCTGGTGCGGTTCAGACAACCGCTGCACACAACCGTTGTTGTCCAGGACAGGTTGACTCATGGGTTCCTCCTCGTGTTGCTGGTCACTGCGCAAAAGTAAACAGTCGCATTTTGCGCAGCGACCTACTCCTGAAGCAGCGCCAGTGCCTGCCGAAACACCGACAGAAACTCACTGCGCTCGCAGAACAGCAGACCGCTGGCCAGAAACTGGCACTGCACCACATCGCCTGCCGGTGACTCCAGTACCATCCCGGCCAGCACCGGCACGCCATTGCACTCACCATGCAACCAGTTCCAGGTCCACAATTCGCCGCCAATGGACAGCACCCCAGAGCAGTCGTTGCTGTCCTCTGGCTGTACGAACCAGTGAACCGCCTCAGTGCGCACCGGTAGCGTGGACAGCGACATCGTTGCTCCTTGTGCTGCTGGTAAAGCAGCGACTGGTGTTGAACGGTCAAGTTTCCAGGTCGTTCCCGGCAGGCATGGCTTGACTTCAAGTCTCAGGTAACCGAATAATACGGTTACTGGTTACTGGTGTCAATACTCAGCAGAGAAAAACTTGCTGATTATCAACCGAATAAGTAGATGAGGAAGTCAATTGACTTTACAACTTTCACCTGTTCTCATGGAATCGGCGGCAATGAAATCTGAAGTAAAACCTCCTGTTAGTGCCGATACCACGATGGCCAAGAAAAAAACCAAGCAGGAAGAACAGGACAGCAAGGATGCCAAGAACCTTGCCATCAAGGTCGAAGCACGCATTGTTCGGCAACTGCGCATCATTTGCGATCATCGCGGCATCGACATCGTTGACTACGCCAGCGATTTGCTACGGGTGCCAGTGGCCACTGCGTATCGCATCGTGGCCGATGAAATCCGCGACGATGCTAACAAGGACTGACCTACCCTGCACTCAATTGTAAATTCGTGGTGGGAATCTTACGCACCGAACCCGGTACACGTCAGTCTGTACCTGTCGGTCTGTTCAGATGTTTTCTGCTGTACTGTCGGGCGTGGCCCCAGTCTGCTGGTTACCAGACCCACCAGACCACTCGGGTAAACCGTACCCCTGCGGACGGGCATTGGGGTCATTGGTCAGGGTGCCATCGCGCACCATCTCGGCCAGTTTCGCCTTGACCGTGCTTTCTCCCCATGTCATATATCTTTTGTCAAGAGCATTCAGTATCTGCGATGTGGTCAGACGATGACCTGCAGATCGCAGGACCGAGATAATGTCCTGGCGGCAGGTACTGGCGTCGTGCCGCACCGGTGGCGGTGCGGCTGGGAGCGTGACCTGAAAGGCACCACCGTGCAACAGGCGCACCTCGATGGTGACCTCATCCTCCACGCTGTCCAGAAACGTATGCAGACTGGCCAGCAGAGCTTTTCTGTCAGGTCCAGGTGGCAAAGGCGCACCACAGGCGAGTCAACCAGATGGTTGACAGATTCTGGTGAGTAGTCCTGCCCGGTCATGGAGAACCAGGCACCTGAAAATCAGGCAGCGTCCTGATGCACAGAGCGTGCCAGAACTGTGAATTCTCCAGGTGGAGGCGCTGGCGGAACCGAAGTGCGAAACAGCGGCAAGGTCGCGTTGCCCACCTGCAACCACCCAGCCAGGTGCAGGGACGGGAACTCACGCAGCAGGTTTTCCGCCAGTGCGGTAGATGACATGGTGTTCATGGGAGTTTTCTCCTCGCTGGGACAGCATACGCTATTTTAGTGTACGTTGGTACATTAGCAAGAGAAAACCTGTACCAGTCAGCGCAAAGAAAAACCCGCTGCACCAGCAGCGGGTTTTCAGGTTGGTGCTGGTCAAAACTCGACTGTCTACTTTTGACCAGCAAGCGAAGTTGTCGTTGTGGGGTCAGAAGCGGATGCTGAACTCCCGCGCGAGGGCGGTGGCCTCGGCGCGGGTCAGGTGGCCGCTGCTGGACGAATCGGGAGTGGCATTCCACCAGCTTCCGCTCGTCCAGCGGGCGAACCAGAACAGTTGCCGCCCACCGCCACCATCGACGGTGATCTGGCCGGGTTCCCGCCGATTTTCACGGAGCCATTCCCGGGCGCGGTTGACGGCATCCTGGCCGGTCTGCTGCTGCCAAAATTCGTTGGCCGTTTGCGCTGGCATGGTCTATCTCCTCATTGCCGGCCTGGTGAACCCCGCGCCGCCGGCGCAGCGCGTGGAGTGAAGTAATCAGTACATCCGCTGGCCGTGCAGGCAATGACCATGCTCCGACCAGCCTTCCTCTTGCTGGCGGTCGCGGGACGACGGCCCGACTCGGAACAGCATGTGCCGTTCACCTGCTACTACAACTTCCGGGGCACTCCCCCGGAGCAAACCGTAGCAAGTCTCCGTCTCCAGGTCGGCCCCTGCCACCACAAAGGCGGCATACACGGGGTCGCCAGGCTCGCGACGAACAGACACGCACGCCGTCCGTCCGTGCTCATCAATGTGGATGGTTTCAATCGCCATTTCCATTCTCCTCATTGCCGGCCTGGTGAACCCCGCGCCGTGCCGGCACAGCGCGGGGGAAGTGGATCGTCAATCCTCGTCTGGAATTGCGTGCTCTGGACACAGATCGGTAGCACCGTCGCAAGACGGGCCGTGACCAGGGACGATTCGGGTGCGGTTCTCGCACCCGCACGCGGCGACAGTGACACGGTAATCACCGTCACGACGCGACACCGCCGCCGCAAACTGCGGGCGACGGTGCAAAATGTGGCACGACTCCAGTACAGTGGTTCGGAAACCCATTGTCCTTCTCCTCTCATTGCTCGCCCACCCCTACCTACGCTCGGCAGGGGTGAGCGATGACACTATTTTCGTTTCTGCGCTGCGACCTGTGCCCGCTGTTCAGCGAGCCAGTCGCCGCAGTCAGCGTGGCGACGACGGCCTTTCGGCCAACCGCCGCCGTGTGGGGTGGGGATCACTGGCACTCCCGACACGTCCCTCGTTCTCGCTGGGGTGGCCGCTCCACGGCGTACCGAGCCGCACGGCTGCTCAGGCCGGTGTCGTGCTCGACCTCAAGCCCGTCCGGGCCGATGAGAGTAAGATAGGGGTACTGGTCACCGGACCATCCGGGCATCACGGCTACGACGCGAAATCGTCTGCCATACAGTTTGGTCACGATGATGTCGCCCACTTGTAACTCATGGGCTAACAGATTGATTGCCACAGTCCACCTCACGCGAGCGAAGATCCCCGGCATCAATGCCCTTGAATGTGTACAATTTGTCGCCGCATGGACCACCCCACACCGAGATCCAGTAACCACGGCGGTTATGGTGTGTGACGACACAAGGGCCGTCCTGGGGGCCGATATGCCGCCAGCACCAGCGGGCGGCGTTGTCGATCTCCGGGTAGTAGCCCTCGGTCCAGACCTGGTACGGGAACCGTTTCCTCAGTTCTTCCAGTTCGGCCAGGCGGTAGATTTCGCGGCCCTCTTCCAGGAAATTTTCAAACGTGGTGATTTTCATTGGACTCCTTTTGCTTGTTTGAGCAGATCGGCATACTCCCGCATCTGCTCCTTTGATTCTTTGATAACGTCATCGGCCGACAGAACCTCATACACGCTGTCGTAACAACAACCGCGTGGACACTTCTGCTGGTACGAGAGGAGCAGGTAACGTCCCGGCCCCTCGTAGGTGCCGATCTGAACTCGGGCGGTCCAGAACTGCTCGTAGGTGAGCCGGCCGCACCGCTTCAGATTCTGGAACTGTTGTTCGTTCGCCACGTCGAACCACCGGCCGTCCGTCAGTGCTTGTCTTGGCATGACATAACTCCATGAAAAAAAGGCACGTTCTCAGACCAGCGCTGGCAATCCTTACCCGTGTAGGTATCCACCTCCGTCTGGATTGGGTCTACTCCTCCGCTACTACGTGGGGAGGAACCCTGCTTCTGGCCCTGTCGGCGCTTCTGGGCAGCCCTGATAAGCTGCTGCATTCGCTCACGCTGCTCCGGGTCCGGGCCGACCCAGTAGGAGCAGGCGGGATTGTCGTTGTCACGATTCTCCTGGCGAGCGTGATCCCTGGCTTCCTGCTCGCTGGCATGAGTGGATACTACGCCCACGGCGGAACCGGTCGAAGCAAACCCCCAGACGACTGCGAACATTGGTTGATCTCCTTCGTTGTTGTTACCCACCCCTACTACGCTCGGCAGGGATGGGCGATGACTCTGGATTAAGTGGAGGTTTCATGGGGGAACCATGAAATTGTCTCTGTGCCAACTCGAATCTTGATCTTGCTTTCGTCGAAATTTTTCAGGCGACAGGAGAAGCTGGCCATCTGGAGGCGCCCTCGTGGCGATCCGGCCAGCACCTGAATCCTGCCGTTTTCACTGGGGTGGGAACCGCCTACCACTCCACCAGCAACCCATGTGACTAACGCTGGCGTACCATCATTCAGGACGCAATTTGGAGTGTTCGCCTCCCAGAACCGGGAGGCAGGGATACCGTCAGTGCGATTAAAATACAGCATGTCCTTTTCCTCAGTTGTGCCCACCCCTACCTACGCTCGGCAGGGGTGAGCGATGACACTATTTTCGTTTCTGCGCTGCGACCAGGTCTCGCTGCTCCCGCAGCCATGCCCGCAGCAGATCCTGGTGTTCCGGTGACGGGCGACGTTCACCCGTGAGCCAGCGGTGAACGGTGCGGCGCTCAGGCACGCCCAGAGCGTCGGCAATCGCCTGGAGCGAGCGCACGCCCCGCAGGGGGTGGTGCTCCAGCAGCGACCGCAGACCGAGGCGAACGGCCTGCCAGTCGCCGGTGTCAGCGTGGCGACGGCGACCCTTCGGCCAACCGCCGCCGTGTGGGTTGGTGGTCATGACTGCCGTTCCCAGTGGCCGTTTTTGACGGAGAAATCGTTCTCCCGGCAAAGGGAGTAGACCTCCCCCTCCACGCAGGGAACGATTCTCCCGTTGCTGAAGTGTGCTGCCCCACCAGTCCACTCCAGTAAGGCACAGTCGTCTCCAGACACACTGAGATCGGCGGGAGCTTGGGCTACTACCGAGTAACCGTACAGGCCCCCATCACGCGATGCCAACCCGCCCATCTCGTATCCCATGAATTCTGCCATCTCTCATCCCTCCCTTGTGCCCCTCTCGGGGCGATTGCGGCCACGGGCGAGGTGGCCGGTGGTGGTGTGGTGTTACAAACCCGCTGAATTTTTGGTGGCCAACGACTCCAAATCGAAGCACAGTTGGGCGTAGCGTTTTCCGGTGTAGTTGTCCCGATCCTGCCGCCCGACAAAATCGAGTGGATTGAATTCGTCAATCTCCAGTTCCGGTTTCAGGAACGGATCTCCTGGAATGCGTGCCTTCTGCATGCTCGGCCTTGCATTCAGTCGAGCCAATGCGGCTTCCGCCTCCTGGCGGGTCGCGGCCAGGGCGTACAACCGGCGACAACTGCGAGTGATGCCATCACCCGGAGCAGACGTGCGACCAATCGCATCAACCAGTGTCGAAGCGTACACGCAAAATTTAGCCTTCATCTTCGTCATCTCCTGATTGCGGCCACAATTAGTGGCCTGTTGTGTGGTGTCCGTCGCACTCATCACACCATATTATTCGTGCTTCAGAAATGGGTATTTCACAGAATTATTTATAAACTTCTGTACACTTCTGCGCAAAATGCTACTGTCTACTTTTGACCAGTAGTGAACGTCATGGCAGTGTGGCACCTGAATTGCTGTTGCCTCCAGCACCACGGTAATACGGGTCTGGGAGGTATCTGCAATGCAACTTTTCACGGTGGCTGAGGTGGCGGCACAACTGCGACTGTCTCGAGCCATGATCTATCAACTATGCCAGCGTGGCGACCTGCGGCACGAACGCCACGGTCTGCGCCGCGGCAAGATCCTCATTCCCGCCGACGCCATAGCGGACTACAGACAGTCCAGGACGCACCAGGCACAGTGCGACCACCAGGAACCTGTTGAGGAACCCTATCATTTTGAGTTTATCCGCCCGCGACCTTCCCCAAAGCAGCCAGCAAGTAACTGTGATCGTGGTTGATATGCGCGTAGACGCGGGCCAGCATGGACGTATCGCTGTGACCCAGCAGAATCGAGACGGTCAGCGCATCCACCCCAGCGGCCAGCAACCGGGTTGCCAGGGAGTGCCGGTAATCGGTCAAACAGAACTTCTTGCCCAGTTTCCGGGCCAGATAGCGAAACCGGCAATTGGTGGCGTCAGGCGTCCAGGGCAAATCGTCGGTGTTCCGAAAGAGCGGTCCCGCCGGCCAGCGGGCCGCCAACCGTGCCACAATCGCCTCTGCCTCCGCATTCAAGTAGATCAGTCGCACGGGCGTGCCTGGCTTCTCCTCCCCCAGCGCAAAGCGGATACGGTGATTGGCCAGGTCGAGGTGGCGTGCCTCCAGCGCGATGGTTTCCTGACAGCGTGCCCCCGTGTGCCAGGAAAAGTTGCACAAATCGCGAAACTGCTCATCCCGCGACAGTGCCAGGATCTGCTGATGTTCCTCCGGAGCAATCACGTTGTCCCGGCGCCCACCCGGCGGCTTTTTCAGATGGGCAATGGGGTTCTTCTCAATCAACCCCTGCTCCACGCACCAGGACAGGCACCGCTTCACGGCTCGCACATAGTTGCGCTTCGTGCCACTGGTCACATTCCTCATCCCATCCAGCCACTGCTGGACATGGAATGGTTTTAACTCAGTGACCAGCAAGTCAACGGGAATGTTCTCTGAAAAAACCTGCAACCGATCGGCGTACCATCTATGGGTGTCGTCAGCACGGTTGGCCTTTACCCATTTCAGGAACCTGTCCAGCAAAACTACCACGGCTAACCGGTGGTGCCTCTGCACGGGTTGCTTGCCAGGCTTTGGTTGTGCCAGCAGACGCTGAAAGGCGTCAAGAATTGGTGACGGCGGGTTCCACCCCAGTTTGCCTTTTCTGGGGCGCGGCAGGTCGGCAGGATGCTCCCCCAGCAGATACTGATGCCCCGCCAGGGTCACCCACCAGGAATTCCGACTGGGCCTGTACCAGGGTTTCGCCGGTCGGGACATGGTTCGTGGTGACCAGATACCGTGACAAATTACCGTGACAGTCAGAGGTGTTTTTCCCTAAGTCAGTATCCCCGACAGGATTCGAACCTGTAACCTTCGGCTCCGGAGGCCGACGCCACCACAGCGCAAACTCACTGTCAAATAACAACTTGTGGCAAAAACACCACTGCACACCTACCATCGTTTTATAGCGGTTTTCGCCAGTTGGCAAGCGATACCGTGACAGATACCGTGACAGGGAACTGCGCAAAAGTAGACTGTCTAGTTTTGCGCAGTCAGGTGGGTAGCCAGGTAATGCCCGGTTCGCTGCCACCGTGCCAGGACAGGTGCAGCACGCGCAGGGAGCGGAAGCCAGGACCGTCGAACAGACACCAGAAACGTGCGCCTTCGCGGTCAGCGTGCAGGATGGCCGCAGTCAGGCGGTCGCGGTAAGCGGTCGGGATGCCAGGGCGACGGCGCAGGCACCGTATCAGGTCCTGCGCCGTCTCTGCCGTGGTCTGAAAGTGGGTCATGGGCGAATCTGCTCGCTGGCTTGCCACACATCCACGCTGCCGCGCATCGCAGGCAGTTGCCGCGCACGCGGACGAATGTCATCGCCATCACCGATCCACTCCACCGGCACCTTGCGGCCACGTCCAGCAACCACGAAGACAACATGGGTTTCCCCGCGCGACTGAAGCCAGTCGCGTGCATCTTCCGCCTGCGCAAAACCAATGAAACCTTTCGGTGTACCCAGTACCACCGCCACGTTGCCGCTGCTGGTCGGTTCGCCATCTGGAGTCCGAATGTCCTTGCCAGCGGGCAGGTCGAAATCAACAGAGTTGTTGAACAAACGAATCATCGTTCCACCCCTTTGCTATCACCGGGCGACTGCTACACAATCTTATTCGTCGCTCACGATGATATATTTTAAGAAAATTCAGGTGGACTGTCAAGGCACTGCGCAAAATGTAACTGTCGAGTTTGCGCAGTCAGGAGCGTGCCGTCAGTTGCTCCAGCATGGCGGTGGCCCGCTGGTGCAGGTTTTTGGCCGCTTCCAGGTTGCCCCTGCGGTTCTTGATGGCCCGCCTCAGCAGGACGGCGGCTTCCTCCAGTTGCTCCAGCAGTCGCAGGGAGCGGACCGCCTGCGCCGTCTTCTCCTCCTCGTTCTGCACGCGCTCGAGGATGTCGGTGGGCACCAGAGGCATCAGGGCAATGCCGTCATGGGTGGGCACGCCGTTGCGACCACGGTGAACCCGGAAGGCCAGTTTGGGTGCGATTTTCTCCAGGTTCTCGTAGCGCCACAAATCCTGCGGATGCTCCAGCGGTTCCTTGAGGGCCTGGCGCAGGTCCATCTCGTTGAGGACTGCATCCTGGGAGAGAATGAAGGCCGGTTTGCCGCGCTGGGGTTTCTTTTTCGCCTGGTGGGCTGGACTGCCGGTAGGGCAATCAGTCCAGTCGGGGAACAGCCAGGGATTGATGATTGAAATGCGGATGCGAAGTGGGTACATTGAGGACGCACCGCTGGTCCGGGTGTGGCTGCACCCCGACCAGGGGGCCGCGGGACCTGCCGACCGCTACTCGGCGAGGTCCTCTTTTCTTTGAGAGTCTACTGACCCTTGTACTCACTTCGTCATCCTGACGCAACGGCGGGAAAATTACTCCGGACGTGGCAGACCGTGGTGGTTGGTCCGCACCCAACCAACATGGCGAAAGATGGCGGTTTTCTTCACGCTGCCATCGGGTTGAGTTTCCTCCACCGTTTCCCTCTTCGTAAAGGAGTGCAGGGGGATGATACCCACCCGAAATAACTCTGTCTCCAGTTCCGGGATGAGATAGCCAGCGCCGCCGATCATCGCATGCGTGGCATTGTGCATCAGAGCAATGTTCGCCAGTTGCCTGGCCCGCTGACTGATAACACGGTCATTTGGCAGGTCGTTGAAGGTCAGGGCGTCCTGCACCACCTTCTTCGGCGGGCTGGTTGGTTCGAAAACTCCAGCGGCAATCTGCTCGGGCGTGGCGACGTGCTGAGTGAGATTCAGAATCTTCATGGCCAATACTCCCAGGTCATCAGAAATAATGTGTACAAAACAATTACGCATGGGCGAAGCAACTGCTTACAGTTCCGGGCGGCAATCCGGCAGGTACTCGTTGGTATCCAACCAGTACCGCTTGCCACTGGTCGGGTAAACCAGGATGTCCACCACCCGACAGGTTTCTGCCAGGGCCACCACACTATCGCGGTCAGTCCAGTGACAATGCGGGTGGTCTGTATGCGACTGTAATTCAAAGCAGTCTGTTTCGACCACCAGCACCACATGGCCGAACCAGCGAGCGCAGTGCAGGTGTGGTGATAACCCAACCCCTCGCTGCGTTCTGGTCTGCTGCGAGTCATGCAGTTGCATGTCCTCGCGAGCAGTCCCGTGGTAAAAACGCATCGTTCATTTCCTCTTGCGGACTGGGAACCGCTCCCCACAGTGGGGAGTGCATTACAGGGTGGGCGTCCCTGTCCTCTGCATTACTCGCCACGCGCCAGGGCGGCCAGCACCGCCCGCCGCAACTGGCGGTCGCCAATCCGACTCACCGCCACCTCCAACCGGTGCCCATGTGCAACCGCACCATGCACCTGCCGTACCAGCATCCGAACAACAGTTTTCATCGCATCACCTCTTGTGTTGGCGTCCGTCTCGCCTGACACAAGTAATTCGCTGCTCACTGGCAGATATTTAACAGCAATCCGAGATTCTTTGTACAGATATGGATATGTGTACAGTAGTGAGCAAAACTAGACTGTCTAGTTTTGCTCAGCGCGGATTGCGTGAAATATTCAACCTTGACTTGCGAATAATTTAACAGTAGGACAGATGGCAGTCGCCCACAACCGCCAGAGCAACCACCCATGCTTGACCCAACGAAACCCGTTGACATGCCATCCATTGGCAGTCGCCCCGCTGGACAGATCGCCTACTATGGTTGTACAAGGTGCCAGTGTCAGCATTTTGAAGGCACCAGACTGTTCCAGGAACACCTGCACTGGCAGTCGAGGCACGGCATCCAGGAAATGTGCCGCGCCGCCTACCTGCGGCAACTGGCGCAAACCAACTAAACTGTCTAGTTTTGCGCGGCGCGGATTGCGTGAAATATCTATCCTTGAACTGACAGTCGCCCAATAGCGAGGAGTGAAGACGATGATTCTTAGCATCCGACAGGTTGAGATTGAGAATGAGGACACTGGCGAAACCACCGTTGGCTATCGCCTGTGCAATGCAGACGGACAAGGTTACGGCGACGTGAGTCGTGCTGTTGATATCAATGGATACCACCGTATGCCACGCTCGCGGCCTCACCCAGCGCTGGGCGTGTTCGCCACCCGCGAAGAGGCTGTGGACATGCTGGAGCAACTTGGTGCGGAACTGGCCGAGAAATGCTGTGGTGCCTTTGAGGTGGCGTGATGTCCAAGAAGCAAAAGTCGTTACTGACTGAACTCACCAGAGAGCAATGTGCCTGGCTCGCTGGTGTCATCGACTCCAGTGGCTACTTTGCCGCCCGCCGCGATGAGGATACCGGTTATCTGCGTTGCCGCTTTGCACTGACCGGTCGCCGGGACTTGCTGGAAATCGCCCACAACCTGTTCGCGGGCGGCAAGATTATCCACGAACGCAACAATTGCCACCGCTGGGAACTCTGGTCCAAGGTGGAAATCTCCCGTCTCATCGACCTTGTGCAACCATACCTGCAACTATCCACACGGATAGAGCAGGTGCGAAACTACATCAGCGAAACCGAACGCTGACTGCGCAAAATGCTACTGTCTACTTTTGCGCAGTACCAAAAAAGGTGGGGCGCTGCCACAAGCAGCGCCCCTGTCGGTTCCAAACCTGATCTGTCTGATATCATTCTAGCGCTGGACAGTCCCCGCGTAAAGTAGAGCCAGCAGCACCGCCAGCGCCACCACAAACAGGGTAAGGCGCAGGCAGCGGCAAATGACTCCCCTTCAGCCGGTTTGCCGTTTCTTGCGCTGCAGCAACTTGGTAATAATCGCCGGTCCCAGCATATCATCCAGACGGGCATCGAAGCGCGACCACACCTCCGAATGCTTCAGCGTCTTGCTGTTGACCCGGTTCATATCCTTGAGGAATTCCTCCCAGAGTTTAGCGTGCTTGTCGTCGGGCAAGGTCCGCAAATCCAACCCCAACCGGTTCATCTGCCGCCGGTGCAAAATACCTAGCCAACCCTGACGACGCTCCTCAATCGGTGGTTGCTGCCGTCTGGCCATGTCAGTACCTCGCAGAAGTTTTTTGGTCATCCTGGTTCGGCACAATATCAACGACGTGGCAAACGCCACCACGGCACACATGGTGGCACCCGCCCCTGCCAGAACCCATCCGGGTCCAGTTCCAGCATTCGCTGCAAGCCATCCCGCCGCAGGTTGGTATCACTCCCTCCATCCACCGCCCGCACCGCGTTATCAAACCAATCCAGCAACTGCTGCGCTTCCTCCAAAGTCGCCTGCGTTACAGCAGTACAACCAAACTTGCCTGCACGCAGTTCCCCGACAAAATCCCTGGCGCAGTAATACAACCGCAGCAATTCATGGTGCGGTGGAAAACGTCTGGCCTCTCCCACTACTGGCCGGGTATCCGCCAGCGGCACCAATGTCAGCGTCAGTGTCAGCAGTACCGTACTCACCGTGGTTCTTCCAGGTTGGGCGTGTAACTGGTACGGTGTTTCGTTATCCAGGCACGTTCCACCAGCACCATCCGGTCCAGTAACTCCACCGCCTGATACGCTGGCAAACCCTGCCGCTGCAAATGCAGCAGGTACAGCGTGGTCGCCCGCCGATAATCCGTCCAGTGCGGTGGTCCATCCTGGACACACTCCAGACGCGCCTGCGCCAGATAGGTCTGCAATATCTCCAACCGCCCCGGGTAATCGTCAGGCAGCATGTCCAGCCAGGGAATGGCCCGGTAATCTTTGGGTCTGGCCTGCGCTAACCACTCCGCCTGAGCACCAAAGCGTATCCTTTGCTCCAACTCCCGGCACCGCGCCGCCACCTCCAGGCGTGTGCCCGTAGCACCACCCTCCACATACGGCAGGGACAGCACCTTCATGGTCAACAGGATGCCGTAGGATTGCTCCCGGAGCCGATAGGCCGGATGATCCAGTCTCCCGATATGGACCAGCACCATGAGCGACAACGCATAAGAGGTGAACATTGGCAAAAAACTCAACTGAACCTAGCGAGGAATCCCCTGCCTTCAGGCGGGGGGAAGTTTACCTGCGAAACATGGGGGACGGGTCCGGTTCCAGCGCAAACAACTTCTCCACCGTCACCTCCGGTTGCTCCAGCAGGAACCAGCGTTCGTGCAGCAACACCAGAAGGGCCGCGGCCTGGAAACTGTACAGTTTCTGCTTCTGGTGGTGCAAAAACTGCCGCTGCCAGTGCCGCAAATCAGGCAAATGACTCAGCAAATCAATGGGGATCTCCGCGGCGTGTTCGACAGCACCCACCGTGCCGAGATGAGCGAACCGCTTCACTTCCCCACCCGGAGAACGCAACCACAGCAGGGCACACAGCACATGCACCCGCTCCGGACGCGGCGAAGTCTGCAAATCGCGAATGGCCGCCAGCACCAGATTGTCAAACATTTTTACACCACCCCTTTGCACAACACTTTCCTACCACACCTGAGCGGTGTCACTGCGCAAAATGTAACTGTCTACTTTTGCGCAGCGACATCGTTGACCAGACACTTACCCCTGATAGCCACCAGCGAAGGAGCACACGCTGCCGCAGTCGCTGGCCGAACTCATGCCCGGCAACACCTCAATCGGACCACCCGGACCACTTGGCACCGTGGGCCGCAGCGGGTTGGCCTCCAGCCAGGTGATGAGTTCCTTCAACTTCGCGATGGCCAGCGGCCTGGCGTACTCCCAGATGATCTGCAGGATGGACTCCCACGATACCCCCAGCAGGCGCAACTTGCCAACCAACCCCCCCACCTCACCACCCAGCGAACTGAACAACCCGTGCAGCGACTCCTCGGCCTGATGCCGCCGCGGCGCAAACTGGAGCACAACTTCTGCCATGACAGACCTCCTTAATTGGTGGGCGTGGCATTGAATACCCGGTAACCCGGTGCCACCACCGTTACCGATTTCGCACTGTTATCAATCGCCACATTCACCGCCCCGCTGCTCCCAGTGGGTGGTGGCGGTGGCGGTTGCTGTGGTTTCGGATAAATCTTGGCCACCAGACCCCTGTCGCTTGCACTGATCTGGTCGCCCCCCGGAATCGGTTGCCCCGACCGGGTCACACTGCCCGGGAACTGGTAGCACATGATGCTGCTCAAATCCACCCGCGGCGTGGCCATCAGCAGCGAGGACTCCTCCAGGGGCGTCAGGATCTGCTGCTGCACCATCTGTGCCGACCAGCCCAGCACCTGCCGCCCCCAGACAATCACCTTCTGCGGGTCCAGCAGGTTCACCGCCTCCCGCCGCATGTGCTCGTGCGGAAAGCCCAGCACATGGCCAAACTCATGCGGCACCACCCGCATATATTCCGCCGGGTCCGTATTCTCCGTGAACCCCTCCAGGTTCATCGTCTGCTGCCCGCGCAGGATGTGCAGGTTGTCCGTACCCAGGTACGACCAGTAACCACCACCACCCCGCAGGATGCGCACCACCGGATCCGTGGTCGTCTCGAAAAACTCCACCTGGGCATACTGTCCCCAGAGATTGGCATGCTGCAAGATCAGGCGCCGGGTCGCCGCGGTGGGACTGTCCAGAAAACCCACCCCCAGTTTGACCCCCTCCGTCCCCCAGTATTTCTGCGCCAGTACCGCCAGTTTGCCTGGTGGCAAGATGTCGTAAATCTGGTCGGGCAGGCACGCCGGCAGCACCGCATTGACCGGATTGATGTCCACCGCAGTTTTGGCCGCCTCCACCCACAGATCACCCGGCAAGTACATCGGCGTGCAGACAATCATGACAAAAAGCCTCAAATAAAGTCGATTTTCTTTACCCCACGTCGCCCCAGTTCCAACCCCGCCCGCCAGAGATGCACCGTCTCTAGCACGTTGGGACACCAGGACAACCAGTTACGGCAATGGCCATACAAAAAGTGGCAATTTACCACTGGCCCCTCGCACAGAGTCAGCAGATTGTCCGGTGCCAGTTCCAGGTCGGGGAAAAGGTGATAGGGTTTTATGTGGTGAACCGCCAGGTTGGTGCGTGCCCCACAGGCGGCACACTCGGGTTGCTGCCGCAGGTGTTCCTGGCGTACCTGCTGCCACCGACTGCTGCGCGGGGCCAGTTGCACAGTCAGCAGTTGATACTCCCGCGCTACCGGGTCCGTTACCAACCACTGCCTGAGCCAACTGAGCATGGTTTGCTCCAGATACCGCGCTACTGCTCAGAGCAGAGTAAGCCAGAATGGTGTCTGGAAGCAAAACCATCCACTGCGCAAAAGTAGACAGTAGCATTTTGCGCAGTGACGCTGGCACAGAGAATGCAGTTGTCTGGAGGCAACGAGAGGAACCAAATCATGACCAATCCAGCAGACGGTACACCGCCGCAGTTTTGTGGTATTCCAGCGCATGATCTGGAGTGCGTGGAGTGTGGCGTGCGTTTGTACGCGCAGCGAGTGGCGGATGTGTGTCAGTGGCGTAGACAAGTGCTGGTGAACATTCACAACACCACAATGGCAGGGCAGTGCGATCAACCACCACTGACACCACTGGATGAGTCAGGACGATGGGAGAGCGTGACACCATGAGCAAACCAGTGGTGGGTTATGGTGCTACGGTTAGCATGAATGGCGTTGTACTTGGACAGATCAAATCATGGGAAATGGGCAATAGCATGACCGAAACCGAGTGGTTGACGTGTACTGACCCGCTACGCATGCTGGATGTTGTCTCACCGCTATACCACGGTGACACGGTACGGCGATTGGCCACCGAGCGGCAGTTGCGGCTTTTCGCTTGTGCCTGCTGTCGCCAGTTCTGGCACCTGCTGTGGCTAAAAAGCCAGCGTGCCCTGATCGAAATGGAAGCCGAAGTCGATGGTGCTTCCAGTGACGACGACCTTATCAACCTCTGCCTGGATGAGCAGAATTATTTCTTCCAGAGGTCAGGTCAAATCCACTTGCTGGATCATGCCGCCCGCGCTCGCTGGAATGCTACCGATGCCGTGGTCATGCTGGCCACCAGCATTTCCACTGGCTTCCCCACTGACAAGGGTTCATTCCTGCCCACGTTCCACCGTATCCGGCAACATGAGTCTGGTGGCAATCCTGACAGTCCAAACACTGCTGGCTATCCAGCAGAAGCACACCTCTTGCGCGACATCATTGGCAACCCGTGGCGCCTGGTGAAGTTGCCGCTGGCCTGGCAGCATGGCCAGCGCCGCGAGGACAGCAGCGATACTGCTGGTACGATGGAATCCTGCTGTCCCTGGCTCATCTGGCGCGATGGCACCGTGCCACGCCTGGCACAGGCCATCTACGCCGAACATGCCTGGGAGCGGTTACCCATCCTGGCCGATGCGCTGGAAGAAGCGGGGTGTGCGAATGAAGATATTCTCCAGCACCTGCGTGGAGCAGGTCCGCATGCCCGTGGTTGCTGGGTACTCGATCTGCTGCTGGGCAGGAAGTGAGTGGTCAGCGTGCAACGGCGGTCACTGCGCAAAATGTGACTGTCTACTTTTGCGCAGTGACTGCGGTTGCCGGTCAGCGAATGCTGAAGAACGAACCGGTCACCGGATCCTGTACCACCGTGCCCGTGCCACAGCCACCCAGTGCCGCGGCACCGAAGAAACTGGACTGCACCGCGTAACCTGGCGCAAAGGCCGCCCCCACACCATACCCCGGGAAGAACGAGCGTTGCACACCGTAACCAGGGAAGAAGTTACGCTGCACATGGACGCCTGCGAAACCGGGAGTGAAGAACCCCCGCTGCACGCCCACGCCACCGCCGACGAACACGTTCGCCCCTGGCGTGCGCACCCGCACCGCTGCCCCCGGCACATTGACCACCACGTTGTTGCGGCGCACGCCACGGAAGAACACAAACGCCTCCGCCGTATCTGCCGTCAGCACCAGCGCCGCCAGCGTCAGAATGGTCAGGGAAAACAGAGTCTTGATGGAAACCAAAGTCTTCATGGAAAAGCACCTCTCTCTGGTTGAGTTGATGGGTTGATGGTTTGCTTGGTCAATTGGAGCGGAACAATTCCAGGTCGGCCTCGGTGATGGCCCCTGTCTCGCACCCCTTCGGTCGGTTGGCAGTATCCGCCAACCACGCGGCCACCTGCAACTTCTTCGCAGTCGGGAACGTGCCCCACCCCTCCAGCGAGAACTTGCCGCGTTTGTTCTCCCCCAGGTGACAACTGGCACAGCGCTGCACCACAAACACCTTGAACCGCTCCAGTGTCGAGTTCTGCGCCTGCTCCTCCGCCTTCGGCATCTGCTTGCTGGCCGGTGGCGGTTCCACCACCTTTTGCACCTTGATACCGCCATTGGGGTCCGGTCCCACCTGGAAGCGATATTCCTGGGTCTGCAAACTGCTGGACGGTTGCTGCAAGTTCTTTAGAAACTCCACCGTGGCCGCTCCCCGCGCCTGAATCTCGGCCAGTTTTGCCTGATTCTGTCCCGTCTGCGCCACAATCTGCTGCACCCCCGTGGTCGCCTTGTCATTGAGAGCCTGTTGGGTCTGCGCCAGGTTCACCGCTGCCGAGAACATCGCCGCCACCGAGGTATCCCCATACGGGTTGATGGCTGTGTTGTAACTCAGGTTGTGCCCGTACAGCGTCTGCCCCTGCACCCCCTGCGTGCTGTAGGACAACTGATTGAGCGTGCCATAGCCATAGTAGGGCGTGCCATAACCAGAAACCGCGGGCGTTAACCCATACCCCTGCCAGGGGCGCGGTCCCTCCAGTCCCAGCAATTTTACCGCACTCTGGAAGTTGGCATAGTCCGCCGCCTGTGTGCGAATCTGCCCCTCTGCGGCATCCCGTTGCTTCGCCAGATCCAGCAAGGGACCAATCCACCCACCCGGTTTGTACGTCGGAACCGCTGCCGCTTGCGCCGGTGGCGTGTAGGTGTAGGCGTGCGCGTAGTTGTAATGGTCCACCGCTGGATAGTAGACGCCGTAGGAGTAGTAAGCCGGTGTCTGATAGTAGGTGCGCGTGTAGGCATTATTGCCATGCCACCAGTAGCCGTTGTGCCAGGTGTAAGTGGTGCCGTTATAGGTGTGGGTGTAGTTGCTGGCCTCCACGCCACCCGTCAGCAGCAAAAACAGCCAGATAATCAGCATGAACAGCAGCAGGCGGAGACACCACACCCACCAGTTTTCTGCTTCGCGGAGTCGCGCACTCGATTCCCGGTCCCACATGATATTTGTCCTCTCTATCTCACTGCGCAAAATGCGACAGTTTACTTTTGACCAGTTACTTCGCCTGCGCCTTGAGGTTGGCCAGATTCCTGGCGGCGCGGTGCATGGCAAAAGGATACGCTAATTCCCAGTCCTGCCGCAGCACACTGATACCCCGCACCAGTGCCCACAGACGAATATCTTCCGGGATCACCACCCGGCCAATCTCGTGAATCGGCACCGCTGCCTTCGGGTCCGGTTGCAGCAGAAACGCCAGCACCTTCGGCGCCAACTTATCATCCATGACCTTCACCCCCATCTCAAACAGCGCCTGCCGCGCATCCACCTTGCGATACCAGTAATCGCGGTAGATGCTCACTTCCTTGCCCACCGCTTCCCGGGCCAGATCCGTGGGTTTTATCTGGTTGTCCAACCAGGGACCGGTCGCCCTATGCACCGCCTTTGTGTAATCCAACCGCCCTCGACTGAACGCGGCATCCGGGTCGCCCCCATAAAGACCCGCCAACCGGCGAATCACATCCAGGTTGTTTTGTGCAAAACGGCCATGCTCTGACAGGTCGGCCAGAATGTCGAGCGACTGCCCCGGACCTACCAACTTCTGCACATCGTTGCCCGTGGCAATCCAGCCATTGTGCGCTCCCTTGAAATGACACGCCTTGCAGGAACTGGTTTGCAACCGGCGCGTATAAGGTTCCGGAATCGTGTGGTCGTTGGCCACATCCGGCGGCACTTCCCGCTGCCGTTTCCCCGCATCATCAAACAGGTCGTAGGCATGCAGACCATTGGGCAATTCATAAATAACCTCCCGCGCCCGATCCTTCGGCGTCAGCAGGTTCATCAGGGCATGCCGGTCCACATCCACATCCTGGTCCTTCAGGTCATGGGTGATGGACAGTAGTCGGGTAGTGTTGGAGACATGCCCGGTCAGAGTGGGTAGGATTTCAATGAGGCGTGACTTGCCCGTGACCTGACTCTGGAAAATGGCGCTGCGCTGGTCCGGCCTGGTTCGCTCATAAATTTTCCGGGCACTCCCGGCACTGCCATCCCCCACCCCTAACTTCTCAAACAGAGCATCCTCATCACTACCGCCATTCTTGCCCTGCGGCACGCTCAAAAGTTCGAAGTACAAACCACCCCAGATTTCCTTGAAAACGCCAGTATCCTTCTGTTTGTCCACAATCCCATCCTGGATGCTGCTGGCCGTGCGATAGGACCAGTACGGTTGACTGACCACCGGCGCCGCACTTTTCGTGCGCTGACAGAGTTCGTGATAAACCTCCGGGTCCAGCAAGGGCGATGGCAGGCGAATGAACTCCACCGCCTTCAGGTCGCCCACCTTGATTTTCTTGGGATAACAGATCCGCTGCTTCTCCCACCGTTTGCTGTAAGTTTTGCCATCCGCTGGATGCACATACTCGGGACAGTCCACCAGTTGCTTTTCCCAGTGGTAGACGTGGGCCAAAACCTCAAAGTGGCCAAAGGCGCGAATGGCAGCCTGCAAGGTGCCCGGTGTCAAGAGTAGCGAGAATTTAGGGTCGTTCCTGAACTCCTCCCATAGCGTGGCCAGTATGGAAAAGTCGCTGCCGGGTGGTAGATAGTGGCGCAGGTCCAACCGGGCCAGCAGAACCTCACCCACCCGCACACCGGCAGGACGCTGGATTTCCACACCCCACGACACCCCATTGATGGTCAGGGAAGTGGCCAGAAACGCCGGGATCGTCTTTTCCACAATCCAGATGTACCGATAATAACACTGCTCATGCTCGGGAATCTTGCGCAGATCCAGCAGCGCCACCGCCTGCGCCTGTGCCGGTGTGGCCACCAGACGAATAGGTAACTCCTGCTGGTCAGTTTGCTTCGGTTGTGCCTGTAGCAGCGGAACCAGTCCCCACAACAACAGCACCACCACCCCTGCGCTTCGCATACCACATCCTGATCAACCACCAACCCGGCAACAACACCCAGTTCACCACCACCCAGATATGCCAGAGCAGATGCACCAACAACAAGGTCAACAGATGTTCCAGCATGCTCCCACAACCACTACTGCGCAAAATCTTCTTCACAAAACAGTTTACTTTTACCCACCTTGCAGTTCTTTGAGCACTTCCACCTTGCCCAGTGCCTTGTCCAGCGCCGTGTTCAGCGGTTGATACTGCCATCTGACCCGGTGCCGATAGATGGCCCGCAGCAACATCTCCTGCAACAGTTGCCGGTTGAGCACCGGTTTGGCCACATACTCCTGTGCCCCGGCCTCCAGCACCTCCTCCAGCGTTACCGTGCTATCCCCAGTCATCACCACCACCGGCACCTGCGGACAGCAGGTTTGCAGCAATCGCATGGTTTCCAGCGAGTCCTGCGATAGCGGTGAATCGGGCAGGAGTAAATCCAGCAGCACCACATCGGTGGAGTGCTGGCACAAATACTCCTTGCCCGCGGTCAAGGAGTCCGTCACCGTGGTTTCAAAGAGGTCGCTGCTATCCAGCAATTTGGGCAGTAATTCTTGCAGGTCTGTAGAATCTTCAATCAGCAATACCCGCCACTTTTGACTCATGGATATGCTCACGATCCGGAAGAACCGGCTGAATTGTGCAGGCCAGTTAAGGTGGTTTCCAGATGGGTGATTTTCTCTTCCAACTGGGCAATCTTGGCGATGAGTGTGTTTTTCTCGCTGGTCAGAATGGTGATTTGCGCCTTGAACATGGCGTTGTCCTGCTGACAGGTCAAATGATCCGTCTGTAGTTTTTTGACCTCCTTCTTCACTGTGCGCAGGTCTTCTTCCAGTTCGGTCACGAACTCCTTTTGCCGCCCCGACAAATAATCCATGAATTCGCGGTCACTCGACCGTTCGGCCCGGTTCAGGTCGTGCCGCTTCTGCCACCAACTGGAGATGATTTCCCAACCCTTGTCCAGCACCTTGACGGCAGCAACCGTGACCGCCACAATGAGCGCCTCGTTCATCACTGTCCCCCCTCCTGTGCCTGATTGTGCTATAGCCAAGCATCCGCACACAACAGGAGACAGTTTCTGACGGCGGGCACTGCGCAAAATGCAACTGTCTACTTTTGCGCAGTTGACTGGCCAGCGGGGTGATCCACAATCCAGCAGCGTTCCCATTGCCGCCACTTACCCCGAAATTCTTTTTCCACCGCGCGGCGAACCCCCTCGCGATCCACGTCATGACCAGCCATGACACCTGCTGTCTTGAGTTTCGGTCGCCAGGCGCGAATGTCCGCCAAACACCCTTCGTAGGAGTGGTCACCGTCCACAAAGACAAAGTCACAGGAGTTGTCCGCGAAAGCCTGCGCTGCCGCCACACTCGGCTTCTGAAGGGGGTGAATGTGATCAGTCACGCCGCAGTGAATCATGTTCTGCCAAAAGGTCGGGAACATATCACCACCGAGTTTTTTCACCTCACCCTGGTGTTCATGTCCCTCTGTACCCTTCCAGGTATCCACCGCGTAGAACGTGACCGGTTTCAATCGTCGCTTGATCTCCGTCCCCATGTACGCAGCACTGCGGCCTCGCCAGCAGCCAATCTCCACAAACACCGCCGGACCACGTACCCTGCCCAGTGCCTCATCGTACAGGGTCCGCATCTGTTCATCGAACCATCCCGCAATTCCCTTCCAATCGGTGTTGGAAAGCGCTGCTGAAGGTGACTGATCCTGCAACACCAGCGGTGGAACAAAGGAATAATGCCGCAGGTGCGGATAGACCAGATGGGCAGCCAGAATATCCGAATGCGTGGAAAATGACGCTTTGCGTAATTGAGCCAGAGCAAAACGCAGCGCTGACTTTTTCCACAGCACCGCATGACAGCACAGCGGTTCGCGAATCTCCCTGACCCGTTCATTGACCAGAAGCGTTTTCTTGTCCTCCGTGCAGCAGTGCCCCACATGGACCACGTCCCAGTCCAGCGGCAAGGCCGCATAGGAACGGGCAAACTCCTCCCGGAAGTGGGGCACAAACACCACATCATCCTCAAATATCAACACCTCGTCCTCCGGTCGTTCACAGCAAACGGTCCAGAGGAACATTTTCGATAAAGTCAGGGCCACTTTACCAGAGGTGATGTAGTGCTGCGGACTGTCGAAATGGGCCAGTCCCGGTTTGATGGCCGCAGTCGGGCCGTGAATCCCATCAAACAGTTCCACCTCCAACCCGGCAGCGGCAAACCGCTCAATGGCCAGGTCGCGGCGTGCTGCCAGTTGGTGGCAGGTAATGGCGTACATTTTTGGTAGATTCATACAGACACCAATTTCCTCTCCAGTTCGGCATGGTTCCAGGCGTGCAGCACCGTCCAGCGGTCATGTTCTCCCGACGACAGCACCCAGTCACCACCCACCCGCACCGCACCACAGGTGAATACCACGCTGGCATACTGGTCACCCGGTTTGGTACTACGGTCCGCGACCAGAATGGGTTGCGGAATCATCCGCAGCATCTGAAACGGCGGCGCGGTCGCGAACGTGTACAGTCCCGTGCGATAAATGCGGTGACCGCCCACCTCGATCCGGTCGTGAAAGAAACTCCACCACTCCTCACCAACCCGCACCGGTGAGGCACCGCCACGCATCTCCCCACCCCGCCAGGGCACACCCACCGTGGTTTTGCCCACCAGTTCCACCTTCTCACCATCAAGTTTCAGCACCCGGTGTGGCGTGCAGGTGTAAACGCAATGCAATTCACCGTTGTGGTCGAAGAATTGCCAGTTCTTCTCCCACCCACGGCGCTTTTCCAGGTGCGGGAAGTAGATTTTCTCGGTCTTGAATTGCCGGTCCAACCGGGCATAGAGCACGTTAGTGTGCAATCCGCCCAGCGAACACACCCCGACGTAGGTAACATGCAGTTGCCCGCGGAACCAGAACAGACGCGGGTCCTCTCGCCCATAGTTGGCTCGCTGGTGCCGCAGGTTGAGTTTGACGGCTTTCCCGTCTGGCTTGAAGTCCCGGGTCAGGCGGATGACATAGATGTCGCTGCCAGCCCAGCCGTTGCGAAACGCCAGCAGGTACGCTCCCTCGTACTCGATCAGGGAGGAGTTGAACCGCTTGCCCGGTACGTCAGGGCAGAGGTTCTTTTCGTCGAAGCGGAGTGGGAATGTGGCCGTCTCGGCATCCGGGCAACCCGCACAGCAGGCATGCCCGTCCAGGCGTTTGCCCTGCGTGCAGGTGCCGTGCCGGGCACACTGATGGATTTTCACCTCGACATGCCCCCGGCACGATGGGCAACGCTGCCGCCCCACCTCTACTCCCAGATGAACGCATTGCCACACGGGTATGCGCAAGGACGGCACTGCCACCGCTGGCGCCAGATCCAGGCCCCACCAGAGTTTCGCATAACGCGGATCGACGCTGGTCGCCATGCGGCACCAGCGGCAACCATCATGCGGCGCAGCATGCTTGCAGGGAGCACGGGTCACGGGACACGTCCCTCCCAGAGCACCTTGCCATCACGATAACGCACCACCTGCCGGTGCCAGTCCGGCAGGTAGTAAATAACCACCGGGTAATCCTCCAGTGCCACACCAGTCGGTAGCCAACTGCTGTTCTTCCAGACCTGGGGAGAATCGCAGTACATGGCGTTACGAGTGCCAAACCAGACCAGTGGCGGGCGTGCCGGTTCACGCTGTTGCCCCAGCAAGCAGCAAAACAAACCCAGTACCAGCAACAGTATTACCAGCAACAAACGGTGCCAGAAAATCAAGGTGGTGTCTCCGTGATGACCAAACTGAACGCGCCAGGGCAATTGTTGGTGCTGGTCAAACTTTGGCTCAACTGGAACGGGTCGCAACTGTCAGCCGTCAAGCCAGCAGGCGAGCCATAGATTACCGCTGGACCAGCCGCTGAGACTTGCCAGCCAGGACTTGGCCTGGTGTGGTCGCTGCATTCCAGCAGTGCATATTGCGTGCCTACAGTGCTACATACCCCCTCTGGATGTACTGCTCGCCAACCGTGAACTCCCGGTGACGTTTCCCCCTGATACTCAAATACCAGCGTCCCAAACGACGCCAGGGCACCGTCGTAAGTGCCGTACAGCGTGACAGGAACTGTCACACCCGGACAGCATTCAGTTTCTACACCACCACCGCCACTGCCACTGCCACTGCCAGCACCTTCATCGCTACCGCTATCGCCACCGCTGCCACTTCCCTCCCCACTACCACTTTCGCTGCCGCTACCACTGCCCGAACACGCCCCCGTATCCTCCACGCAACTGCCGCATGCCGTTGTACCCTTCACCACCCACTTGCCCAATGTGGGCGAGTACACCAGCGTGATGGAACCGCCCGGACAGACAGTGATGTCCCCACCGGGAAAACTGATCTGGTTCGCGCTGGCGGCACTGCCACACTCCGGTGAAATCACCAGGCAGTAATCCCCGGTGACAATGATGGTCACTTCCTGTGCGTAACCCCCACCTGGAGCAGCCAGTCCGCATAGAGTCTGGCAGCCACCCGTCACGTTGATGGTCAGCACATTGGTGGTGACCGTATAATTGTTGATGGTGTAATTGACGGTGATGTATGTTTCGGAGATGTACTGATTGGTGACGTAATTGTTCGTGACGTAGTTGTTTTCGACCGTCAGATTGTTGGTCACCTCGATGTTGGTGACAATGATCTGCGTCACGTCCAGATTGGTAATCCAGACCGTGGTACCATCGGTCAGGATGCCCGCACAGCATTCCTCCGGACCCGGCGAACCGGAGGCCACACCCTCCTCCACAGGCGGGAATTCCAGCCTGCAACAATCGTTCCAGGGTGGCCGTTGGACCCGGGTCCAGCACTCGGTATCGGTGTGACACCACAGGATATGGTCCGACAGTCCCTCCGGAGTGTAGTTGCGCAGACCAGCATACTCCTGATCCTGCCGCCCCAGTTGCCAGAGATACCAGTCGCTGGCCAGCTGTGCGGCCAGTGTCTGCAATTCGTCCTGATTGGTCGGTCCGGCACCAGCCACAAATGCTGCTGGAGTCAGACAGTACAGCAGTTGCACATTGCCATTACCAGTGACCCCCTGATACTGCGGCAAGGCCAGTGACTGCAAGGACACTGCCACCGGATAGCGCTGCTCGGAATTGAACCCGTCATCTTCCCGGGCAAACACCACCTTCACCGTACCCGGCGCCACCCCCAGCAAATCATGCCGCGCCGACCCCAGAGTCCGGTCCAGCGCGAACAACCCGCCCGCATGCCGGGCAAACGCTGCCAGTTGCTGATTGTGCAGCACCAGCGCACTGGCCGGTGCCTGCGCCGTCACCACCCCCGCCAGCGAACGCACAATCCTGCGACCCGTAGCATACGCCACCGCATCCAGCAGCGGTGGCAAATACTCGTACTGCGCCGCAAAATCCGCCGTGGGTTTTAGATAGGCACTCTCCACCGCGTCCACACTGAGGGAGATTCCCAACCCGCTGGCAATGCTGGCATACAGTTGCGCCCAGGTCGTGCTGCCCTCCGTCACACTGATGGCCGCCGCCCGCTGCCACCAGAAATATCTCTCATCCACCAACGTCAGTAGATGAAGTTGTTCCTGTCCAGCAATCTGGGCCAGAGGCCGTGGGGGCAGCATGAAGAGACTGGTTTGCACCACCCCGCCCGCGCCGTCATCCATCTTCAGCGTCAGCGCGTTGTAGGTGCCACCCAGATAAGCCAGCGCACGAATGCTGGTCAGTTCAGTCGAAGTGCAGAGGAAATGCCCAACGGCCCAGCGCGAGGCCCCCGTGGGCCAGTAGAGATGACCAATCTGAATGGGACGGGTGGGAATGCGCTGGTGCTGCTGCCCCGTGCGTGAGGATGGCCAGAAGGGTTGCGCCATCTCCACCACATCACTGGTGCTAATGGTGCTCTCTATCCAGTGAACCACCTCGGGATTCACCGCCGCCAGGGCAATACCGCCATAGGTCAGCATGCCCCGACAGTAAAAGAAACCGCCATCTCAGAACAACTGCGCAAAAGTAGACAGTCGCATTTTGCGCAGTTGTCCTGAGATAAACAGTATCCCCTCACCTCACACCACCGGCGTGCCGCTCGCCCCCAGCAGGGCGTTGCCGACCAGGTCTGTCACGGTGCCCGGCGTGTAATCCAGGGTCACCGTCTCGTTGCTGGTCACCGTGCGACTGAGCAGGTAGGTCAGGCGACTGCTCCCCTCACCGCTGTCGTAGGTCAGGGAGACGACACCACCCGAAGCGTTCAGGGTAAAGCCGTCGTGGCCGTTGACGGGCTCCGACAGGGTGACCGCTAGGATATTGCCCGTGACACCGATGCTGGCCCCCGTCACCGACGGCGGCACTGCCTCAGGAGAGAGGACCGCGGTCAGGACAGTTTTGTTGCCCACCGTCATTTCGGTGTGCTGCTCGTGGACTAACTGACCGTTGTTGAGGGCGGCGAGAATTTCAGAGAAGGTCATTGGATACTCCACAGATTAACTACATGGTGTAGTAGACAGTTATGCGAACATGCTGGACTCTGGCTATTCCTGAGGTGGTTGGGCACTGGGCGGCAATCGCTACCCCGAAGTTGGGGTCATTGATGTCGTCTCGCGTCCAGGTTTCCCCCCACAGATCCGTGGCACCGCCGTATTGGCTGTAACTGTCGCTGGTCGGCCAGAAAGCACCACTGGCCTTGTTGACGGCACCGATTACCCCGCCCTTGACAATTCTGATGTCTCTATCAACTATCCTGTTGGCCCCACTCCATTTCGATACCTCAACCTTGATTCCGACGATGGTAGTACCGGACAAAAAAGAGAAGAAGAAATTGGATGCAATGATGTAAGGTGTGTAGTTACCAGCAGTTACGCTCACCGTAGCCGCGTTACTGTCCGCGACTCTGATGTTGTCCAGGGTGGCCCAACTCAAGGCGCTGCCGTTGGAACTGTCCTGCGCAGCAGTGCCTGGATTATTTGGCCCTTCGCTGGCGGGCACCTGCTCCGAGTTGTTCGTCACCGCGAAGTCAGTGACCGCTTCCAGCGCGTTCCCCGACAGATCTTCCACGTCGCCCATCGCGTAATCCCCCGTTGCTGTCTCCGTGTCGTAGATCACCCGGTCAATGGCGAACACCAGGGTGTCGGTGCCGTCGCCATTGCTGTAGGTGAGTCCCGCTGCACCGCCACTCGGATCCAGCGTAAAGCCAGCGTGCCCATTGACCGCCTCCGACAGGACGATGGTCAGCGTCTCGCCGTCGCTGCCGATGGTCGCAGACTGAATCGTCGGCGCGGTGCTATCTCCCGCTCCAGAAGAACCAGCACCTAGTAGAAGTAAACTCATGAGGATGAGCTTAGACCAGAGTATAGTTGATGACCCCCGCCACAGTTACCGCGGCGGAGAGAGTTAGGTCCAGGGCTTCCCCTACGTCTGTCTCAAACCAACCTAGAGGATTGTAGGGCATACAGAATCCGCCGTTAGCTGAGATCGCCATAGCGCCAGTCAGAGCATCCCCGCTGCCAGTACCAGCCCCAGAAGTCTTGAAGGTGATAGTCGTAGCCCCAGAGGCGAGTAGAAGGGCTGACAGCACCCGAATAGCTTTACCAGAGGTGGCAGCAATTACCTGATTACCCCCATTAGTACTGGCAGAAACTACTGCGTCCTGTACTCCC